CCAATGGCATTTAGCAGCAAGACCAAGAGCGAAGTCTGCGGTAGAAGCGTGGAAACGATTACAACCAGCATCTCTCAACAATCCACGGAAAATAGCATCAGATTCGTCACGGGTAAATAGTCCGAAGCCCTTATTACCATATAACGCATCGTGAACTACGCCAGCAAGATTATACAAATCGTTTTTCTCGTCCCAGGATTTCAAAAACCATCTGAAAATTCTTGGAACAGAAAGACCATCGCATTTAAAACCTTTGGCGAATGAAAATTTTACATATTTTCTTTCACCACGGTAATCAAGCATTAAGATTATTGATGCATCATTCTTTAAAGTATGTAAATCACCTTTGGTAGTCCAGTTGAATTTTTCGGCTGTTTCGCCTTTTACACTAACTGACATGATTTTACTCCTTAAAACAAGAACACAATCATATCATCAACATCACAAATTTAGTTTACTATATATTTATGAGTTTTGTTAGGTATTTTCTTGTGCGGTATAGAAAAATTCTTCAGGTGTCGCATAAGTAATGGCATCTGCTGAATCCAACATATCTTCATATTTCTTTAATCTTTCTTCTGTTAAGAAAGCATCAGTTTCTATGGTCTTTAGAACAAGTTTAGCTTCTCTAAATGAACCTGTTTGAACAAGTGAAATAACTGCCATTAGTTTTTGTGCGATTTCCAATGGAGTAACAGTTTGGAAATCAGTAAAGATACATTCTTCACGGAATAATGAAATGAAATCACTACCTACAGAAATGTTATAATTAACTTCGCCTGCTACACCATCTATTGCATTTATTTTATCTACATTTTGATTTAATTCTCGTTTAAATCTATCTAAAGAAACAAGTTTTCTTTCTTCTTCAGGTTTAGAAACTTCTATGAAATCATAAACTTTATGATTTTCGTAATCTTCTATGATATATGGTGCTTCTTTAGTCCACCAATCTTTATTCATATAAACTACTTTACCATCTACTTCTACAATTCTGCTTACATATTTCATACCAATTTCCTCAGTGAAGATACAATCATCTTCTAATATTCCTGATTTGTTTAACATTTCTTTGGCAAATTTCATATTATCAAATCTGCCAATGAATTTAAAATTTCCTTTATTTAGAACATAAATCATTTTAAGCTCCCATCAAAACTTCATACTTGTGGTCAGTACTTAATGTTATTCCATTTAAATCTGTTGAAGTTCCATACATTTCATCAAAATAACTACTACGATTAAATGATGATAGTTTAGCTTTCATATTGTCTGTTTCATCTGTCACTGGACTATTTTGTTTGTTTACAAAATACTTAGTTTCTCCAATGCTCGTTACTTTGTAAAATCCCTTACCTTGCCATCCCTCAGAACCAGCATCATACCAAATGTCATCAGTAGCAAAATAAATATCATCTACTGATACTGTACTTATATTTGGAGCAGAAGTAATTTCAGCTTTAATTGTCATTTGTGTATTACAACTATAAAATCTATTTTTTACAAAAATACTGCCAGTTGTATTTCCAGTATATTTAAATATAGTACCTTCTTGTGGTTCTGAAGAAATAATGTTAGTATAATTACTTTGTTCAGATACCAAAATTGCATCACCAGATTTTACAAATGCACCCGTAATACCAAGTTCACTTGCTGGACCACTATAATAACCTACTTCTCCATTATTTGCTGCAAGCATCCAAATATCTTTATCTGTAATTTCGCCTCTATAAGTAAATGCTAATTTACATTTATAAATGTGATTTGTTTCAAATTTGTTTGATGCTCCAGTGTATTTAGCATAATGATTAAGAGAATTAACAGATAACATATCAGTTTCACTCGGTTTAAAACCATCATAAGTTAATGACGATACATTATAAGGGTCATTAGGAACATTTATATTTGCAGTTGTATATCCTACAATACCAAGAATACCACCATTTCTGTAATAATAATGATTGTTATTATTTGCGTGTTTTATTTTAATAAAGTATTTTTCAAATCGTTTTAACGAAAAGGTACCAGTATCTAAACCAGTCAAATCTATTGTAACATAATTATATGTTATACCACCTATTTCTTTTGTTGTAATAGATGGTGTATTTGAATACAGTATTTTTTTATAAACACATATACCACTTTCATGTATAACATAAATTTCAGTATTACCAGTACCAACAAATGTAGTAGCGACTTGTAAAGTCTTAATCTCTACAGGTGTGGGTGATGTATTTTGACTGACAACCATCCAAACATCATTTGTAGAATTATCTTCAGTTAGTGTATATGGTATAACTATATTATTTTGTGTTGCAACTGAACCAGTATCAAGAAAAGAACCACCTGCTTTTGAATAAACTCTACAACCAGCATACGAAAATTCACCTTTAGTGTTATCGTATCTAGTATCAGATATACTTTCCGTTTGTTTGTACTTATTAATTAAATCGGTTATAGAAACTTCATTCTTATTAGTGACAGTTTGGTTTGTTATACGATAAGAAGGTAATACATCATTAACAATATATGAAAAATCTGTATAATGGTCTAAACTACTTGTAACATCTACACCATTCTTCATTACCTGAACTGAAAATTTTTGTGTATTGCTATCACCATCTATAATAAGTGTACAAGTGCTATCATAAGGAACATACCCTTCTTTTTCCCAAATGAGTGTAGTTCCGAAATATATCTTGGCAACTGGAATGTTACCGAAATACATTTCAGGAATATGTTTATTTCCAAATAAGAATTTATCTAACATTCACTAACTCTCTAATATAATATGTAAGATACCATCATCTGTTAGTCCGTCGGTAGTATTAGCAGTTACGGCAGGAATTAAGAAACCAACTTGATTGCCATTGTGTTGAACTTGAACTAACTGGTCATTAGTTGTATTTGGGCTGATGTTAATTTGTGTAGTATGACTGTTCGCATCATCTACCTTCAATGCCAACGGTCCGCTACTTCCAAGTCCGATACGTCCATTTCCATTAACATTTTCTCTAGTAATCTTTAAGAACTGCGTGTCAAAGTTACCTCCTCCGCTTACAACAAGCTCGCCAGATACTGTTCCACCAGATAATGGAAGATAAGCACTTAGACCAATATCACTCCAACCTGTTGTAGTTAAAGCATATTGTTTTGTCCCAGTAATTGTATTAGATGAACTTGTTACAAATGTGGCAGAATCAGTTTCATATTTAGCAGTAGTTAGATAATTACTCATATCTTCTTTCTTTTGGTATCTACCATCGGCTTCAGTCTTTGAATAGTAGTTTGAGGATAATGGCATCCAACCTGTTGTAGTACCTGGGCCAGTTAATGTTGAATAAATTAAATAATTATTATTTAAAACAGTTTGTGTTGTATCTGGTTTGGTTACAAATGTTGCAGAATCATTGGCATATTGTGCAGTTCCTAATTTTGCTGAAACTTCATCCCATCTAGCACTAGCAGCCGTTAATGTATTAACATTAGTTGTGATACTTATTGGTGCATAATCTTCATCAGCACTAGATTTTGTTAGGAATGTTCCACTAACATCACTAAATGCAGTGGTATCTAGTTTACTAGAAACTGATGTTATAGCATTATACGCGGTTTGTGATAAACCTAGTTTACTATTATCCGCATTACCTTGTCCAGTTAATGTTTCATCGTGTATAACTTGTGTCATTCCACCACCTGGAAGAGTTAATACCTTCCAACCGGTAGTAGTCATTACATAATTTGTATCTTGTGTAGTTACATTACTACTTGTAACATACTTAGCAAATTCAGTAGATAACTCACCTGCACCACTGGTTTCGGATTTTGTGTAATAGTTTGTTAGTGATTGGTGAGCAGTCAACCATTTTCCTGCTGCACTATATGCAGTCAAAACATTATAAGATGCTTCCCAATTACCACTTGCATTAGCATAAATGGATTTATCCAATTTACCAGTTATATCATTAGCAACAAGATAGTTACCTGTTGGTTGATAAGTTGTACTAGCTTCACTTTTTGTTAAGTAGTCTTCCATATCAGTTTTAGTTTGATATATAGTAGAAGCTACACTAGAATCCAATTTCGCAGAAACTTCGTTCCAACTTGCACTAGCACCTGTCAAGTTGTTTACAGTAGCTGTAATTGTCTTTGGAGCATAATCATTGTCGGCACTTGTCTTTGTTAGGAATGTAGCACTATCACTAGCATAAGTAGCTTTTTCTAAATATGTTTGTTCAGCTGCAGTAGTATCTAATTTATCACTTACTTTATCCCAATTACCACTTGAAGATTTTAATGTATTTACGTCACCAGTAACACTATTTGGAGCATATAAAGTATCTGCACTTGTTTTTGTTAATTTAGAACTTACTGCTTCAATTTGTTCTTTATATGCTTGTGCAATACCAACATTCCATTGTGAAGTTACTGAACTATCTTTTGTAGCAACAATACCATCATAACCACTTAATGTTGTATCAGTAACAGTTGGTTGAGCAGTTAATTCCAAAGTCCATTTTATATTATTACCATCTTCTGCAGATGCAGCGAGAATGTTACTATCACCTACTAAAACTGTTCCCTTAATAGAACTTACACTAGAAATAGCTGATAATTGTTCTTGTGTTAAATTATCTTGTTTACTTCCAAAGGCTGTTTCTAATGCTTCTTTACTACTTGTTTCTGTTTTCTTGTAGTACAAAGAAAAATCACCACTAACTGCTTTCAAAGCATCTATATCAGCCGTTGTAGATAAAGGAGCATATAATGTATCAGCACTAGATTTTGTTAAATAAGTTTGACTTGCGTGTTGTGTAGTTTCATAACTAGCCATTCCGGCCGTAGTTTGATAATTAGCACTATCTGTTAAATCAGATACTTTAGTTGGTATTGGTTGATTTAATTTTTCAACGGCTTCAGTTGTTAAACTAATTGTATTATTGGTGTTATTAACACTAACATATCCTTCACCAGTATAAGTTTTACCTTCTCCACCACCTCCTCCAGCAGTACGAACTGCAGAAAGTGTCAATGATAGATTTTCCACTTCTTCATTTGTTAATGAAACCGGATAATTTGTAACTAATTTATTTAAATTTCCCTTATTCATATCTATCTTCACCCTCTGCTAATGATTTAAGTAACCAAGTTTTAATTCCTTCTAAACCAGGTATTTCTATCGTTTCAATAACTTTAATAGCTGATTGGAACATTCCATATTCAATATAAGGAAGAACACCCATATATTTAGCGAAATCAGTACCATCAAAAGAATCAAGTTGTTTAATGAAATCGTTAATAATTATGCGACCAATGTACTGGTTCCACTCTAAACCTGATAGCCTTACAGGATATGTAGCATTATAGATTATTCTATTTGCTTCTTCCGAAGTATCTTTCTCTAACTGATATTTGTTATATGATTTTACCATAATTTAATTTCCTGTAACTATTTTAACATTTCTAATAGCAAAATATGGGCGACCAGCAGCATGTGCTTCTACAATACCCTGTGAAGTATATGGGTCTGATGTAGAAGAAGGTGGGTAACTATTATATTGCCAACTGAATCCCATTTGGTTAAAATTTAAGTTTGGTGAATAACCATCTAAACCTTCATATAATGAAGCGTGAATACAGTTAACATTCGTAATAGTAATACCTGGTTTCAAGTTATTAACCTGTGTATTATAACCTGGTGCACCAAACAATGTTATACCATTTGTATCACCGGCTTTATAAGATAAGTAAATGGTAGCATAATAGAAACAACCAGGTTTCATTTCGTGGGTTGTTTTTGTACCTAAGTTCTTAACATCATATTCAGCATAACCCTGTTGTAATTCAATTATACCAGTATCGCACAATGCTTCTGTTTTACCGACTTGTTGTGTATCTGGATTTACATAGTCAGGCTGGTATTCATAGATGCCAAGAATTACTTTTTTATTATCACCTGACCATTGTTTAGTGTATATACCAATTTTAGTCTTGTAGTCATTATTTGAACCAGCATAGATTTTGTGTGTAATAGGGCAAGTGAACAAATAACCAATTAACATACCACCATTACTTGGTGCATATTGTGTCTGATTTGCTACTTGTAAATCAGCAATAGTAATCATAGCAGGTGGATAGTTGTCAGTAATCTTTGTATCAAGTGATTCTTGTAATTCTTGTACAATTTCAACAACTTCATTAACATCACTATCAATAGTTACTGCTTGTACACCTTGAGAATCATCAAATTTTAATCCTTTACCAAGTTTAACTTGTATAGCATTACTTTCATTAAACTCTAAACCATTACCTATTTTAGCTGCAATAGTATCGTTTCCAATACTAATACCATTACCAGCTTGATAATTGCCGGCACCACCTTCAATTTGTGAAGGCATACTTACAATTTCGTGAATGTTCAAATTAGAGATAGCAAATGTTTCATTTGTCTTAAAGTTTTCTACACTGATTTCTATTGGAGTATCATCAGTTGTAATTCTTATGTCAAATGATAAATCAACAGTTTCTGTATGAGCATAAGAACCATCTATCATTTGAGTAATTGTAGCGACAGTAGGTATTGATTTAACAATTACATCATAATAATTATTATCTGCAGTTGTTACATTGAAATTAGTTTGTGCATCAATGTGATAGAATCCTTTCTTTAACAAAATTTTGTCATTTGTCAATGTAATCTTTGTAGGATTTACATTCAAATCTTCATTGTAACCATTAACTACTGCACTTGTAGTGAATACATTAGAAGATGTACTGAATTTGGCAAAACCAATTTCATTATAATTTTCCAAACCAACGATATATTGGTCTGAACTTTCATCATAATAAGCACTAACACCACTAATACCAGATATACCAGGAATAGTATTAACACCCAAATTATATTGAATGTTACCACTAGCATCAGTTGTGGCAGTAATGCCTACACTATCATCTGTTGATGTTAATGTGGTATTGTGTAAACCACTAACACTTATTTCATTATTATTTCCTGAAATGACAATGTTCTTACCAGCAGTGTATGTTGTATCATTATCTTCTAGCTTTACCCATTTGATAGTATTACCATCATTTGTCAATCCATAAGTTTCATTCGCACTTATTGTACTTGTACTAGAAGTTACATAATTACCTTTTCGCTGATATGTATCTTCTGCTTCTGTTTTAGTCAAGTATGGTGTTAAATCTAATGATGTATCACCTATGCATTCCCAAGCAGTTGTTTGTTCAGCTGAAGTATAAATCCATTCACTATATTTGTCATTACCTGTTACACTAGAATTTTTAACAAGGTAAATTAACTTTGTTGAAGGGTTTTGTACATCTGGATGTCCTTCTCCTGAATTTGCAGTTGCGAAACCACCGAACTCTGGCATTTCCATCCATTCGTTATCTTTCAAGATAAGCATTTTACCAGATAATGAATCACCTGCAGAAGTAATGTATTTTCCACTTACATAGAACTGATGGTCATTTAATGCCAATCCTATGCCAGCAGTATATTTGTCATTTGCAAATGAACTTGTACCATAAGCGGTAATAGTATTGTTTTCACCATTAAACTTATTTTCTACAGTAGTAACTGCATTATCACTAGCTGCTTCAATAGCATCAGTCCAATCTTTACCACTAATTGTATGGTTTGTGATGTTAATGTTTTGACCAGCACTATAAGTTGTTACATCCCAATTTGCAGTAGCAGATGTGTAAACTACTTTTTCAAATTCGGCACTTACTACATCAATAGCACCGGATAAGAAAGAACTTGTTGTGTTCAATTCACCACTAAGGTTATTTACTTTACTACTCAATGCTGTTAAGTCAGCAGAATTTGCTTTTGACGATACTTCATTCCAGTTAGCAGAATGTGAAGTAACTTCGTCTGAAGCTGCATCCCATTTAGCACTATTAGTGTTTACATTATTATAAACAGAATCCCAATTAGATGAATTTGTCTTTAAATTGCCAACATCATTTTCAATACTTTTTACATATTCATCATAATTAGCTGACCAAGCGGTGAAGTCATTTTTATCTAACTTTGAAGATACTTCATTCCATTTACCACTTGTTTCACTAATCAAATCAAGTGCATTTGCGGAAAGATAATCACCTTTCTTTTGATAATTTTCATCTACCCAAGACGAAAGAGCATAGGCAGACATTGCTGATTTGTCTTGTTTTTTAGGTAATTCACCATTAACGAAATCTTTATACTCATCAAATACAGTTTTATCTAATTTATTTGTATTTAAAGTAGAACTGGCAGTATTTAATTCATCCTTTGTTGCTAAACCAATGATGTCATCTTCTTTCAACCAATCAGCAGAATTGGCAGTTAATGTAGTATAACCGTCATTCCATTTTGCTGAATTAGATACAACAACATCACTAGCATTTTCCCATTTGGCACTTGGGATAACTTGGTGAGCAGTCAAATAATGCTGAGCATCGGTCCAAGCAGTAGCAGCAGTATATGAATTAGCACTAGCTTCTTTAATTGTTGGGAGCCAGTCACTGCTAGGTGGCAAAATGAGTTCTTCCCATTTATTATCTTTCAATACAAGTTGTTTACCAGCAGAAGCAGGGTCTGCAGAAGTCAAATACTTACCACTAACTGATATAATATCGTTTTCAATTTTTATACCAGAACCAGCGCTATAAACTTTACCGACTTGTAATGGTTGTCTTACACCATTTTCGTCATAATAATAAAGCTCACTATCGTAATAAGTATTGTGCTTTTGAACTGCCATTTATAAACCTCTTAAACAATATATTTTACAATATATTTATGACTTTAAATGAATATGAACTCATTAAATGCTAAATAGAGTTTATATTGTATATTATAACTTTAGTCTAAAGTATCAAGCAATTCATTTAATTTCCAATTTTTCTTATGATGATTATTTAACCAATTTCCTGTTTAAAATATGGTAATGCTAATTTGGCTAATTTAGATGGGCATTTATTATCTGTAAATTCAATATAATTACTATAATCTTTTCCTAAAAATGTAGTATCTTTATTAGTATTTAAATATATGAATTTATAATTTCTTATTAAACATTCTTCTTTAATTTCATTGACTAATTCTATTGTATCTATTTTTGGTTTTGATGACATCAAATAAAAAATTAAATTATTTTTATCAATTCTTTCGGAACGTCTCAACCAATTAGATTCAGTCAAATTTTTATCTTTATAATGGATAAAATAACTTTTAGCTCCATTTTCTAATTGAACTGCATAAGAATTTTTACTATTTTTTCAGGTATATATTGGTTACTTGCCGAAACTAAATTTATGTTCTGAAAATTTAAATCTTTTGCATCCTTAACTATTTTCAATATGTCATATAAAAAAGTTTGTGACCAAATAAAAGGACTTGTATATTTAAGCCCCAATAAATTATATGTATATGCACCCAAACAATTATTACTTATAATAGTCATTTTTTATAAATTCATTAAATTTAGAATCCCTATATCTAATTTTAGATATTTTATCACTAACATAATTCAAATTATTGTATTTAAAATTCCATTCTTCTGGTCCTTTATATCTACAATGCAATAATCTTACAAATTCAGTTGTATGATATAAATTTGTTGAATAATTTTTTACAATCTTTTCGCCATCTGAAAGTAAAGCACCAAAAGGTTGTTTAGAATGTAATGGAACATGACCGCCAGATGGATTTTCCCAAGTTTCTTGATAATGTATAATGCCATCTCGTTTTACAAAAGTTTTAACACCAAAATCACCAAAAGAAAATAGATTTGCAATTTTATAGTTTTCTTCAGTACAATATTCAAATATATTTCTACCATTTCTTTTTTCTTTAAAATCTTTTGGAAATAAATGCTTCCATCTTATAGCAAATAAATGTAAATCTTTATGGATTGTTGAATAAAATTTTAATAAATCTTGAACAGATTTGAAGTTATTTTCAAAATCAAGATATTCGTCATCATCTATTGGTATTATCCAATCAGCATTAGACTTTTCATTTATATAAGTATCATATAAAACATATTGTCTGGCATAATCTTTAACATTTTCATAAGTTATCCTATCATCATTTTTTATTATTTCTGGTATATCTATATAACTTTCATTATCTATTATATGTAATCTATCAAATTTACATTTATTTAAATGCCAATCAATCCAAAACTTCAAATCATCAGAATTAAAATGTTTTGTCAATAATAATGCTTCTACAATCATAATTCAAATTTAGATTTTTTATTAAATATTTTATCAAGTCTATTAATTATATATTGCATATTTTTATCATTATTTACATAAGCATCATTAAAACAAATAACATCACTTTTATCAAATATATTATCTATTTCATCTATTGTTGTATCATCTTTTATTCTTATACAACCATTAGTATTTAATTCCGAATAATTTATTGTAATGTTTTTATAAATTTGATACATTTCAAATAAATACCAATTTACATCAGTTAATTTTCTAATTCTTGAATCAATTAAATTTAGATATATTTTATTTTTTAGTAAAGACCAGACTTCATTCATAACTGATTTTAATAATGGACTAGGTAAGTGCCAATTTTTATACATTTCTTTTGTATTACATAATTCTTGAAATATTTTTATTGAAGATTTATGACAACCATATAATTTTTCAAATTCAGCTTCATTGATATTTTGGATTTTTAATACTGGTCTATTATTTCTAAAATAATTTGTTGCTTTCTGTTGTTTTAAAAATATTATATCATCATTTGTAATAATAAATTGTTCAGATAAATCTTTTATTTCATTAAAAAACATTTCTATTACATTTGAATTAAAAGTTGGCAAAAATAATTGTGGAATATAATCTTTATGATATACGATTTTTACATTATTTGTATTCAACCATTCTGGTATTTGTGATTTCATTTGAACCACAATGAATACATTTTCTATAAATTGCATATTTTCATCTATACTTCTAAATAGATATTTTAATAAACCATTATCTCTATACTGATTAATAGAAAAACTAGGTATAGTAAATGATTTATTATACCTAATTTTCCATTCTTCATCATTACAATTTACATAAGGAAATATTATATCCATTACGAGCCTGAGCTTGGTGTAGGCACTGCATCTACATGTGTATATCCATCTGCAACATTACCAAATACTCTTACTTGTATATATCTTTCTTTATCAAAGAATTCTGGATGTTCAGTACCTTCTATGGTTATAAAATGTGGATAAACCCAATCAATACTTTGTGTAATTGGAATATTCTCTTCATCTGTACCATAATAATTATATAACATAATATGTACTTTAACATCTTGTCCAGCAACCTCTAATATAAAATTAGTTGCTTCATTTTCCGATTCTTTATCTATATAAACAATAATAACTAAATATTGAGCTTGTCCTATATCTTCATCAGTTACTCTTTCATCAAATTGTATTTTTACAACTGAATTATTATTAACATGTTGTTCTGGTGTTATACCCCCAGATATACTGGCTTTGTTAAGTATTCTTTCTTCATAAGTCATTCCCTTTTGAGCATTAGACCAAACAACAGTATCAGAACTATTAACAGTTAATACTTGATTACGATGTTGATCTGAACCTACAGGTGGCAATTTATCACCAACAACTTCTGATAATAATTTCTTACCGCCAGGTGTTTGTTCATCAAGGCCATCAACGATTAAATAACCATCTTGACCAGCGAAATCATCGTATTCTTTAATTGCTTTACTTTCCATTTTTTTTTTATTATCTCCTTTATTTTAAATTATTCTCCGACTGTTATTGTATTACCATTAACTGTTGGTTGAATGCCATTAACTGTGAAACCATCACTGCCTTGTGCAGCTTCCAATGCAGCTATTCTATCTTCCAAGCTCTTAATGTAAGTATAGAGTGGAGTCAAATCAGCTATACCATTTGTAACAAACGAAGTTGTACTATTGTCTGCAGAAGTAATTATTACATCAGTAACAACATACCCGGCAGAAGTTTGAAGATTTGTAGCACTAGCTACCCCATTCCAATCTACAACAAAAGCATCTGAGCGAGCATTTTCGGTTGTACCATTACCAACAACGAACAAAGGATTGTCTGTTCGTGTTTTTATGTTGTATCTACCAACAACTGTTTCGCTAATAGTTTTAGCAATAGTGTATGCACCAGCTGCATGAGAATAATTACCTTCTGCAGTAGTACCAATACCCTCAGCGTGAGAGTAAGCACCTTTAGCTTGTGTAAGATAACCTTCAGCATGGGATGCTTGTGATGCGGCTGTAGTATGAAAACCTTCAGCTTGAGATTCATTAGAAACAGCTATACAAGAATCACCACAAGCAAATGAATTATCACCATTTGCAGTACAAGCAGAACCAAAAGCAACAGCATTTGTTCCATTCGTAATACATCTTGTACCAAATATAAATGATAATGAGCGACTTGCAGTATTTGCATTACCAAAAACAAATGATAAATCTTTAGTTACACTATTACCAATACCAAATGCTACTGCATATCCACTATTCGGACCTCTAACATTATTTAATTTTCCATAAGCAAAAGCATTATATGCTGTATTAGCAGAACCAATAGCAACACCAGCTTGGTCTCCAGTAACAGTATTATTTAAACCAAAAGCAAAGGCATAAGTATTAGCAGAGTTTCCCTGTCCACCAGCTATTGAAAATTCAGTAGCACTATTTTGATTACCAAATGTTAATGAATAGTTACCGGCAGATGTATTATCACCTAATGCTACACCATTAGTTCCAAAAGCATTATTATCTTTACCAATAGCAACAGACCAATGTTGTGTAGCCTTATTTCTTAAACCAACTGCGAATGATTCACTTCCAGTTGCCGAATTAGAATTACCTAAAGCAATACTATGGTCTCCAGTAGATTTGTTGCTATTACCCATAGCAATAGAACGTGGTCCTGATGCTGTATTAGCATTACCAGCACCAAATGAATGTGAACCATTTACAGTATTAGTTTGTCCTAAAGCAACAGAATATGTACCATTAGCAGAGTTATCCCAACCATAAGCAAATGATGTTGTAGCCAAATTTCCTACACCCAAGGCAACCGCATTATTATCAGCAGTATTACTATAACCAATGGCTACTGAATTTTGTGTACAAGCTATATTTGAATTACCAATAGCAACAGATTTTAATTCGGCTTTATTATTTTGTCCTACTGTTAATGAGTATTTCCAAGCACTATTACTTGTACCTTGTGCCAAAGAATTATTATATGCTGTATTAACAGAACCTTGTGCTAATGAAATATCAGTTGCTTTATTAGTTGAACCCTGTGCGAATGAATTATCGCTAGCTGTATTACTAATACCCTGAGCAAATGATTTATTTTCAGCAGAAATACTTTGACCCTGACCTAATGAACCTGAATTAGCAGTGACAGAGCCACCTTGTGCAAATGAATAATCTTTAGCAAATGAACCAGCACCCTGTGCTAATGACATAGCACTAGCATAAGTTCCACCACCCTGGGCATTAGAACAGTTAATAGCTGTACTTTCACCACCCTGTGCTACTGAACACATAATAGAAGAACAACCACCACCTTGAGCAATAGAAGTACTTCTAGCTGTATTATTACTACCTTGTGTAAATGAGTTTGATTCCGAAGTATTAGCACTACCTATTGTACATTCACTGGCACTCAATGGAACATAATTATCTTCAACCCAAACTTTAGCTTCATCTAAAGCATATCCACTAGCTTCTTCAATGACTTCTGTCCAGTCGGATTCTGTTTCCCAAATACCTGAATTGGTTAAAACAGTATTATAAACATCATTCCAATCGTCAGCACTAATAGGCTGATGTTCGGTTAAATAACCTTGATTTTCTACCCATTCTTGTGTAGCATATTCATCAAGATTTTGGTGAGCTGTCAAGAAATTTCCACTAACAGTACTAAATGATGTAGTGTCTAATTTTCCAGTTATATCTTCATCAACAAGATAATCTCCTTTTTCTTGATATAAACTATCACCTTGTTCTTTCGTTAAAAACGAACTTGTTTTATCACCAACAAGTTCACTCAATTTTTTATCACTTCTACAAACTACACCGTTATCATATAAGACAGTATAACCATCATCAGTCGGAGGTAGTTTGTCAAAAGGAACTGCACTTAATTCTGCCATATTAAATCCTCAACGCAACACCATTAAAACTAATTATATCACTATTTTCATTAGACAATACATTAACATATTCGGTTGGTTCAGGTTCACTATCATCATAAATGAAGCCAACACACGAAACTTTAACTTTTGAAGTTAAACATTCTCCTGTAGGAATAAATTTATATTGGTTACCTGGTGCATCATTCATAAAATTATAGCACAAATTATGAGTTTCATTTGTCTTATAACCTTCTATGATATGATTAGCTGATACACCATTTACAGACATTGTTCCACTATAAACAAAATCTACACAGGGATTTTGTGGTGGATTTACATTATAAGTATAAGAAACATTAAAAAACTTTACAGCACTATTTGCACTTAATGTATTACCATTCCAAGTAAAGTATGGACTTGGATTCGTGTCAGAGAAATAAACAGCACGATTTAATAAATCCTGATTAACACCAAGTGGCTTAAATACACCATCACCTGATAATGTTTTATCGTGATTTACTTGGTCTATCGCAATTATTTTTCCACCACTTACTAGCATTTAAAAACCTCTCTACTACTATTTATGACTTTCTGCGAAGTTTAGATAAAATCTTCGTTCATCTCTTTTAGTTTTTCGTCTAGTTTCTTGTGTTTGAAACCAGGAATACAATCGTCATAAATGTGGTTAATGAAACGATTAAAACCAGTCAAGATAAAACCAGTATCTCTATGATACTTTCCTTCGTGCCACCAATTTATTCTCCATATAGGATTTGCGGAAAATTCCAACTCGCCAAAAATGGCAGTGTCATTCAGACCCACCATATACCAATTATGGTATTCGTCATTTCCCGAGTATCGTTCGCCACCTAGAATACATTTAAATCCTAGTTTCTTCAGTTTCTCCAGGATTTCCTGTTCTATTTCGGGATTGTTCATTTTTGTATTCCTCCCAAAATCGGTCAAATTCTTCTATCTGTTTGGCTAATTCGTCTTTATTGGCAGTCCCATATTTCGCAGATATACTTGTTGCCAAAAACTCCTGCCATTTATCTCTCAATTCGTTTATATCCATAGTATATTTATGGAATGCGAAAGCTGCCCAGGAAACACCCCAGGCAGCTCGGTTTATAGGTTGTTAGTATGTTTACCCAACCAAGGATTTTCTGTCTTCTCTGGTCAGTAAGCGTTGATTACTGGAACCTCTAAATGCTAAGGTCAAATCTTTCTTTTCTAAAATGAAAGGTCCGTCCACCAAAATGTCAACTGCGTCTAGTATCTCGTTTGTAACATTTTCTAAACATTTCTTACCGCCATTTACCAAGTCCTTTTCGTAAACATATCCTGTAAACATCCACAATGTTTTGTCAGGACATTCTTCCTTAAACTTCTTAATAAATGACAATAATGCAGTTTGATTTTCTTCTTCCATTGGTTCACCACCAAGAATAGTTAGACCTGAAATGAAAGATTTTTTACAAGCTTCAATAATTTCATTCTCCTGAATTGGAGTAAATTCTTCGCCATAATCAAAGTCCCAAGTTGCTTCATTGAAACAACCTTTACAATGGTTGCGACAGCCACTTACATACAAACTAACTCTGACGCCCTGACCATTTGAAGAGTCAATAAGCTTTATATTTCCGTATTTCATATTATTTCCTCTTAAAACTATCTAAATAGGTTTTACCATATTTATTTTTGATATAATCTTCATAGATTTTTGTATTTGTAATAATTTTTACATTATTCTTAATCATACACTGATGTTTTGCTTCATATTTAGCATCTTGTGTTCTATCAAATGGATTTATCATAGTTTCTTTTATATCATAATTTTTAAAGAACTGTAATCCTTTAATTTCAATATATTCATTTTCTACTTTAAAATCTGGTATGTAATAATAAAGTTTATTTTCATACAAATACTCAAATTTAACATTTGGCTGATATTCAAAATCTATGTTATTATCTTTTAACCAAATATAGTAAGCAATTTCAGGTTTGGAATCAAAATTTATATTTTCATACTTATATTTTGTGGCTTGTTTTCGTCTAACTAATGGATTTTGCGATGACCATTCAACTCCAAATTTTTCTTTGTAATTTTTCTTAAATTTGGATTTAACCAATTCACTGGCGAATCCAATACCACCATTATTTTTTATATAATTTATTTTTGATTTTCTTTGTACTTCTTTAGAACTCATAGGCGAAATTCCGTCATAACGCTCTAAATTTGTTCGTTGAACTTTTTCTTTTAATACAGGGTTATTTAATGTATAACTTCCACCATATCGTTCAAGCATCGTTTGTTGTGCTTGTTCTTTATTATTGTAGTTTTTATCACCATATAATTTAAGACAAGTTTCTTGTCTTTTTAATTTAGAAATTTCTCTTTGTTCAGGTGTTTTATTTCTATTAGCCAATGAAATTTTAGCATTTATATCTTCCTGATGAAGTTTTCTGCTTGCTTGAACTTTTGCCGAAATTTTGTTTTGTATTTCTACTGGTCTATTTGCTATTGTATTTGATACAGAACAACTATGGCACAAATTATTAAAATTCTTGTAGCATCGTGAACCGTTTATTTACTACAGTGCCACAATTTCTACAAGAATATGTAACAAAATCTTTTCTTTTTAATTTATTTTTAATTACTGTATATTCTTCTATACAGTTAATGTTATTAACATCATATACCATTTCAATCTCCGTTTATTTAAAGACCAATTCCCGTTGGTCTAATTTTATTTATAAAAAGTTAGGTGGTCTGCGGGAACAGACCACCAATCGCGGATTGAAACACGACTGTCCTTTATTTGTTATAGATGTAATACACGGTCATGAATGTCGCCCATGCGTCCCTGGCTCATCGCATTCGCATTCCCAAGGTACCCACAGATTCTTCTAACAACATTCATTCGGTCAATGTTTTCATTTCCACATTGTTCACAATGCCAAATTAGTTTTCCATCTTCATTACGTATCATTCTAATTGTTCCCGTAGATCCGCAACAATGACACCAATCTAATTTGCAGTTTAGTTCTGCATACATTATGTTATCATAAATGTATTTAATAACACTAAGTACGGCTTCAACATTGTTTTCCATATTTGGAGTTTCAATGTAAGAAATAGCACCACCTGGAGAGAGTTTCTGTAATTCTGCTTCAATGTCAATCTTCTTGAAAGCATCAATCTTTTCAAAGACTGGTACGTGGTAGCTGTTGGTTACATAGTTTCTGTCTGTGATACCAGGAATAGTACCGAATCTACGCTGGAGACACTTAGCGAACTTTTCTGTTGTGTTTTCAATAGGTGTTCCATAAACAGAATAGTCAATCTTTTCTACAGTCTTCCAATCTCGGCACTTGTCATTCAACTTCTGCATAATCTTCTTGCCGAGTTCCATACCTTCATCATCGGTAATGGACTTGCCAATCAAAACCTTAACTGTTTCATAAAGACCAGCATAGCCAAGCGAAATAGTTGAGTAACCATTATAAAGTAATTTGTCAATGGTTTCACCCTTCTTCAAGCGAGCAAACGCACCATTCTGCCAAAGGATTGGGGCTACGTCGGACTTAACACCACGCAAGTGTTCGTGACGAAGTCTCAATGCTCTATGGCACAATTCCAAACGTTGTTCCAAAATCCACCAGAACTTTTCCAAATCACCCTTAGCACTGAGAGCAACATCTGGCAAGTTAATGGTAACAACACCCTGGTTAAATCTACCATAATACTTTGGCTTTTTTGTCTTAGGGTCACGATATGGAGTCAAGAATGAACGGCAACCCATACAAGGATAGCAATCGCCTTCTTCACCCTTCTTACTGACTTTAAGTTTCTTCATAACCTTTTCGGAAATGTAGTCAGGAACCATTCTCTTTGTTGTACATTCAGCAGCTAGTTTAGTCAAGTAATAATACTTGTCACCTTCGTGAATGTTATCTTCTTCAAGTACATACAAGAGTTTTGGGAATGGGTTAGCATAGTACTGTCCATTTTCGTTCTTAACACCTTTGATTCTCTGCTTGAGGATTTCTTCAATTACCAAAGCAAGATTTTCTTTTTCTTCTTCATTTTCTGCTTCATTCAAATACAAGCAAACAGAAACGAAAGGAGTTTGACCGTTAGTGGTCTGTAATGTGAGGATTTGATACTGGAGTGTCTGAACACCATCACGAATATCCTTCTTAACCAAGTCTTCAATCTGGGCATCGGTCAATGTTGGGTATTCTTTCTTGAAGTATTCTCTTGCTACATTGATAAATTTAGACAAATGAGATGCTGTGATAGTTTGTCCACCATACTGAGAACTTGCAACTTGTGCTACGATTTGAGAAGCGATGTTGCAAGCATTTCTAAATGTGTGTGGTTTGTCAATTTGGGTACCGGAAATGATAGTACCATTCTGTAACATATCATCCAAATTAATCAAGCAGCAGTTATGGATTGGCATAGCGAAGTAATCCATATCGTGAAAGTGAATAATACCTTCTTTGTGAGCATCATAAATGTCGCTTGGAATTAAATAACGCTGGGATATATCCTTAGAAACTTCACCAGCCATATAATCACGCATTGTGCTTACAATGTTAGGATTCTTATTAGCATTTTCCTGTTGGATGTCTTCGTTTTCACCATTCAACAATGACAATACTCGGTCATCAATAGTGTTCTTTCTTTCTTCAAGTGCCTTTTGATAACGGAATGTAATATATTCAGTAGCGACTTCGTATTTGCCAGCTTTCATAATTGCGGTTTCTACCATCTTTTGGATGTCTTTATATCCAATAGCAACAGGTGAAACCTTACAAGTATCTTCAATGGACTTGGCTATATCTTTGATTTCCTGAACAGTTAGTCTTTCGTCAATTCTAACTTTTTCATTCGCTCTTGATATAGCCTCTACGATATTCTGTCGGTTGAAAGTAACTTCCGAACCATTACGCTTTCTTATTTTCATATAACCTCTTTTTATAACCTACTTAATAAACTCAAATCAAATTTTTGTTTTTCTCTAAATTGGTATTAGTATTTATAATTTTACCAAATATAGAAAAAGGACCCACTTGCGAGGGTCCTTTCAATTTTTTATTAGTTTGTTTGAACTTATTATTCGTCTTCGCCGAAGAAGCGTGCAGCACGGTCCATAAAATCGTCTGCATATGTTGGCTTCTTTGGTGGTTCAGCAGGAGTTTCTGTTGGAGCTGCAGCTGGAGCTGGGTCCTGTGTCTGGGTAGCTGTATCTACATTACCCTTAATCTCCGTGTCTGGCGCAGTACGTGTGCGAATTCCATCATTGACATTTGGGTTTGTCTTTGGGCGAACCAATGGTCTCTGGGCACGTCCTGGAACGGTACGGGCAGGTCTATCGTTTCCACCATCTACTGGGGCATCAACAGGGCGACGGGTTGGTCTGCGTGGAGTATCGTCATCGCCATCTGCTCTACGAACTTCAAAACCATTGTCACGGGCTACTTGTTTAGCCTGGTCAAGTTTTGACATCTTACGAATAGTAAATCCATTTTCTTCTGCGGTACGAATAGCAGCACCCAACTTTTCGTCATCGTTCATTTCTCTACGAGGAGCGGGACGAGCAGCGCGGCGTGGTTCATAATCGTAATCTTCTTCACGATAAGAACGGGTTGGACGCTGAGCTGGACGACGTGGTTCGTCATCATAGTCATCTTCAACCTTACGGGAAGGACGAGCTGTTCTTCTTGGCTCATAATCTTCTTCGTCATATTCACGCTGACGGAGTGGCTTAAAGCGACGTGGTTGTTCGTCTTCTGCTACAGTATCACGAAATCGTGGTGCCTGACGAGCTGGACGATAATCATCGTTACCTTCTTTTTCCACTTCTCTACGGGTGCGGAAACGGTTCAAATCTCTTTCATCTCTATCTCTAGGTGGAAGGACTGTATAACCATTTCTTTCAACTGTTCTACGAGCAGTTCTTAATGTATCTCTATCTATCATATTATTTCACCTCACAAATTTGTTTTTGGTATGTTAAATTTAGAATAATAGTTTATGTATAATAAACATTTTTAAAAATTTTGAACTTAGTTATTGTGTCTGTCTAATTAGATTATGTATTATCCAACAGTAACGTGTTTTGAACCTAAAGCAAAATCAACATTATACTTATCACATATATTACCGATTTCAATTTCATCATCTCTTGTAATACCATCAGTATAAATTGTATCACCATCAGCAGATATACCAAAGTATTCTTCTAATTCGGCTAATGCTTTTTGTTTATTTGATAAACGAGCTTCATTTACTTTATTTTCTGTAATGGAGAAAGCATTACTTTCACGAGGTTTTACTGCTTGTGGGTAATTTGTTCTAGCATAGTTTACTACACTTTCGGCGACATTAAACCAAGAAGGTTCGCCATTGTCATATTCCTGCTTAATGAAGTCCTTAATATAAGTTCCTAATTCTTTAATCTTGTCGGTTTCAATTCGTTTGTCAAGATACTTAAAGACATTTTCTTTCCACTGAGTATATGTTTCTCCATCAGTCATTCCATCGTCTTTAGTTTCAGTTTCTGTACTTTCATATAAATCAGATACAGGTTCATCAGATAATTCTACATTATCAACTGGATATACAACAACTTCCTCAACAAGGTCCATATTTAAACGATTTTCAATCATTTCTTTAAGTTTTTGAATGGAAGATTTATGAGCAGGAGCTGTAGCATATTTAATTACACCATTTCCTTTATATGGAGTAATACGAATAGCGAACTTGCAAGTTGGTAAATCTCTTAACGAAGTTTCAACAAGGTTTTCATTCATATCTTCGTCAAAACTATCCTGTGGATAATCGGCAAAAGCTTGTAATTGTTCAGGAGTGTATTCTTCATCTTCTTCAACATTTGTCTTGTCAAAGAAGTCATCAAATTTTTCACAAATTGTATTAGCAGTATCTTCAATGGAAGCGTCATCATTAAAACCTTGTTCTATTTCGTCCTGGAAATAAAGGTCAATGTTTTTATATTTGGAACTTTTTGCCAAACAAGTATGATAAACTTCTTCCTGATACTGCATTAAAGAATAACCAGATTCTTTAAGGTATTGTTTGAATGTTGTGTTTTCGTTTATCATTAGTCCAATCTCCCATCTACATAAGCTTTACCTATGTTAATACCAATAGATTCAGCATAATCCAAAGCAGCTTGTTTAATGATACATTGAATGTCAATATCCTGGCTTAATACAGCACCCAATTCTCTCTCTTTGTATTTCTTTATGTATTCATTGGCAAATTTTTCAAAAAATACTTTGCGATAAACATCATCATATTTGTCAAGAACTTCGCCAAGTTTCTTATTGCGTTTGTCATATTTAACCCATGCCCAACCGCAACCACTACCAAAGAATTTATATCTCTTGCGACCAGGAATTAAATTACCTTCTAGGTCGGCATCACCAACAACAGATTGCATACCAAATGCTTTTGCCATTTGTTTATCAAGTTTTGGTTTAAGATTTTGAATTATATCTTTCTTAATTGAATTTGTAGATAATGCTTCTTTATTTTGTGTAGTTCTTTCACTAGAACCCTTCTTAATGAGTTCACTAGCTTCACCCTTTGTCAAGCCCTGATTACGGAAGTCTTTCTTGTAGATACAGAACAATGCCCACAACTGGCGGCTAGATGCTGGTTCGTCTGCATCTTCTTTTAGAACACGATAACCGTTATTTTTCAAAATTTCTTTAGCTTCTTTCAATAACATATAAACTCCTATTAGAGGGACTTGAACCATTCGGCAAAGGCTTTCTTGATTTCTCTTGAACCCTTGCGGTCAATCTTCTTGTTAAATTCTTCGGTAGCACGAACGATTTGTTCAGCTTTCTGTGGAGAAGTAACCTGGATGCCATTTACCATCTTGTCAGCATTGTTTTCAGCTTCTCTCTCAACATACAAGCCCAAAGATTCGTTCAATACCCATTCGGTAGTTCTTTGAACTGATTCGTACATAGCATCGCAATAAGCAACCTGGGCAGAAGGCATATAAACTGCGTCAATAGTAACCATGTGATAATCGTCAGCTACAATGTTACCTTCAAGAAGGTTACCGGTACCACGGGAAGAAACACCCATCTTACAACCACCTTCAAGCAATGCTTGGAGTTCCTTACCATTACGGGTATCAAGAACTAGAGCCTTACCCAAAGCCAAATTCTTATCCATAGCAAGTTCTGTAATACGAATTGCAGATGCTTTAGATTTGATTTCAGCATAATCAGGGTGGTCTAGTTCACCAAGAGCTTCGTGGGATTCAATCAACTGGTTGAAAAGTTTTACTTCTCTCTCAATGATTTTCTGTGGATAAATTCTACCGTTACGGTTTCTATCTTCTGCTTGTAAGAATGGACCTGAAATATACATGTGCTGTTTCTTCATTGTTCCAACACTTTCTTCAAGTACATTACAGTCTACTGGAGCAGAACATTGTTCGTTAAATAATTTCTTAAAATCTGCCATATTAAACCTCGTTTATTTTATATACTATTTATAACTTTTATGTTCTTTTTCCCAGCGTTCACGGAACTCCGCAGCGTGTTTCTCAATCCAATCTTTTATGGCTTCTTCACCCAAATCTCGGTTTGCTTTTTCACTTTCTAGCCATTTATATAACTCAATTTCTTTAATTTGGTCAGCCATATACTGTTTTAACTTTTCGTATTCTTCGTCTGACATAAAATCCTCCTGTTGCCCATATTTTATTTATTTGTCAGACCTAACTCCTCTTCAGTTACTACTTTAAAATGGTAATCATTCTTCCTGCACCATTCCTTAGCCATATCCCACTTTTCTTTGTTTTTCTTAAGGACATTACAATATTCTTGCCATCTTTCTATTCGTTTTTGGCTCAATTTGCCCTTTGCGGTTGTTGTAAGTTTTGGGAACATTATTTGCCCACATTCGTTTAATTGTGGAACTTGGGATTTTGGCTTAACTTCAATTAACCATTTCTCAATCTTACCATGCTTGTTCTTACAAGTGAACATAAAGTCTGTAATGTATTTGTGGGTCTTTCCATCAATTTGGGAATAATAAGGAATTTCTACAATTTCCGACCCCCATTCCAAAATGTTATTATTAAGGTCTAACCAATTAGCCATAATCTTTTCATAACTGGAACGGAAGGTAACAGGGTGGCCTTCTACTTTGCCATTGTAATTTAGACATTTTTCAGGATGTCTAGGCATAAAATCGCCCTTCAAATAGTTATTACTAAACATTGACATTAGAATTTACCTTCTTCAATCTCTTTAATTGTTTTTGTAATTTCGCCACAGGCCTTATACATCCATTTATCTTGACAATACTGGAAGAATATGTTGTATGTTTGCTGTGGAATTTCTTTACAATTCAAACAAATTTCAAGAACTTTATTTGGAACCTTTGCGAGCTTAAAATAACTCAAAAGAAGGACAAAAACCTTCATATAATCATCGTCAAACAGATTTTCATAAATTGCGAGGTCTACTGTTGCTTCGTCCTTGAAAACCAATATGACAGATTCATAAAGTTCTTTTGTGTGTAATTTTATCTCATTTTTTGTCATAATCTATTTATAGAGAAAAGGACCGATTTTACTCGGTCCTTTTGTTAATTTGTTATTGAATTTTGGGTTACATAGCTTCGCTAGTAATAACACCAGTATTTCTATCAATAGTAATCTTAACATCAATAAATTCAATAGCTTCAGCAGGTACGATACGAATAGCAACATTCATAATGTGTGGGTCTTCGTTATCTTGTGTAACACTCAAAGAGTATTGTTCCACACCTTCTGCAGCTTGAACTCGGTTCAAGAAAGCGTCAATAGAGTTTCTAGCAGCACTTCTTGTGTTAGCAGTATTCTGCTGGAACAAGTAAGGGAGCAACATATTTTCAAGAACCTTTTCAATGTAGTTCAAACATCTACGAACATTGATTCTGTTCAAAGCACTTTCTTTCTTCAAAGCAGTCTTTTGTCCGTATAAGCATTCACCAAAGCCACCACAATCTCTAGAAGTATTAACATTGATGTTATACAACTGACCAATTTCGTCATCAGTCAAACGAGTTAATGGACCGTTGGTATAAGTGATGTTACCACGTTGAACGCCTGCAGGAGCGAACCAAGGATAACTTGTCATATCACAGTAAGCCATACGGCAAGCACCAGCAATAGACTTAGGCAAGTAAATCCAAGAAGCAAGTGTACCATTGTAATACTTGTCATAGCCAGCATATTCAGCAACATAAGTACCATTGTTGAAGGAGAACATTTTGGCTTCACCAAGCATTCTCTTAACAGATTTAGCTTCTCTTGAAGTTACCTGAACTACACCAATGTCAATAGTTCTGCTAGCAGCAATTTCAGCAATCTTTCTCTGGAGAGCAGAGTATCTCTGTTTACCATTGAATGTGTCAATAGCATCTACGTTAAACAAGATGTCAAAATCTGCCTTCTGTCTATCGGCATAAAGTTTCAAACCAGCAATCTTTTCTGTTACATTGTTCTTCTTTGAGTTAGAACCACCAGTCAATCCATAGATAGCGAAGGTCTGATGTGGCATAGCATAGGTACCAGCACCTGTTCTTGCTTCGTTTACGGAATTACGAGAAACATAAATGTAATCAGAGTGACCGTTAATGACGTTAGGAGCATACAAAGAATTACCTTCGGAGTCCTTAGCAGTTGGGTCATTAGATACAAACCAAGATTCAGCTGGGTCTTTCAAGAGAGCATCCATACCAGTTCCCCAAGCGGCTTCAGCAGTCTGTGATTTGGTCTTTACATAGACGTTGATACGATATACCTTCTTCCAAGTCAAAGTATCCTGGTCTGTTTCAACGTCATCTACTTTATCTTCATCGTCATACTTATACTTCCACATAAAGGCATTCTGATGGTTCAATGCTGGAATTTCAGCACATTCAGGAGTGATAATAGAAACACCAATGTCATTACCATATTCACCAGGACCAATAGATGTGATAATCAACTGGTTGGCCTTGTTAGAAACATACTGTTCTACGTCACCATTACCTGGTTCGTCATCAGATTCAATGGAAACTGTATAACCATCCTTATATCTTTCATTTGTTCCATTCAAGATTTCGGAAGTAGCGAAAGCAGCCATTTTGTTGATTGGGTCGCCATCAGGCTTTTGTGTGCCTTCTTGCCAAGGAATAACTACTGGATCTGGGTTATCGGAAGTATATACTGACAATGTTGTAGGAGATTTTGCGTTCTTTTCAGCAATAGTCCAGAACAACTTCCAATCGTAAGCATTTTTAGGAGTTGCACCAACTTTAGCAGCAAATTTTTCCCAATCCTTAGTGAAAATTACCTTTTCAATAGGTGTGTTCAAAATGTATTCACTATCACCTTCGTATTCAAGGTCTACACCTTCCCATACATCATAGAATGTAAGCAAACTATATGTTCCTTCTGCCATAAGTTCGGAAATGTCAGCGCCATAAGAATCAGCGATAGAAGCAAGTTTTTCTTTACCTTCTTCAGTCTTATTTAAGTCTGTTAATGGTTGTACTTTTACTTCAAATGTTACTGGATTTAAGTCTTTATCTTTACCAGTGACTCCAATACCAGCAAGAGCTTCTTGAAGTGTATTCATACCATATTCACGGTATTGAATACCAACTGCTTGACCTAATGTAGCGGAGAATGCAGTAGTATCAACATAGTAAGTCTTATTAACGCAGTCATCCCAATCACGGAATTGGATTTTACTTGCGTCAATAGGGTCTTTACACATTTCTACATTTGCGGAAGTTGGATTCCAAGTAGCAGCACCCTTATAGAAGTTTTCGTCTTTAAATAATTCACTATACTTATAAGCACTTGCAGTATCTAATGTATCTTCAATAGTTTTTGCGGCAGCCGAAGTCAAATAAGCAGTCAATGTTGTTCCAACATTATTTAATGTATCTGTAGCAGGAATACTAAATGTTACTTTATAACCAATGGCAGATACGGCTGAGTCACCTTCGCCACTAATGTACAATAATGGATTTGTTTTGTTAATTTGTACAGTATCAGGATAGATGCAACCTGATTCCCAAGCAGAAGTTGTAAAAATCAAATCATCATACATCTTACCGACTTCGCCTTTACTATTAACCTTAGTAGCAAATTCAATGTATTTACCTTCGGCTGTTTGAATGTTTTTAAGTTCAATGTCAGTATCTTTATCACCAACATTCTTGAATACAGCAATAGCAGGAGCATTATCGTTAATCAAATCTACAACAGTACCAAAGCCAGCTTTTTGGTAGATACCGAAACCACTCAATGCATCATCAACAATCCATTCTTGATGGTCGCCAGAACCAGCAATAGCAGTAACCTGAGTTACTGTATCAAGATTTTGTAGCATCTTCAAATTAGAGTTATCTTCATTGTCAATGAACTTAAATTGTGAAGTATCGGTTGAACGATATGTGTCCTTCAAGTCAGCATCGGTATATGGGTATTGAATCTGAGCATAGCCTTCATCACCCATTGTTGTTCTAACAGTCAACAACTGGTTAGAAATTGCCAAATAGTTTTCGGCAGCGAAGTGACCGTAATCGTCAAGATTTTCGGGCTGACCATAAATGTCTGTGAAATTGTCATAAGATGTTGTCAAAACTCTCTGGTTTACAGGACCTTTATTGGACTTCATTACGATAGCACCAATGCCCAAACCTGGTAAAGAGTTAGAACGAATGGTATTGTCTATTTCGGTAAAACGCATACCTGGCACGGAATACTTAGCCATAAAATTACCTCTTTGTTATAAACTTAATAATAAAATCACTCACTCACAAATTAAATTATAATCTCTATATTTATAAGAAAAGGTCGCCAAAAAGCGACCATTTTCTGTTAATTTATTATAACTTTCTAACACCCCATTCAATCTTTGTATTTGGTTCATAGAATAGTGGTGATAGCATTTTTCTTAATTGTAATCGTTTTCCAAAATTTATAGAAAATTCGTCCATTTTATCCATAGAATTTGACACACCAGAGTATTGTAATCTTATATCCCTAATGTAACCTATTCTGTAACCAAGTATGGCTAATTCGTCACCTAAAAATCTATCTTCTTCTCCCCAGTTACCATCAAAATTTGAGTTGAAAATTCTACCCTGATTTAATTCTCTTATTTCAGGAAGAACTTTCTTTGACAACCAAATACCTGCCGTATAAACACCATTTCTAGGTTCTGCATAAGTAGTCCAAGGAATAAAATCGTGTTCTTTTTCAGGCTCTATAATATAGTGAACTGGTTTCATACCTACAAATTTTGTATGAAGCAATCGTGGGTCATTTTCTTTAAGATAAAAGATTATACAATCGTATTTGTCTTTTAATTCATTTATCTTATTTTCAGGGTTTTCTGTCGGAACTTTATCCTGGTCTAAAAAGAGTATATCATCATCTATTCCTTCAGCACCTATATCTCTAGCATATCCTGCCATAAAAACATCGTCTGGCAAATACAGATTAGTTTGTTTATAATCACCTGTAAAATCATTTGGAATTTGACATCTATCAAAGACAAACAAAGGATTTTTGAAAATCCTTTGAAAGTCTTTAATATTATTTGTTTTACTTTTTATTGGAATTATCGTTTTCATTACCAATTTTGCTCATAATCAGAATTAAGTATATAGATGAAAGCATCTCCACCTTCATTCCAGTCACAATAAAATTCAATAGTTCCATTCATAAATGTTTCTATACTTGGCTTTTCTGTTACTGCAATTCTATCTACACCATCTGAATAAGTTCCACTTATTGTAACAGTATTTTTAGCATCATTTTTAATGTTAGTTAATATACCAGATAAAGAATGTTGTTGAGGTTCTGCAGCAGAAAATACTTTGAAGTCACCACCCACATTAAACGCAGTATAGTTTGTGCTTGTAACAGATAACATATTAGTAACAGTACTTCCTGCAGCAGTAAGATAGTTAGCACTCATATATTTTGCTGTGTTATTATAACTCATCCCATAAACAGCTCTGTTTGCAGTAATTACATTTGCAACTTTATCTATATTGATAGCACTCAAATTTTTAGCACTTAACGCACTAAAATATGCTGTTGAATAATTAAGATTTGTACTCTTAATTGCTGTGGATATGGTATTTGTAGATGTTACAGCACTGATATTTACATTTGCTTGTATTTTAAAATCATTTAATGCGGTCAAATGATTTGCGGTTCCGTTTACACACAAACTCTTATTATCAGCACCGGCTCCACTAAATGTAGCATTTAAAGCAGAGAAATCATTTGATATTTTATAATCACTTGGTGTAATTAAACTTAGAGAATCTAAATTAGTAGCACTAAAACTTGTACTATAAATTACAGTATTTGATAAATATTTATTAAGTCTTTCTGCTTTACCAGATGTTGAAGTTAAATGTGTATTGTTGTGATTAATAGCAGTCAAATCTATAAATGTAGCAGTATTATTTAATGCGGTTAAATTTGTACAAGATAATGACTCGGTGAAATTCCAATTTTGGCATCTATTATCAGTACTTAAATCAAATGTATTGTTGATTAGTTTTATTTCTGCTTCGTCTTCATCAATAAAGTCTATGGAAATAGTACCTTGGTCGCAATTAAATTCATGCTTGAAATCTTCAGCATTATAGTACTGGTTAATGTATTTAAGTCCACGGGCATCTGTTGTAATTGTTGTATGATTACCTGGAACAAATGTTTTTATCTTTGGATTTAAGTTATCCAACAAATCTGCCAAATACAAATCTCTTGAACTCAAAGGAATAAGAGTATTCTTTGTCATCCAATCGCCATCAGTTACAGTAAATTTAGTCCAAGTCTTAGGGACCATATTAAATGTAGCTGTGGTTATCTGTTCAGGAGTAAATGTAGTCCAGGCACTTGGCAAAAAATACGGAATGTGCTTTACATCGTTATTATCATAGAAACCACTATGTTCAGTCTCATACAAATGTGCCTTAAATTTTGCCATTTACTATACCTCAACTATATTTATAAAGAAAAACCAGTACTCCGAAGGATACTGGTCTTTTCCGCACGAACCGAGTAGAGTTTACCCGAGAATCTGTAATAGTGCTTGTCGGCATTGTCCTGGGCTTTCAAATTTTACCCCGACACCACCTGCCAACACGAAAGCTTCAATGTTCTTTCCAAAATCGTCAATGAGCAAACTAGAACCATTCGCAAATTTGGCTTTTGCCTTACCGGTCTTGACAATGTAAATGTTTTTGTTTGGAACTTTGGTATTAGCCATAAGCCATTCAATCTTTCCATTCACACCATCGTTATAATTTACCTGTGACAAAATACAAAGGTCAATACCTTCTTCATCACAGAATTTTTCAAGCCACTTATAGAAGCGTTCACCTTCGTTAGTCCACTTCATATTAGCCCAAAAATCTATTCCAGCGGCATGTACTTTTTCCCAATCTACTTTGTAATGTTCAATGGCATCAATATCTGCACAAGCACCGCAGAAATCGCAAATGACACCGTCCATATCCAAGTATATTGTATCTATTTTGTTTGTTCGCATATTGTATTTATATTGACATCCCATCTTCAAGTAGTTTAACATTCACTGGCATTACTGGCAGATTTATATTTGGAAACAAATTATGTCTTTTAGCATAAAGTCTAAAATAACAGTTAGTCAATCGTTCACTTAAAAATCCACCTAATCTATAAGGCATAGGGTTATTATTTACATTTGGAAGTTTATTACAATGTTTAATTACATCGTCAAAAGTCTTAAAATTTCGTAATTCTATAAATTTATCTACAATTCTATCGTAAATATCCACCAAATCACAGAAAATATCTTTAGATACTGAACACATATTATAGCAAAGCATATACTTATCTTCTAATGATTTCATCCATTCTACTTTATAATCAGAACAGAAATCAGTATCCATAATTATATCTGTAATTAAATTCAAATCGTCTATATTATGATTTAAAGCATATAAATCTTTTACAGATAAATCAAATGAGTATGGTGAAGCAACATAAACCATATTATAATCTGGAATTTCTAGTCTTCGTCTGTAATGATTTATTACAATCCAGTCAAAATCCAAATTTTTCCTGATATATTTAATTTGTGCGAACTCACTATAAAATCTATCGTCTAATTCACTAGACTTTTCTAGCTTCATAACATTAGGAATGTTCGTTTTTATATCATTATAAGTAAACACCAGATAATTTTTCAATTCTTCTTCTGGTAAATCATTCCAATAGAAATCTTTATGAGCCATTACAGCATTTACTACACGCATACTATCCAAATATAGAAAAAGTCCCCATTTATATAGGGGACCTTTCAAAAATTTAATTTACACAGAACTTACTTATTAGGGCAAGCGTTGTGAACCTTGTTGTCAATGAACAAACCAATTTGAGAAAGCAAATCAGACAAGGTCTTATTGTACTTTTCAGCAACACCAGTTCTAATTTCCTGACAATACTTAATGTAGTCATCTTCGGATTTGAAGTCTGTTGGCTGAACAAGCTGCTTTGTAGCATATTCAAAGATACCATCACCGATTTCGTCACCGAGCTTACGCAAACCAAGCTTCAAAGAAGTTCCATTTACATACTGTGTAACAATGCCACTCTTACCTTGTGGAGCAGCTTGTTGTGGCTGTTGTGGCTTTGGAGCATCAGCATCCAAACCATCCATTGTAACACCTTCTTCGTTCAATTTGTTGTGGTAATAATTTTTGAAATCCATATTATCTCCTAAATTTTATTTTATTTATATTAAAAGTTTTCGTCATCTTCGTGTGCCAAGGTTCTACAAATATCTTCCAAATCTTCACTCTGTGAAAATTTTGAACCGTGGGTGCCTACAATGTATTTCCACAACTTACGATATTTGTCATCTTCTTCCAAATTCTTATAATAGTCGGTATTTCTCAAAGCCTTCAAAGCTCTGTCATTCTTGATTTCAGTCATTAAATCGTTTTCTTCGGCTTCTCTAAGGAAATTTCTAAAGTCTGTCTTCAATTCGGTTTCTTCAAACAAACTATCCATAGCCTTATTGAACTTGCTTTCGTCATAGTTCAATGTCAAATCAAGAATTTCACCATATTTAGCTTCGCAAGCATCTTCTGTCAAAGACAATTTGTCAGCGACAAAAGTCAATAAATCAGCATAGTTTTCTTCTATATCAGTCTTCTCTTTGAGTAATGCGACTTTTGTTAAATAACTATCTATCGCACCTTCAAGTGAATCTCTGGTGATAGCAGGAACTGTATACTGATTATACGATTCTTTATAAATTTCTTTTTTGGCTTTCTTATAATCGCTCAACATATCCTTAACCATTTTGGCGACTGTAGCAACATTAGCTGTTGGTTTAGCCTTCAAAGAAGTATGTTTCATTAAGGAATTAAATTTCCCGTGCTTCTTTGATTCGCCGCCGAGTTTAACGGACAAGTTACCATCACCCAAAGCCTTGATAGAACCAATTTTTGCTTTACCAATAATAGAACGGTCTACAATATCGTAAGTACCTGCGTCAAATTTCTCAACACCAAATCCGGCATTGGTAAAGATTTTCAATATCTTTTCAATAAATTGTGATTGTCTATTTTCCATAATTCAAAAACTCCATTTTATAGTATTTATATAATTTCGTTATTTTCTGTTGAAATTTGAGAAACCCAAGGAGCATTTTTAACAACTGTTCCATTGAGTTCAGCATCTTTTGTTCCAAAGAATAGATTATCACTGAAATCTCCGAAACCCTTCAAATTTTTGTGTTCCAAAATAAATGTTCCACCTAATGTAGCAGTTTCCACAACTTTTCCGTTTTGGATTTTTCCTTCTTTTACTATATAGTTTGGGTCATAATAAATCTGGTAAATTCTATCACCATTTACATCAGGTTCCAAATTACCTTGTAGCCAGTCACCGCTATTTGCCGTTACTTGCCAGTACTTGAGCGAAGGACCCGTTTTACCAAGTGGGTTTGTGGTGTAGTCATACCAACTTACTGGGGCAGTACCGCTAAGGGGCGTCAAATACTGGTTTATCACTGAATATATGGCACTGGTTTCGTCATTTCGGATAGTTTTTGTTAATAAAAGTTTACTTCCGGTCGGATAATTGGTAATATCTGGTAATTCTTCATAAAGATATTTGTAGTCCCAGCCCAAAACGGCAGATGTTGCTGGGTCTTTTACGGCAGTTGGAGCAGGTTGTTCTGTAAATGGCAACATAGCGGAAACTCTACCTATTTTTGTACCGAATTGGTAATCAAAATCGTGACGAGAAACGAAACTTCCATCATAGTTACCAGCCATTCTTTCTTTCCAGTAATCTTTATCACCATTTACGCCGAGCTTTGTAATAATTTCGTCAATCACATAGGTTTCTCTAATTGGTTTATATAACCACGCTTCTACACTGAATGAAAAAGATACAGTAATTTCTCGTTTATCTTCTTCACCGAAATCTTGTGTCATTTCTATATTAGAACTTTCACACTTCATTTTAATAGAACGGCGCTTGTTAATAAACCAAAACTCCTTCAAATCAAAATATGCTTCAGGAGCGAAACGAACTAAAATTTGTTCTAAAATTTGGTTAGCATCAGATATATGTTCTGTTTTGGCTTCCATAGTAATTGTTAAATTATATGGAACTGGGTGAACATCAGCCCAAAACTTGTTAGCCATTAAATAGTCAATACCATTTACTTCAAAGTATTTGTTGTAGAAACCTCTTGACTCACCAGCACCTGAGTATCTATCAGACGCAAAGGCTATATTCTCAATTCTGTAAGTCATATTTGGTAATTGTATATAATACTTCTTACCACTTTCCTGTTCCACTCTAAAATCGTGGGACTTCATTCTAGGTCCATATTTCAAAGGAACCTGAATCTGCTTAATTGGTTCGCCTTTTTCATCATAACGAATAACATAAAGGTCATTAAAGAAATTACCGAAACCTACAATAACAGAACGTATTGTATCGGCGAAGAAATAATTAGCAGGATAACCACCACGTGGATGTCCATCAATCCAACCTTTCTTGAACTGATGGGTTGATGGGTCATAAACAGGGTCATTTATTTTATCAGGTGTATTTTGCGTCCAATTACTCATATTGTATTTATTATTTTGAGTGTATATTCATATAATTTACAATTCTATTTACTTTGTTCATATCTATATCAAAATTATATTTGCTTTTCATATAATTAACCAAGTTCATAAAGATTTCTGCTTTATAGTCACCTATATGTTTGTATAAAGCTGTATCATTATCAGAACATTCATAATCAAATTCTAAAGGTAAACATAAAGAAATATCAGTTGTTATCTTTATATTGTTTTTCAATAAAAATACATTCAACCAGCATTCATCGCATTTCGGTGAATACTCTAATCTATCATTTAAATACTTTATATTGTATGCTTCTATTGGAAATGTTTTAGGTGGAATTATACACTGACCACAAAAACCCAAATCTACATTTTCGTATTTTTGTTCTACTCTTGGAATATACAAATTAGTTATATACTTACAATTTACAGACTGTTCTACCAAATCATTAGGGTATCTTTTATCTTCATCTAATGAAATTACAACATCGTCATAATGTTCAGGATAAACTCTCCATCTCTTATGGCAGTATTCGTTATTTGCAATCCACTTCAAAATAACACCATATTTCTGTATGGCTACAAGTAGTTCAAGGGGCAAAATATGGTCTGGAAATTCTTCGGTAGCAAGCCATAGATAAAATAAATCAGGTTTCTTTGTTTGTGTAGCAAAGAAATAGTCCAAAAAGATAGGCATTTGATTTATTCGTTTAGTCCAGCAAGTCATTGTTACTACAGTCTTCATCATCTACCTCAATAATATAAAATTTGTTTAAAATATAATCATTGTTGAAATGTTCAAGCTGCCATTTCAAATCAAAACATTCATCTCTGATTAAGTTCTTTCTTCTTTCTTCTAATTGGTAATAATCACTTGTTTTTATTTCTGTATTACCAAATCTTAATACAGCTTTATCCATTCGTTCAGTTATTTCTCTATAAAGCCTTTGATAGTTTTCATTTTTGCTGATAAAATATGAATCAGGCAAAAGATTTATTCTATATTTTATTTTACCTGTGCGTTCATATAATTTTTGTATCTCAAAACCTTGTAATGTCTTAATCATTATGTCATTACCACATTTATTTTTCTTGACTTATAAAATACAATTTCATTTATCTTTTCAATTATATCTTTTTTGTAAGTTTCATCAGTGATGACACATTCTCTGTCATTATCCTTTAATCTAGGTTTAGCAAAAGCAAATGCGACTTCTTCAAAACCAAGATTTTCTGCGAAATCTATAAAATCCATAGTGTCTTTATAATTGTATTTAGAAATCGTAAAGCAAGAAGCCATTTTTACATTGTAATTTTCTTTTAAATACTTTATATTCTTTAAAAGATTATCCCATTGGTTATTATTGTTAGCTCTGACTAACTTATAAGTTTCTTTTGTGGCTGCGTCAATAGAAATTCTAACTTCTTTTATAATGTTCCAGTTATTTTGGTGAATTTCCTTCAATCGTTTTTCTGTCATACAAGTTCCATTAGTGAAAATTTCAACATTTTCTAGTTCACTATCTTTTGTTAAATCTTCACTGAGAATTTTCATATAGATTTTACTGAAAAATGTTTCGCCATCACAACCAATTTTCAATCTTTTTACTGATTTGATTTTCTTTACGATTTTTTCGTAATCTTCAGTTGTTAAATCTGGTTCTTTTGTGATAAAATCTTTTCTACAAGTCTTACATTTCAAATTACAAACTTCGGAAATGTTCAAATTTATAGAATACAAAGGATAATCATCAATTTTGTCCTTATTGTAATAGTATCTCTTACCATACAATCCATATTCTTCTATAAATGACTTCCAATTATAGAACGCACTATCCGAACCTTGTTTATAGTTTTGGTATTTGGAACACTTGGAACAATTAGAATAGTCTTCTTTGATTACATTACTCTTAAAAGACTTGATTTTTTCACTGTCAAACAATTCATCAAAATCGTCTGTGTGAATTTCAAAGTTTTTATCATCTAAAAAACATAAACAGGGTTTCGTGTAAAAACGATAACCTTTATCATTGTCAAAACTGTATCTAAGTATATTTTGGTTGATAATTGGTTCTACACAGAAATGATTATACATTAAATCAGCATACGAAATATCAGGTAAAGACTCTTTACCTGTGTAAGGACTAATTATTGAAATATCTAATTCATTCATTGTTAAATATACTCAAATCTAATTCATTTGTCTGTTTGTTTGTGTTAAATGGATTTACATACTCAGTATATCCAATAGAAATTGTGGCAGGTTGTTTGAAAGTCTTAATATATTTTTCTTTTAAATTCTTATATGCTCTATTATCACAACTTGGACCAGTCATTTTTATTTCCCATTCTTCTAAACTTCGTTGTAGATAATGGAATAATTTAACATCAGCATTTCTAAAATCAACATATATATGTGAATCTACTATATCATTTGTATAATATACTTTATCATCATACCATAATTTGTAATTACCATCTATATCAGTAAAATAATGAACATAAGAATAAACGGCTGAACTCTTTGTTGAAACTATGGATTTAAAGCAAGTATCTTTTTTGTTATTTTGAAAATATGATGGATAAGTATAATGACAATCTTCAATCATACTATTACTTCGTTTATATGGTCTTTCATTATCTTTGTATGAAATGTATTGCCAAGGTAAAATATATTGTTCTATATTCTCTTTATCCAAATAATTACAAAATTCGTGTAAATTCTTATATTTCTTACTATTCAACCACAGATATTCGTCATCATCTAAACATAAAATATAATCATAGTCATTTTTATGCTGATTATAGAAATCAGTGTATATTTTATGTTGTGGATTTTTACAAATATAATCTTCGTCAATGAATGTATAAAAAACATTTGTGAATTTATCACAAATGCTCTTTATATCTGATTTACTTTCATTATCATACACAAAAATATCAGTAACACCAATGCTAGTATAGTGTTTAATATATCGCTGCATATCTATTGGCAACTGATATCTGGTAATTAAACATAAAGCAATTCTATAATTCATTAGACCTTCAACATTCTATCACGATAGAAAGGTTTGAGTTTATCCAATTCACGAATTACAACATTTTCAATATGGGCAATATCATTTTCCAAATCTTTAATGTGTGCTGTGAAATCGGTAATGTCTTGCTTGATTTTGTTCTGGTCTGTTTTCTGTAAACTAATAACCTTTTGGTCGCAAATATATTTTGCGGCATCATTAGCAAATGATTTACCTTTCAAACCAGGCATATTTTCCGCAATATACTTAATTGGGTCTTTTTCTTCCAATCCCTTTACTACAACCTTTAGATTTTGTGAAGCAAGAAGTCTCCAATTCATTTTTTGTTTCTTGTCCTCGTAGATGTTCTTTTCTACTTCGCACATTTTTGTTTCAACTTCTTTTCTCCAGTCAATCCACTTGTTCATTAGTTCAATCATATTAGGAATTAGAACTTTTGTATCTACGTCCTTAGAAACATCCTTAGACTTTGTTCGTTCAATCGCATAGTAACGATATGATTCACTCTTAATCAAGTGCTTGTGGATTTTGCTTTCAAAATCTGCTTCGCTCTTTAACATAACTTCCAACTTACAAGCTTCTGTCTTTGTTGAAGAGTCATTTACATACAAAACAGTTCCGTCATCAATCATTGAAATCATTTTGTTAATGAAGGAGTTTGGAGAGAAACCAGGACAATAACCTGTAATCGTCAAAAGAACATTCTTTTTATCACGAACAAGTGTGTAATCACATTCATACTTAATTGAGCCTTCACCTGTTTCGTACAAATGTTCAATTTCTTCAGGAGTAGAAAGGATTTTACCACCATACTTATAATCAGGACCTTTCAAGTATTTCATAATGTCCTTGATTTTAGTTTGTTTGCCTTTCTTAACTACAACCTTCATAGCTTCTACAATTTCTTTCAAATTGTGAGCTGGAATGTTACAATTCAAACCAACAGCAATGCCGGAACATTCGTTAATAAAGAAATTTGGCAAGCGTGTTGTCAATACAATAGGTTCTTTAAATTCGCCTGTATAGTTTGGAATGTAATCTGCAACATCCATACATTCCAACATTTTCATACCGATTTGAGAAATCTTTGCTTCTGTATATCTGTCAGCAGCAGGTCCATCTGTCAATGAACCCCAGTTACCTTGACCATGAATAATTGGATATTCGCTTGTTGCCATTGTTACTAGAGAACCATAAGCAGAACCGTGTGGGTGATACTTACCCATACAATCACCTGTAATTCTTGCTGACTTAACGGTCTTGTTATCCCAAGTTGCTTTCAATTCTTTGGCTGTCCACATTAGTCTTCTTTGTGCTGGTTTCAATCCATCACGATAGTCAGCCAATGCTCTATCTTCCAAAACATCCAAACCATAAACTTCCATATTCTTATGGAGCATCTGGTCTGTGCCTAAGGTTTTTCCGTCTGTTTCGTTTTCAAAAAAATTGTCTATATTGCTTTGTTTTTTCATATTATCTCGCTTATATTACATTTGTTTGGAATGTATTTATAATCAAAAATCTTTACTCAACTTTTTCTCTTTGTCAGCTAGTTCTTCTTTCTTGTGTAACAGAATTGCTTTATCTATAATTGTCTTCTGCAAATCACACCAGTTTCTAAAATTTTCTAAACCTGAAAAACCTTTACAGTCATTATTATATACAAATTCCGAAGATTCATTTGAAGTAAAACTTTCTTTTCCATTAGGAAATAAAGTATAAGAAATCGTATTAAACTTTATTCTATAACATTCATATAAAGTAACAAAAACTACCCTTGGGCTTGGTCTTCGTTTGCAAGGATTGTTTAATGAAAATGTTTTAAACTTTGGGTCTTTGTTTGTGTTATTAAACCCAAATTCCCTTAAAATATCTTCTAGCTGTGGTTGTAATTCATTCCAATTCATACAACAAATATAATAAGAAATCCCACTTTGTGTGGGATTTTTTATTTTTTGAAACTGCTAGAAGTCTTCTTTCATTTTATTAAGTTTGATTCTTTCTTTTAATTTGTTCGCATACAAATTGAAAATTCCTTCTGTCATATTTGCTATAATGTTTCTGGGAATTACAATTCGGTCATTCAATGAGGCTAGTTCTTGATAACTATAACCAGCATTTATTTTGTCATCGTGTTCGTCATAATAGAGAACAAACTTATCTTTTTCGCTAATTCTCCCATTCAAAATGCTAAAGACTTTTACTGCTTGCTCATAAGGTATTACATTCATTAAAAATCTTCCTGAACATTGTGTAGTCTAATCATCATCTTAATTTCATTTACCAAGTGGAAATACTTAAATTCTGTAAAGTTCTTAAAATCTTTGTTTGAAATCGTGATAAAGATACAACCATCTTCCAGGTTCTTCTTTACATTCCGCTTCAAATTCATACCACCAGTAATTTCGTTGGTAACCGGACGATACACAATAGTAAGTACATTCTTCTTGAAATCGGCACTCTTTGTATTTTCTGTAAGAATTTTATTTACATTCTTAAAGGAGTTAATCTTGAGGTTGTTGAGAGAAATGAGCATTAGAAGTCCTCCGCCATAGATTTGAATTTTGTTACCTGTTTTGTGAGTGTTTCAGCCCTGATGGCTGCTTTAGCATTGTTCGCTAAAATTTCTTTGATTTGGGAAATCGTCAAGCGTTCCTTAGTTAAATCGTAAACCTTGACACCATACTTATTTTCAAAATTTTTACAATTTTCAACTGTAACTTCTTCACTGAGAAGTGCGGAAAAATCATAGAGAGTAGCTTCGTATTTGCTGTACATAAAAATTATTTTGTTTGCCAAGAAGCTATTTTCCGACCACTTGTAAGACCAAACGCGGTTAATAATTTCATCAGTAGAATAATCTACATTCGTTTTTTCGTCAAAGAACGCGGCGTAAACTTTCATTTCGTTTAGAATCGCTGCGAAATTATATACACTGGGGAAGTTCTTCATATTATTATATATCGTTAAATGTGTTCGTTCATTCCATCAACAATCTTTTCAATGGCACCCTGAACATTCAGGCCAGAGCAATCAACGATAGTACCGCCCATGTGGTCAGACCAACGAGAACCATCACCATCGTAACCAACCATAACTTCTTCAATCATCATCTGGTGAGTTTTAACTGGGCGAACAGTAATAATAGAAGCATTGATGCAGTTACGCAAACCCTGCTTTTCACTGCGGATAGTAACAATCATTTCGTTAATACGGATTTCACAATGAATTCGGTCAAGAATCTTCTTGTTTGCGGTACCGAAAGCGATAACTAGTTTTTCGTAGAATTTGGAAAGTGTGTTTGCCATAGTGTTACCTCTTTATTTCTTTTACACCATATAATATAGTAATTTTAAACTGCGTTGTCAATTATTTTTGTATAGTTTTATGTAAAAACTTAGTTTACAAAAGGAAAAACCCATTGTTTTTCAATGGGTTTTGTAAATAATTGTTTACATTAGTCAAAATCTTCGTTCAATTTGTAAGACCTTACTAACATATCCAGCTTTTTTAATGCCAAATCTCTGTTTTCAGCATTTTTTATTTCATTCCAAACAGGAACTATCTTTTTGAAATCGTCTAAAATTTTGTTTCTGTCAGGATGTAGAAAATCCGTCTGGTATTCAAATTCATTTTTTTTACAATCATTACAACTGCTAACTTCTATCGGCATATCTACAGTTGGAAAATCAAAAATGTATTCTAGTTTGATAGAAAAACTATAATTTGCTATATCATATCGTTTTGTAGCATTTATTATTAACCTGATGTTATTCTGTTTAGAATAATCAGAAATAAATTCATAAAATGCAGTTTTGTGCTTTTCTAGCATTTTAGAAGCTACATTATCAAATTCGTTATAATCTTTATCTAGTTTGTCAATAATCATTTTAATTTACCTTCTTTATAAAGTTCGTATAGTTTGTTTATTCCATCTCGCTGAAAACATTTCGTATAGATTTTTCCATTGTATATTTTGTATAAACTAGAATTAACAAAACAATCAAGGAACTTTTGAACTTCGTTCTTCCATTCAGTTTTAATTCTCATACGAGGGTCGGATTTAGTTACAATTTTCTTTGCGTGGAAGTATTCAATAAAACAATTATCATTCTCATCATTAGACCAAAACGGTGCTGGATTTGAAGAAAAGAACTCGTTTATGTTTCCATTCAAATCTATAATGTGAATGTTACCAATACCGATGTCAGGAAAATCTACCCATTCAACATTATTATAAGTAACGTCTCGCATAGCCGACAACTGGACAAGTATTATGTTGTTATCAGCATTTAGATTTTTGATAATGCGACAAAACTTGTTCGTATTCGTATATGGAGGGTTACTTAAAATAACATCAAATTTCATTACTTACTAATTCCAAGTAATTCTTTACGGAACGCAGTATCTTCGCCCATAGTATTTTCACAAGCCTTTTCAACTAAGTCATTCCACTGTAATTGAATCAACTTACGAGAATTTGGATTTAGACAAAGTTCGGATAACTGTTCAGCATTAGCTTCTCCCCAACCCTTTAAACGAGAGACTGTGTAGTCAGTACATTTGAGTGCCTTCATTTTCTTATCTACTTCGGCACGGGTCATACCAAATGCTTTGACCTTCGCACCTGTGGCAATAAACAATGGGGCATCAATTATATACAAGTGTCCGTTCTTAATCAAATCAGGCATATAGTTAATAAAGAAACTTGTACACAAATTACAAATATGGAAACCATCCGGGTCCACATCAGCTAACAAAATGACCTTACCAAATCTCAATTTGCTTTCGTCATAATCGTCCTGAATACCACAACCTAGAGCAGCAACCAAGTCTTTAATCTCTCTATTACCTTCGCATTTAGCTTCGCCCTTCTTTGTTGGTTTACCAAACAATTCTTCAGGAGTTGCTTTAGCTGCGTTAATAATCTTACCGCGGATTTTCAATTCACCCTGGAATGACTCACGGGCCTGTTTAAAGTGACCACCAGCAGAATCACCTTCCACAATGAACATTTCCAAATCTTTAGGGTTCTTGTGCTTTCTTCTGTCTGCGTCCAAGAATTTATCACTAATGTAACGAGAACCAGCATTCAAAGTCTTTAGACCCTTCAACAAATCCTTAGAAGCTTTCATCTTCTCTTTTTGTTCAAGCATCTTTTCCGCATAAGTTACAATTCTGTTCAATAGTTCCTTATTCTTACGGAAGAATTTGGTAAGTGGTGGAGTCAACTTTTCAATGATTTCTTTTTCAACAGGAGTGTTGGTTAATTCGTTCTTTGTTTGACCCTGATACTGTGGTTCAGCCATTTTGTGGTGAATGGCACCTACAATACCTTCCATAATGTCATCATTGAGAATTTTCTTTTTGGAATTATCCTTGATTACATTACAAATAGCTTTCTTCAAGCCATTCAAGTGAGTGCCGCCAAGGTTCGTATAACATACATTAACGAAACTTCTAAATGAGTTGCCATCTTTCTTTGTGAAATTCAAAGCAACTTCTGTGTAATCGTCTGCGTATGTAAACAAGTCAGCATTTTCGTCTGCGTCAGGACAAACAAGTTCTTCCAAACCTTTCTCGGAATAAAATTCGTTTTCTTCACCGTCAATGTTTGTGTGAATATGTAAGCCAGGGCACAAATACTGAATGTCTTTAATTTCTCTCTTTAGACGAGGCAAATCCAAGTCAATAGAATCAGTAAAAATTGTTTCGTCAGGAATCCAAGTTACAATGGTTCCTTTCTTCTTAATGAGTTTCTTATATTCTTCAGGTATTCTACAACGAGTCACATCACTTGTAGCAATTCCCTTTTCAAATGTTTGTGTGTACCACCAGTTATCTGTACTGTTATTAGACCAAACCTGTAATGTTTTAGAAAGAGCTGCAATAGCCTTTTGTCCGATACCATTCAAGCCTGATGAAGTAGCATAATTCTGCTTATCAAACTTACCACCTGCGTGTAATTGAGTGAATACAAGTGTTAGAGAATCCATTTGGGCTTTTTCATTCCAACCAACTGGAATACCTCTACCATTGTCAATTACTGTAATTCGTTTTGTTTTAGAATCGTAGAAAACATAAATTTGTTTGTTATAGCCTGCCAAGTATTCGTCAATAGAGTTATCTAATGCTTCACGAAAAAGTCTATACAAACCATCAGATGGATTTCCTGATACTGCACCAATGTACATACCAGGTCGCTTACGAACTGTTTCTAGGCCTTTCAAAAAATCTATGCTATCCGCACCATAATTATGTTCTGCCATTACTTATCTCCTTTGAATTTAAACATTACTATTGTTTCGTCTGTTTCATTATTGTATTCTATTGACGCAATTTCAAATGCAGTATCAAGTTGTTTAAACACTGCTAACCAGGCATTTGGATTTTTCTTTAAGTATTGGAGCACTTCTGCTTCAAACAAGTCAAACAATCGTGACTGACCTGGTGTACTTTCTGCATCGTCAATTATTGTCATTTGTTTTTTTACGATTTTTAACTTTACCATAACTTTCCTATATTTGTTTGGAATATATTTATACAAATCAAATATAACAAAAAATCGCCCTGTTATGGGCGATTTTTATTTTTTAAAACTTCAAAGAAATTAGTCACCTTGATATTTTGCAGTTCTATAAAATTCGGATGCTCCGTGTTCAAACGCATCTGAAGAAGCACGATCAGATTTAATTTTTTTGATTTCATCGTCAGTTAAATAATCTTGTGCTTCGGAAAATTCTTTGACTGCTGGCAAGAATATATCGTATGGAATTTTCCAAGTATTTCTGTGTTCATCTTGATACTCGGCTAATTCAATACATTTCTTTGCTTTGCCATTTGAGTATCTACCTAATCTTCTTAAAGCACTGTAGTTTCCAATGTCTGCGTTTTCAAGACTAACTGGCATAGAGAAATAGAATCTATCAATACCATTGTTTATAGACAAAGTAACTTTATCAGGAACATCCTGGTCAAATTCTTCACCTTCAGGGAAATCTTTGAAGAATGATGTTGCTTCATACCAGCGAGACCAAGGTTCTTTCTTTTCAACTTTACAACCATATTTAACTAATTTAGATAAGATGTTTTCTTTAAATTCAGGCCAAACTTCAGTTACAAGGCGTTTAATACTTTCAAATTTTCTCTTTTCACGATTATAACGTTCTATTTCTCTTTGTTTCTTATCATTAAGCTTTTCCCAAACTCGGCAAGCATCAGCAATTATTCTTGCTTCTTTGTAATCAAAAAATTCACCAGCTTTCTTTGTGCCAATCCAACCTTTTATCAATGAAGGATTTAATTTCTTCATTTCGTTATACTGTTCGTCAGTGAGTTCAGTAATGTCGGCAAAATCATTTAAAATTGTTGTTGCCCAATCTACCTTTTCCTGAACAGCTTTACTTGTGGCTTCATCTATTAGATGATAACCCTTGCCATTTAAAAATTCTTTAGCTTCTCTTAAATCCATTTTATCTCCTTATTTTTTATATAATTTAAATGCCTGTATTACCATTTCATACTGTGGATAACGAAGCATAAGTCCATCTCTTAAATCGTTCCAAATGTCACCAATGCCATTATACCACATTACAAACCACCACAAGTTTGAAGTTCCGTAAATGTTTTGTGAAATAATATCTGGTCTACCAACTTCGTAATAGTGAACCATATACGATTTAGTTTCACCAAAGTCATAATTGCCGAAATTAATACTCCCTAAATCATACTCAAGGAACCCTTCAGTATCTTCTTCTTTTAAATAATTTGGTCTGTATGTTATGTTGTTCATTTATTAAATTAATACTCCAATTTTTTAGAGTCTATCCATCTGATTGTTTCGTATTCAAATTTTTTCTTAAACCAGACCAAGGCTTGGGTTTCTGCAAGGTTATCATTATCTGTAAATTCTATTTTTGTTTTTGTAGCCATTTCGCCATTTGTATCTGTATAACAGATTGTAACAGAATAGTAATTACCTTCTTCTTTTTCAACCAAATAGCCATTTTTATTCAAAATATTTTCTGCTTCTTCTAATCTCATTTTTACCTCGTTTTAAATGTTTATATTACCCAATGTATATAAATCCGGTGGGGGGATTCTTTATCCACACGTTCAATTGCTGCATCGTATCTTTCTTTATATGAACTATACAATGAATCGCCATTTAACTGACCACCACCAGCAATAGTCAAACTATACTTTCTCAAAGCATTAGTCCAAATCATACCGGCCTTACATACTACAAGTTCTTTGAACCAGTAGTCATTGAAAATCTTAAATGATTTTTGTTTCTTTACAACTTCAATCAAACCGTGAACAGGTCTTTTTGGTGTCGGCCATACAGAAAGTTCTTTTTCTTTCATATTATAACGAACTTGATAGCTTTCACCCAAATCAAATTTAACTTGTTCCAACCAAACTAATTGAGCATTAAAGTTACCCATTACATCACCGTAACTGGAATCACCATAACACATTCCATTATAATTAAAGTTATTCATTCCCATCATCTGGTCATACAAAATGTTGTGTGGGATAGTGAATAATTCGTTAATGTTACCTAACCAGCTAGCTGTTTGGAAGTCCACAACAGATTCCAATTCTTGACAAAGTTTATAATGAGTTTTACCTGGTTGTAATTCCATACACAAATAATCACGATAGTTACCTTCACGATAATAGTATCTTTGTATGTACTGAACCATATCTCTAATAATGTCAATCAACTGGGCATCAGATATTTCAACACAAATTACAGGAGAACCAAGTTGACCTTTAATGTAAGCAATCAACTGTGGAATGTTCTGTATTTCGTGGTCAGCCATAAACATATCCTGAGCACAGCAATAGTTATCTCTAGGAATATGCTTTAAATGGTGTGGTGGAAATGGTGGAACAGGTGGTTTAGGAGGTGGAGGAGGTGGTTCAGGTGGGTCTGGATACTTTCCTGATGGTGGCTCTACACTCCAATCTGGTGGAACCGCTTGCCAATCAGGTGGAATTTCCTTCCAATCTTTAGGCGGAATTCCTTCACCCGGATTCGGACAATGACCCGGTGGGAATGGTGCAGGAAGAGGAGGATGTGGCTTATAAGCTTCATCCTTAGTCCAAGGTGGTCTGCATTTACAATCTTTCTTTTCGTTTTCACCCATTCTGTTAATACCTCTAATGTATTTATTAGACCACCAGGTTCTCTTGTTCCAAAGTATATAATTCTTCCAGTGTTAATTCTTGAACTTTTCCATAACTATCTTGAACTTTTACTTTGGAATCTCCTGTCAAGCACATATATTCTTGTCTGACGAACATTTCCCCATTATCTTGAATTTGTTTTTGAAGCCATTTCTCATCTCTACCTTCAACTTCGTACCATTGAACTTTACAAGGTATAAATGAGTTCTTTCCAGCAACGGCCTTAGTCCAAATGTCATAGAAGTGGTTCATACCCTTTGGAGTTGAAATTAGCATCATCATAGCGTCTTTCTTTGCAGCTTGTGTTGGGAAAACAGACTGCATAAACTTGGTAGCCATATTATCGTCAATGAACGCAAATTCGTCTACAAGCAATAAGTCAATAGATTTACCACGAACAGAAGAACTAGAACTAGCACCGCAGAAAATCTTTGTCTTATTTTCCATCGTGATTTCACCATTGTTCCATTTTACAAGGCCCTGTTGAAGCCACATTGGTAATTCTGTATAAGCGTTCTTAATACGAAGCAAAATTTCTTCTGCCTGTGAAGCTTTGTTTGCTAGAACTGCAATACATTTAGATTTGTGGAAAAGAGCATACCAGAGAATATACAAAGTAGCAATAGTTGTCTTACCTGTTTGACGTCCCATCATAATAATTCTGTTATTCTTTTCAGGTATTTTCGCACAAATTACTTTTACAATCTTTTCCTGATAATCACGAAGTTTCATCTTTTCTTCACCGGCAGGACCAATGATAGTAAAATACTTAGCGAAATGGAAAATACTTTGTTTACATTTCAAGTATTCCTTAATTTCTTCTTCAGTCATTGGTACAGTTTCGCCGGCACCGCGAAGCTTTTCATTATTAAAAAACATTAAATCACCTCATCAATTCTTCAACTTTATCTTCAATTTCTTCTTGACTTGGTTTACTATGGTTATACAAATAAGCACCATAATACCAATTCTTAAGTTCATTTAGTATCGCACCAAATTGAGAACCGTGTACACCACTATCTATAATAGCATTACTCAATTTCTTATTATCAGGCAATACATTTTCTGCCAAATCAGTTAATACTTTTCTTTCTTTGTTAGAAATTGCTTCATCGTTGATTACATAATCTACTACATTCAAAATTTCAAAATCTTTATTCGTGAAAATAGTTAATGTCTTGTTCAAGTCTCCATACAAATTATTTGTAAATCCAAGAGCACCATAAACATATTTCAAAGTTTTCATTAAGTCATTTTCCAATCTAAACAACTTGATACATTCAGGTAAATTGTCGCAATCGTAGAATAACAAACCAAACAAAACCTTTGGGTCAGCTTCTGTTTTATCCATCTGTGCATATTTTCTAGTGAACTGTTTTGCGAACTTCCAGTTGATTAACATTTCAGGGTCAATTACTTCATTCGCACCTGTTTTCATTAACAATCCAATAACATCAGCAAAAGCTTGTTTACCATATTCGGCAGTTTTCATTAGTTCAGCACCAATTCTTTCTTTTGCGATTTTATCCAAATTGCCCTTAATGTTCTTAATGCCCTGCATTGTTTCAGGGTCTATCTTCATTCCAAATCTAGCTGCAAAACGCATAGCACGGATAATTCTTAAAGCGTCTTCACCAAATCTCTTATTAGAATCTCCGACTGTTCTAAGTATATTATCGTCTAAATCTTTCTCGCCATTGTAATAGTCAATCAAATTACCGCGACAGTCAATACCCATAGCATTTATTGTAAAATCTCTGCGGGCTACATCGTCCTTAAATGACTTTGTAAATTGAACAGAGTCAGGATGTCTACCGTCACTGTAATCTCCGTCAGTACGGAACTGTGTTACTTCAAATACTTCTTTCTGCCATTTAACGAGAATAGTCCCGTGGGCTTCACCATTGTTAGAAGTACATTTGAAGTTATCGTACAATTCGTCAATCGGCATATTAGTTGCTATATCAACGTCGTGAATTTTAGGGTCGCCTTTCTGTCCGTTTTTATACCAGCGGACTATATCACGAACACAACCACCTACTAGATATGCTTCGTAACCGAATGATTCAATCTGTTGGCACAAGTCAGTACCAATTTGGACTTCTTCATTGAATAACGATAAATCAATTTTCATAATTACTTAATTTGTTTCTTTGTATATTTCTTAATTACACCTTCTTTACACAAATATGTAAAGAATTTCTGTTTGTAGCCTCTAGTATATGCTGAACATACTCTCAATCCATATTCAGCTACTTTAGTTGGGTCATATTCAAATTCATAGATTTCTTTTACAAAGCCATCTTTTTTAGCAGCTTTTAATTCTTCATCATTAAGGAATGTAAAATATGTTTTCCAACGAGTAATCATTACTGCATGATTACCTTCTGCTGCTTTAATAGCGGATTTCTTAATTCTACCACTAGCAGTTCTGTTAGCAACAGCGTTCTTACCACCAATTCTTTGTATGTGGAGTTCTTTAAACTTCTTGTTTAATTCGTTTGCTTTTGCTTCCCAAACACCACTATGTCCAAGTCCATCAGTTCCCCAACCAAGAGCATTACACCATTTGCGGCTCATAGCATAACCAACTTTATTAGCAGCTTTTATTTGTTCTTTTGTAATGGAAGCATTGTGAAAATAATGGCACATTTCGTGAACGAAAGTGTTTCTAAAAGCAGCATAGTCAGTCAATTCATTTCTATTCAAAATGATTTCAAGAGTAATAATTTGTTGTTTAACTGTGTTAAACTGAGCTACACATCTACCTAATGCTTTTAAATGACTGGACCAAGTTAATGTAATTGGCTTTAATTTGCCATTGAAATATAATTTGTTAAATCTTTTAAATTCAGTTTCCAAGAAACTTGTAGTGAATTTAACTTCTGGTAATTCTGCTTTTCTTGCTTCGTCTAACATTATTCAATCTCCACTGTTGTAGAAGCACCATCTTCAACATAAACGGCTTTCCATACTGCTTTAAATGCCTGGTCTAAATCCATATCTCTACTGTATGCTTCAAACATTACAGTTTCCAATAGTTCAGGGTCTACTGTATAATTCACTTCTTTCGCAAAATTTAGAATACGAGTTCTTAATTGGTCTAAGTATTCTTTCTCATACATTTCTTCATTAAGTACTTTATATCCAAATTTCTTTAATTTTTCAATAGCTTCTCTTAATAACATATTAAAATCTCCTTATATACTATTTATGAAAAAGACCGCTTTTTCAGCGGTCTTTTTGAATTTATGTGTAATAGAAATTATTACTTTACAAAGTGATTACGGATTCTTCTCTGCAAATTTACTACAGGGTCTTTTGTTCCGAAAACATCTTCAATTATTGTAAATGCGTAAGCCTTAATTTCTTTGTCATCTACTTCAAAGTCTGTATCTTTAATGATGCCAGATACGAAAGCAGGTGTCAAGGCTTTCTTCAAGAACAATGTTTTGGCTCTGAAATCGTCTTTGAAATCATCCCAATTATCTGTACCTTTCTGTTCAGTATTGGGCTTGCGGAAAGTTTCAGGAAAATCATCTTCTAATGATTCGTCCAAATCGTCATCATCGTCTTCGCACTTTCCGCCTTTCTTTCCACCACAGCAACCCTTTGGTTTTCTGCCGGCAACTTTTTCTTTGTGAGAGAACTTGTCACCCTTTGGCTTAGATTTGCCTTCGGTCATATATGCTTCGTCAACTGGAACATCGTCATATTCAACGGCAGTGTCATCAACAGTTTCGTCACCGAAATCTTCTGGGTTCTGTCCTTCACATTCGCAATTTTCGTAAGCAAGAATCTTAACAATGTCTTCAGCGGCAACACCCTTCTGTGAGAGTTCGTCAATGCGTTCATTGTTGGCTGTCATAATGTCAGCAACTTCTTGTGCGTCAAATCCTTCGTCACCGAGACCCTGTTCAACAGCACCATAGACATCACTGTCAAGCTGTTCTTCACCTTCAGCAGGCAAAGCTTCTTGGTTTGTATCAACAACGTCATCATAGACAGCGTCATCTTCAAAGTCTTCCGATACGATTCTGTAACCTTCGGAAAGCAACAATTCTTTAGCGGTTTCGTATTTCATATTATACTCCTTAAAAATTAAATTTATTATATTTATAAAAATCTAGTCTTCGTCAAAGTCTATATTATTATCTTCTTGTAATTTAAACCAAATTTTATCAAATTCAGTCATAGATAATGTTTTTGTTTTATACTTTTTCTTTTGTCCTTTCCATTCCAATCTAATACAATCGTCATCAAGTACAACTTCAATTATTTCATCAGGACCATTAAACCAAAAATCAGGCATTATGATATTTAATGTGTTATCATTAACTATCTTTACTCTGCCTTTGTGTTTCTTTAAATAGATATTGTTATCAAAAAGCCAGTCTCTAATATCTTCAATAGAAACTACTTTTGTATTAAAAGTTTTAGCATTACTGATTTTATCTTTTAATTTGGGTCTTTCTTCGTCAAGCCAAATTAGTCTGTCCATTTCTTTTTTAGTCAAATCACCGCGGCCGTGACCAGCATGGTATCTGCGCATCAAATCTTCATATTCTTCGTCATTAGTTTCTGTATCTTCAAGTATATAACCGTGCTTTTTCAGCAATTCTTTGGCTTCATTTAAATCCATATTAGTCTCCTTATATGGTATTTATGAAAAAAGCCAGGTTTTTTAACCCGGCTTTTTAATTTAATAGTAATAACCCGCTAAACTATCGTTTTCTTTGAACTTTTTCGCCATTTCTTCGTGTTTTGGCGAGTTATAAGGGCATTTATCGTAATCTTCCATATCGGCTATACCATCCATTAAATACAAATTAGAATTAGTAATGTCTTCTGGGCAACCTTTAGGGAAGTGTTTCTCCAAATACTCTCTGTTATCGTAATCGTCATTTCTCAACCAATCAAAGTTGTCATAAGGAATACGAATACAATAAGCACCGTGTTCATTTGGCACATTCTTTTCTTCGTCCTTCAAATGAGCATATTCAGGCTTATATTGAAGTTCTTGTGTAAATGAACTGTAGTCTACGTGGTGGTGGATTCTTTCAAACTTGTAAATCATTGTCGCATATTGTGGATAAGTTTCAACAAGCAACTGTGATTTTGGAATAGTTCCACCAATGTCCTTAGAATAGAACACTTCTGTATTACCGCCCTTAACGGCCTGCGTGTGCATCTTGTCTGCCAACATACAGTTGAATTGAACAGTACACCAACCGTGACTTAGAACATCCAAAGACTGAATAGTATCTTCGTTATATCTTCCACGCTGCATAATATATGGGCAGTTCAAATTCCACAAACCATAAGAATAAATACGGGTGTTAATGATTACAGGTGGGATATGTTCTCCGCCGATAGCGAAGCATTCATAATTCAAACCTGCCAAACCAATGTTCGTAAATCGGTCAACGTATCGTTCGCAACTTCTAAAGATTTCAGGACTATGAGAAATGACTCTGCGACCTCTCCAATATCTTGTGAATTGGTCGGTGTTGTCATCCAAAATCCAACACCAGTTTTGCTTCAAAGTATTTTTAGCATAATCAGCTGCCCAGTTTCTTGCTGCACCAGGGCCAGTTACTGGCTTACCATTTCTAGGGTCAATCTTACTTCCCAAATCAGGGTTAATGACATCGTACTTGTCCTTATAACTCATATCCATTTGTAGAATAGTACAGTATGGACTTTCATTCAATTTACATTTAACATAATTGTCATAGTCCCAGTCTTCTACAACAATGTAATGGTTTACTTGCATCTTTGTAAGCTGGTGAGAAATGTGGTTTTTAAATTCACCACTTCTTCCACGGGACACAACAAAGATAGGATATTTTGGCTGTTCACCACCCAACCAGCGAATACGATGCTTTGTGTGTTCTTGCCATTTCTGTATAGGGTACCAACAGTCTTCAGGGCTGATACCAAAACTTTGTTCAAAAATTTCCATTAACTGTTCAAGAGAATAGTCCTTCTTTTTGAAATACATTTGAATTTTTGTGAAGGAGTATTCCTTGAAATTGAAAATGAACTCTGGCATATCTCGCCAGGAATCCCAATAATTCCAAGACTTTGCGTTGCGTGCTTTTAGATGTTTGTATTTGTTCTTGAATTTGAAATCTGGAAATCTTGCTTCTTCAGTGAAATTTGTCATTCGGTAGTCTTCAATTCTTTCGTGACACAAACCAATGTCATCAGATACCAAATTTCTTTTACGAGCATCAGCACAAATTCTCTTATACAATTTATCCAAATCTTCCTGGCAACGAACTTGCGTACTGAACTTCCAATAACCAGTATCTGTAACTTCTAAATCAGTGTAATTCTTAACCATTACACCATCTTTGTTGAAAAATCGGTATTCTTCGTTACCATATTTCAACATACTGATTTTGAAACCAAATTCTTCGCAGAAATCTTTTAAAGTATCTGGCTTGATTTTCATTGTTGCCATATCGTCTTTTGTTAAATATGGCTTACATTTCAACAATTCCAATAAGTCTTTTTTATTTGATTGCATATAAATTATTCCTCAAAATCTTTGGCAATTTTATCTAATCTTTTTTGATTATCTTTTGCTTTATATATAAGCGAACATCCTTCGCTGACTAATTCGCTAGTTAAACAATACAAATCATCAAATTTTGTTCTAAATAATTTTCCACCTTCATAATCTTTTCTAATTATTATGTTATCATAATTGAGTATCTTTACAGAAATTTTAACTGCATCTGGACACTGGTAATAACCAAATTCATTCCAGTCATCTTTCTTAAAATCAAATTTATTCGCAATCCAACCGATGTTATAAAATGTCATCAGTAGTTCACTCAAATTGTATTTTCTATTCATACACCAAAATATAGCAATAAAATAAAAAACCAGGAAAATTTTTATTTTTCCTGGTACTGTTAAAATTTATTTGTTCAGATTAGTTTGTGCGATAGCAGTAATATCCGCAATCAAGTGAAATTTCATCACCATCATAACGAGCCAAAAAATTAGCAGGACCATCTGCATCTATGATTGCTTCAGCAAGTTTATTAAGGTTAATCAAGTTGTTTTTCTTAACAATTTCAGTAAATTGTTTCTTACCGAAGTTGTCAATATACCATTGAACGTCATCACCATCATAATAATCTTCAAGATATTTTTCAACGGCTTCGTCTTCATCTACATCACCAAATTCTTCTTGGTATCTTTCAGGTTCACTTTCGTGAATATCAGATACATAGTATTCAGCATCTTCTTTCTTGGCATCTTCAAACCAACCAGTATCTACAAATTGTTCAATTCCACCAATGTTTTCAAAACGAATACCTTCAATGCCTACATCGTCAAAGAGTTCCTTACAATCTTCCTGAGCGGCTTCTTCTGCTTCGTCATAAGATTCGTAGCAATAGTATTCTTCATTACCAAATGTAACTTGAACAGCTAATTGACCTGGACCTTCATTGTATTCTACTTCAGCATCGGCATAGTCATTACCTGTGTATTCAGCAAGTTCACGAACCATTGTCTTAATTTCGTCAGATTCACCTTCTAATGGGTCATCTTCAGTTTCTTCGTCATCTGGTTCTTCAGCTACATCTTCGTCTTCGGCTTCTTTCAAGATACGATAGCCAAAGGATTCGCAAACCTTCATAGCTTCAGCAAGGTCGGAACCTTCAACTTCTTCTATGAACATATCTTTAACAATAGGGAACAAATCTCTATCATTAACTTCTTCATCCAAGTTAGCCTTTACATAAGCAAAACACTTCTGCAAGTTTGGTTCTCTGCCGTGTGTTTCACAAAATTCCTTATAGTCATTGACTAACAAATTAATCTCTGACATGTAACCTTCGTTAATTTTCATAATAACTCCTTCCTATAAAATTCGTTTATAGTATTTATAAATTTTTAGAAGTCTGTACTTATTTTCGCTATTCATATTCTATTCAAGTGCCTTTTGTAGATTAAATCTATATCATTACTGATAGCCTTCGCAGTTTCAATGATTTTATCTACATCTGATATATCGTATTTCTTCAGTTTCTTTTTGTTTGTTTTGTGTTTTTTGATTAGTTTTTCCAAATTACCGCCATGATGAACAAAATAATTAGTAGCTTTTGAATGCAAATAAGGACTAATTCCGAACCCCTTTTGAGTACAATTCTTTTTATTTGCTATTTTTTCAGGAGCAAAACCCCAAGTTAAAATAAGATTTGGTAGTATTTTAGAAGGGGTATTATTTAAAAAATAATTTAATGGCAATTCTTGTTTTATGTAGTCTTTAATTTCCTTTCGCATAGTTCTTGTAATACACTCCAAGTTCACAAATTTTATCCAAAGTATTAGTTAAGTTATTCAATCGTTCTTCAATCTTATCATTCTTTTCTTTTAGGACTTTAACTGCCAATCTTTCTTCTTCCAAATTGTGCTTATGGATTTCCAAATCCTTATTCTTCGCATCAATTTCGTCTTTCTGTTTGGCTATAATTCCATTCAACTTTGTGATTTCATCCAAACCGTGAGAAGTATTAACATTCTGTCTTAAAATGGTTTCGGACTGGTTCTTGATAAGTTCATTCTTTTCTGCCAATTCTTGTACTGTCTTTGCAGTTTGGATTTTGTATTCACAAATTGTTTCTGTATTTTCTTTGATTATATTTTCTTTCTTAATGAGTTCGCCTTGAAGAACGTCCATATCCTTCTTTAGAGCAGCCGTATCTTCAGCATACTTTGTTTTAAGATTTTCAAGTTCTTCTTTGGCTGTGCTATACCATTTTACAATTTCATCAAGTGCTTCATCCACATATTTTGCTTCATAAGCATCAATCGTAACTGTTTTACCCGCAGGCCAAACTTTTCTAGTAACTTCAATTTTGTTTAATTCTTCGTATTTCATTAAATCACCTCACTAAAAATCATTGTTTATATTTATAATTTTGGTTATCTGATTTTGGATTTTAGTTTTTGTTTCTTTACGAAGTTGCTTAATTTCTTCTTCTTTCCTGTTAATTAAAGCCATCGTTTTCAATAAATTTTTAACTTCAGGTTTCTTATAAAATTCTACAACTTCTTTATATGTTGTTTCCATTTCAGTTAATTTGTTATCCAAATCTTCTAAACTATTTACTGGTTTCCAATCCCACTGAATATCTTGGAAATCCTGAATTTCTTGAAGTTTAGGTGGCATACAGATGTCTTTGATAAAACCATCACTTATCCTTAGAACTGAAAAATCATTTGGAACATTTACTACTTTCTTCGCAAAAGCCAAATTCTTAAACTTAGAAAACTTCACATATTCATCATCGCCATAATTAGCCTGAAAATTGTACATATCTCCCTTATACTTCTTATCCAAAATTTGTATGAATTTCGTATAATTAACCTGTACATTATGTTTGGCAAGTATTTCGTCTACTTGCTTACACATATCCCAATCAAATTTAATTACATTTATCATTTGAAGTCCTCCTTTAATTTTTCAGTTCGTTTTTGTTCTTTAATTTGTTTGAACCATAAAGATTTTCTATCAAAAAATGCTCTTAATTTATCTTCTTTATTAAACAGTGTAAAACCATCTATATTAGCTGTGTCATCTTTTTCAGGAATAAAATGGTAATCTTCCCCATAAGGATTTGAAATATAATCAAAATATCCAATTCGTTCACCCATAAAATAAACACCACTGGAAATTGAAATCTTCAGTGAATAATCACCAAATACTTTAAACAGTTCCTTCATCGTCATCAGTAAAATCCTCATTCAGTTCTCTTATTTTCAATTCCTGTTTGTATTTCTTATATACAAGGTCAAATTCCATAAATTTTAATCTGCAAAATTCGTAACAATCACCATTAGTTCCGAAAATCAAAGTATAAACTAAACCATTCTTGTCTATACCAGTTAAATATGAATTTAAATCATAAGTTCCATTAGTACACCTGAAATCAAATACATCTGGAACATTATGGTTTATAATTGGCATTGACAAAGTAATAGAATTTGTATACTTGTTTTTTAACAAATTAAATTCTTCTGCCAATTTAATTATATCATCATAGTTAATCAAAGTCGCTCTCCATTTTCCCGAGTTTCTTCCAAAGTAGTCTTTGCTTTAATTCTAACATTTTATCGTTTAAATACTCTTTTAAACTTTCTTCTTTTGTTGTTGCTATTACACCCTTATCAGTATACAAAAATGTTTTCTGTCCACTTGAAGAAAAATCGCAAATACAATAATCACCTGACATGGCTTGATAAAATATATCTTTCTTTACTTTCAAACCATATTCTTCACATATTCGTAAAAATGATGGTAGTGTCATTCAAAGTCCTTCTTCATACTCACAATTCGTTTGTTCGCACCAAACTGTTTCTTGTAAAGAGAAAACTGACTATATGTTTCAATCAGATTCTTACAATGTTTCCTTAGTTCTTTAAGACTCCAAATTTCTTCTGCTTCATCATCACCACCCCACATAATTTTCAAATTATTACTGTGGCTGTTATATTCTAATTTCATACAAGTTCGGCAAAAGGCATAATCGTCTGATGGGTCATATAAGAACACAGGACAATAGTAACCATCTTCGTCCTTGATTTTCGTGCCAGGAAAAGTTGCTACATAACAATCGTGTGATTTATCAAATTTATAACTCAGCTTAAGTTCTGTGGCTAATTTTTTAAGACTGTCTTTGTTAATTTCATCGTTCATTCAAAGTCTCTCTCCATTTTTAAAATCTTTCTTTCTAATTCTTGTTGTTTCAAATATATCAAAATTTCATTTAACCATTCTCTACAGGCACTTTCCGTACTTGTAGCATAATAATATCCGTCCTCATCCAACACATAAATTAAACCAGTACTCAATAAGTACATTACAACTCTACCGCGATAACAAGCAATAGGGTCACCATTAATCGGGTCCATTCTCAATTCAAATCCATATTCCTCAACAAGTTTATTAAATACTTTTTTCATTTGAAATCACTCTCCAATGCCTGTTCCTTAAAATGTACTTTCCACTTCTTAATTATTGGAATATATGCTTTAACACATTCTTCAGCAAATTTTATATCTTCTGTTTGTTCATACATTCTGGTTTTAGTGTTATACACAATCAAACCGTTAAATCCAGCTTCAATAACATAATAATTACAGTATTTTCCTAATGTTTCTTGTCTTCTGTGTTCTATTACTAAGCCAAATTTAGCACTTAATTCGTGTACTGTCTGTTCCCATTTAGTCAAAATCTTGCCCCAGTTGATATAGTCTTTTTTCGTTCTTTTCTGCTTTAATTTTCCTTAGACATTCACCAATCCGTAATCTTGCTTCTTCTTTAGTTCCAACAAACTTTTTCATTAAACGATTAGTTCGGATATAAATTGTGTTATACATTAGGGACATCACGTATGTATCGTCATAAGTGGCATATTTTATTACACCATCTTCAACTGTCAATCCAAATTCACTAACCAATTCTTCAAACAAAATCTGCCTCCATTTTTCTCAATCTTTCTTTCCCAAGTTCTTTCTTAAATTCCAACTCCGCCCTAGCAATATAAGCTAAACACTTTTCTAATTTATCCACTGCATCATCCAAATTATCTGCGTATTGAAATCCAAAATCCGAACCTAACCAAATACTTAAACTATTTGTTCCAGGAAAATATAACATAACTGCATAGCCTAAATAACGAGCCACATTATTCTCTACTTCAAACTTGTGTTCATTACTTAGTTTTTCAAAAATTTCTTTCATTAGAAATCCTTCGCAATCTTCTTCAGTTTAATTTCTAATTCTTCTTTTTTAGTTTCTATAATAGTGTTTTTCAAAATTACTTCTATATCAGATTTTAAATCCATATAATTACTAAAATTATGACCCATCCATACTGAAACTTTACCATCGGAATTATCATACATCAATACAACTAAATCCTTATAAATGCAGTAAATGTAATTTTCCTGTCTCTCGGCTTTCAATCCATAAGATATAACAAGTTCATTAAGTTCATTATTAGTCATAACTGACATTTCTCCATAGAAAATTAAAAATTTTATAAGCGCAGATTTTTTTCTAACACCCATTTTCCTATAATATAGAAACTTTCCTATAACTTAGCAATATACAGAAAACACATTTTTTCCATAGAATACTTCATTTTTATAAGTGCTGATTTTTTTATTTTGCCCATATAGAGCGAAAAAGAGAACTGTTGCCTTAGCAACCCTAATTGGGTATTTTTCAGTACTTCTAGACCGAATTTTTGTATCAGATTTTTTTCAGATGCCACCCAGATTAAGAAACTGACGACTGATTTTTGATAGAGCTTTGGTTCGCCACCATTCGCCCATACACCCCCTATATGCCCTTAATACAAATTTTCAGACCCATCTGACATCCATCCTGCGAAAAATATGCCCAAAAACGGGCATTTTTGGGTCATTTTTGGGGTCTAGGAAATGACATATTTAGGGTCCCATTTTGGGTTGTATTTTATGACATACGCACTTTCGGCAGTTCAACTGGGTCAGCTCGGGACTGTCAGTAGGACCTTTAGAAGTCGGACTGGAGGCGGTCTTGTCGGCGTTGAATCTCAAATTCTTTCAGTTCCTTGACCAGACGATTGAACTTCAAACACATTAACTTGAAAAGTTTAGGGCTAAATTGAGAGACTGAGAACAAAAAGATATGTTGATTATCTCTATCAATGTTAGCGGGCATATATAGGGAATCTTTAATTATATTATATTCTAGGATAAAAAAACCTTGAACATATTTAGAAGGTATGATGGCATTGATAATATATTGGGTTTGAAGGTTAATAGTAAGGTTATATTCCTTACATAGTGAATAGAATAGTTCTTTATTTGAAATCTTCATTTGCTTTTTCAATTCGTTTCCTCTCAATAATACCTTTAAGGAATAAAACGGCTTCATTTATAATAGGGATGGCCTTATCAACAGACTTAGTATCTGTATGGAAGAATTCGGGAGAACCCCAACGAAGTATATGAATTTTATTAGTAACTTGGAATACAGGTTTACCTTTATAGAAACCTGTATAGGTATGTTCATAATTATATAATGGACGAACTGTGTCTTTAACTTCTGTAACATAGGGACGCAGTTTATCAACTACTTCTTCTGCATTGAAGGTATAATTTAATTTAGAAGTCCGCATTTATTTGTGTTATCCTCAATAGGTTATCAAATTCTTTTATATTTCTCAAAGTGGTAGATAAGGCTTTTAGGGCGGGCTTTTCGGATTTATAAGTCTTTGTAGTCCAATCGGCCCATACCTTAAGTTTACCTTCACTATCATATTTTTTATGGTTATTGATGATATGAATGGTTATATCTTTATCTGCCTTATTATAATAAAACAGATAGTAATTAGGGTCCTTATATCTACCTTCAATAGAATAATTTGTTTCATTAACAATAGGTACTAAAGCTTTAAATTTATCTACATTAGCAATCATCTTGAATTCTCTTAAGTTTTTCGTGATAACCAGGAAATTTAAGTTCTAGGAAAGTATCTTTGATTTTAGGTAATAAACGGCGGACATCAAAGAAGTTCTTACAGACTTCAAAATCCCATTCAAGTTCATTAAAGTCTTTTATATAATTAACACCCATAATATGTTCACCGAAATAAGTAAACATTGTATAATTATAGTTACTGATTGAATGATTCAAGTGCCCGATTATCCAGCCACCTTGGGTTTTAAATTCCATATAAGGACTAAGTAAATCTTTTACTTTCTTCCATTCAAGTTCTTTAAAAGTCATCTTTAATCTTCTTCAATCGTTTAGATTCTAAGTGTCTTTTATAGTTTCGTTCAAATCGGGATAGTTTAGCGAGAAGATAATCTAACTTTCTGTAAGCTTCTTCTATGGTTGTATACTTACCCCAACCAATACAGGCTATATCGGAATCACCCGGAGTGTATTCAAAGTCATTTACAATTAAGAAGTTATTATGGTCATCAATCTTAACTGTGTAACCATAGAACTCTAGGCCTGACGGGAAATTATAACAATTCCAACCATCAATCTTACTCAATGAATACTTTAGAACACAAGCATTCAACAGCTCTTGTGCAGTAAGTGTGTCCTTAGCCATAGTTAGTATCTCCATATCCCCAGGTTTACTGGGGCTTGTACGTCAATTACTGTAGATTACTGACAATCTCGTCAAACATTCCGTCAATGGATTTGGCTTTAGAGAACAGTACAGAATGTCCACCTGCCTCACGGTAGTTCGTTACATTCTTTTCCTTATCGTCAATTAGGATAGAATCGGGCGTAGCTTCTTTATGCTTAAAATTACCATTGTTGATAATCTTAATAAGCTCTGCCGGAATGAATGGAGCATACTTCTTTAACCAAGCTTTCTTTCCACTCTTACCTTCCCAAAGGTGAACTGCAGAGAAGATACCAACCTCAATGTCGGGATTCTCTTTAACATATTCTTCAACCTTCTTCAAGAGCATAAGGCCCTCTGGGATTGGCTTCATATCACTCCAAAATGACGGACCAATCTCCTTCATCTTATTCCAATTACACTTATGAACATCGGGTTTCCAACATTCAAGTTCGTCACAACGGCCCTCAAAATCACAAAGCACACCGTCCATATCAAAGTAAATCGTTTTCATTTAAACCTCTTTTTTATATAACAAATATAGATTATTTTGCGGTATTTGTCAATTAAAGTTATGTAAACTTTTATAAACAAAAAATGCTCCCGTTTGATAGGGAGCGGTAGGAATACACATGAACAGTTAAAAAAAGTCTAACTATGCCATTCTTCATTTAGATTATAACCAGGTTTTGTTTGTAATCTTTTAGCTTCTGTGATACCTTGTGGACATTGAACATTAAGCTGATGCATAAATCTCTTAAACATTCCATTGTCAAAAGCATAAGGAATCTGGTCCTTAATTACATATTCAACAGAGGTAGAATCGTAAAATCTGTCAATCAACACCCTAAGTGCTCGTTTTAATGCTAATGCTCTGCCATAAGCATACACATAATTATCCTTATCTGCACATACAGCAACGGCTTTGGCGAGTAATAGTTTAGATACAGTTTCCGGGTGTTTAGGTGAAGGACACCCACGAACTGTTGAATTTGGGTATTTGTATTCAAGTTCATTCGTAGCAAGGCCTGTCATTTCCCATATTTCACAGGTACAAGTCTTATCTTTATGGGTGAAGAATACTTGGAATTTACGGTCTTTTCCGTCGGTACATTTAGTTGTAAAAATCATCTATTTCTCCACTTGGAATTGAGCCATTCTCTACAGCAGCTTTTATATGTTCATATCCAATACCATTACATTTTGGTATATTACTTTTTCTATTAATTTTTGTATTTTGTGATTGAATTGTAGATTTTTTTACTTTTTTAATTTTTAATGTATTATTTAAATTACTTCTAAAAATTAAGTATTCATATCTGCTAGCCAAAATTAGCATTTTTTTAATTGCAGATCTATCTTTATATTTACCTTTATATCTTCTTGCATATTTAAAAGCTTCATCATAGTATTCGTGATAATAAGTATCATTAGATAAATTTATATTTAACTGTTGTTCAAGCGAAGAAACATCTTTTCTAAGTTTTTCCATACTGGTAAAACTTGTATTTGGCTTTTTATATAATTTATGATAAGATATACAAGTTTTATTTTGTTTTGTTAACTTATTTTGTTTAGAAGTCTTATTTTGACTGTTTGCAAGGATTTCATCACACACAATCTTTACAAATGTTTTATAGTCTGTATTATTTTCTCTTATAACTTTCAAACACTTTTTATCTGTATCATCAAGAGCATTAAATGATTTATTAACTTGACCAAAACTTATTTCCCAGCAATTCTTTGTGACCTGTACTAAATTCAAGGTATGTTTTGATTTATTATATTTTTGTATTGATTTGTCACGAATTATTTTAGGTATTCCGGTTTCTAAGTGTATAGTTGATTTTGTTATTTTACTTTTATTTCGTTCAACAATTTCCGCATGAAGTCCAGTATACCCTATATATTTCTTTAATATATTTTGTTCTGTCTTACTATAATCGCTAATGTCAATACCGGATTGCTCCATATTCTTGCTTTTAGTGATTTGTTTCATAATTTTTCCTTTTTATTTAGTTTTATTTTTACATACAAAAATGGTTAAAAACTAGCATCTTGTCAATATCAATTTGTAAATTTTAATTTACTAGGAAACTTTAGAGTCATTGTAATCAAGGTAAATATCCATAGCACTATCTGTTTTTGTTTTCAATTTATCAAGTATTAAATCAAAACATATAACATCGTCACTTTCACTATCAAGTATATTTTTAATGATATTCCAATCCTTATTAACTTTGCCCCAACCAAATTTAACACTAAGGCTAGTTTTATGATTAACTAAAGTAACCTTGGCTTTATCTTTCATAATTCTAAGGGCGCCTATTACATTCTTTTTATTTGCATCTTTGGAAGAAGCTAAAGAATTTGGTTTATGAGTTCCTTCACCTATGTAAACAAAAGGATATGAATTAGTAGTAATTCCTGCATTATAACAATCATAAAACCAAACAAAGTCTTCGGACAAATACTCAACACTTCTAAACATTAAATCACGATGTTCTCTTAAAAAGTCATTGTTTAATATAGAATGTTGTGTCCACGCAGTTTTATTATTAACATAAAGTTCTGGTTTCTTTGCATAAGTACCTGTTTGAATTTCATAAGGACACCCGCCACTAAATATATCTTTATTCTTTAAGTGTAAATCACATAGAATACCTAATGCGTTCTTTAAAGGAATATAGATACAATTTTTAGTAGATTCAGGTCTCAAGTCGGCAATTTTACAATTATTTAAATCGTCATCAATAATAATGTAATCTTTAACATCTGGACGATTATCTGCCATATAATTCTGTAACCAATGCTTTTTTAATCTAAAGTTTCTCCATTGTTCTTTAATCTTTACAAAAGTTACATTAGGTGCGGTGATTTTATCATATCCTGATGCTGTATAGTCTTCATCATAAACTACACAAATAATTTCATTATCAGATATATTCTCCGGATGCTTTAATATACAATTACTTCTAAACTTGTATGATATAACCACTACTGGAATTGTAGGTGTGTAATTCTTCCAGTTGTTATCGTATTCAATAATTTGGTTTCTTTCTTCTGTACTAATCATTCAAGAAAACTCCAATCACTCTCTGGTTTAATTAACTTTTCTTTTACAATTTGGTCTATTTTAGCAAAACAAACTTCAAATTGTTCATCCGTAAACTGCGTATTAATATCAGTCCAATTAGGTAAAACTTTATCAAGTATTTCTTTTATATCTTGATAGAATACACAAGGTTTACCTATACCAGGAATCCAACAATTCCAGGAAGAACTTATAACAATTTTACATTCATTCTTCATAATTCTCAAAGCATTAATTTGATTTTTCTTTAAATTGAGACTTGAAGAAGCTATACTGTTATTTGAACTATTTGTTTCTAAGTATAATGGTTGAAAACAATTATAATGTTGTCCGTTTTTATTACAGTCAAACCAAATAATAACATCTTCTGCGACATTCTGTAAATCTCTAAATCTACATTCAGGATGTTTAATGACCCAATCATTCTCAAATAAGTAACACTGATAGAATGGATTTTGTTTTGAAATTTTAGTAGTATGAGCAAAGGCTAAACTATTAAATTCAGGACCAGATACTGTTCTATAACCAAATTTTAAATGGTATTCTTCTAATAACCCTAATGTATTTTTCAATGGAATATACATTGTAGTATCTTTATCTGTGACGATTTTACCGCGTTTCATATCGTCATCAATCATAATATATCGTTCAATTTCGGGTCTTTTTACGAAAAATTCTTGGATATATCGTCTTTTCTTTTGAATACTGCGCCAATTTTCATCAATTTGTACAAATTCTACATTAGGTTGACAGTCATATTCTTTATAGTTTTCATAATCTTCTTTATAAACAAACACAAAAATTTTATTATCACTTACATCCTGTAAATGCTGTACTATATTCCCTGCTCTATTTTTATATGAAGGAATCACTATAGGGCATTTAGGTGAATAATCTTGATAATGCTCACTATAAAATTTTATTTGTTCTAATTCTGTCATATCAGTATGTATAAAGAAAAATGGAGCGGGCTCACAGTCCCGCCCCATTCAATTAACCGGAGAGTTAATTATGGTTAGATTAAGCCTTCTTGGCTTCGGCCTTTGGAGCCTGTGGCTTCTTACCACGCTTCTTGGCATTGAAAGCCTTCGTCAAGAAGATAAGACCGCCACCTTCGGAAACCAGCTTATCATTGATGAACAACTTACGGCCGAACACACGCTTGTGTGCATTCTTCATTGGCTTTACATGACCCATTTCAAGACGGAAATCACCCTGTGGAACCTTACCCGTGAGAGTAGTGTCAGTCATGGTAAATTCGTCCTTGTGGTCCTTAATGTAGGCACACATAGACTTAATTTCGGAGAAATCAACATCTACAGTGAGACGCTGGCGAGGAGCCTTCGTAGTTGTCAATCCGTGGACAATCTTATACAAATACTCCTTCTTGTATTCGCCCAGTTCAACCTTCTGTTCCGCACCGTCCACAACGCGGTAGAGTTCACGCTTCTTGAACTGCTTGCCACTCTTACCAGTCTTGGCAACGAGCTTCACAATGTAGTCATTGACCTTGGAATCAACTTCAACACTCGGGAATCGCCAGGAGTTGTCATCAATCTTGACGATAGACTGCTTGTTGGTTGAAACCATATCACGGAGCTTACTTGCTAGAAGTTCGCGGGAGTTCATCTTTGTTGGCTGAGCCATAGTTGAATTAGTTTTCATAGTTTTATTCCTTTATAGTTAAATTGTTAAACATTCAACATAATCAAATGTAAATAAAACGAAACAAGTTGTCAATAGTTACATTGACAACTTTTGTTCCGATTAGAACTTAGAGTTTGATAGTCAAACGATACTTGTCTGCGTTGGGTTCTTTCTTGATTACTTCGGAGAGGGAGGCAATCATCTTGATGACCTTTTCACGAGGGATGAGCATATCAATCTTGTCATCGTCGGCCACATACTTAATTCGCATTTGTTCCTTGGCGAGAGCTTGTTCAGCAGCAGCGAGTGCGTCCTGTTCCGCCTTAATGCGGGCCTTGCGTTCGGCAATTTCCTGTTCCAAAGACTTCTGTGCGGGACGAACCTGAGTTGCCGGCTTAATGACACGCTGGTCATACTGTTCCAAATCATTACCCTGAAGAACATTGAGAAGGTCACCGAGGTTCAAGAACTGATAGTTAGTATTTTGCATTAGTTTTCCTTTTGTTAAAATGTTTTACATTGTCATACTATAATATAGTAAATAAACTTATGGTTGTCAATGGTATTTTGCCCATTTTTATGTAAAATTTTATTTACTTTTTAATAATATAGTTGTCATAGCAGTTCGTCATTACAGGTTTTTCAAACATTTTCATATAACCTTCGGCAACTTGCTTAATTTCGTCATAAGTTCCCACATAATTACAGTATTCGTCTTTAACGAAAGGCCAATAAGCATTTATTTCCCAACACTGTACATTTTTTGATTTAACTGTGAATGAATCAAAGGTTATATTATATAAACTGTTGCCCTTATTGACAAACTTATAGGTATTATAAATTGACGCTGGGTTAGAAGGATGTTCTGAAGAAAACTCATAACCATACTTCTCTGCCAATGTCATAAAATCAAGTTCTATTTCATCGGTGTTAATATCGTTAATCTTTCGTGCAGTTTCCGTTTCTTTTCGTTTCAATTCATACTTAGAAGCTTCGGTAGCATATTTCTGTTTATATGCTTCAAACAGTTCTTCAAGTGTTAAGGCCATATTCTTAAAGAAAGGTCGGGAAACATAAGTATAATCGGACTGTATATCTGCTAGGTAATAATTATCCGAACCAGGATGTACTTCTTCAAACTTAAAGTATAACGTGGCGCCGCGTTCATTCCATACAATGTTTGAGTAAACTGTTATAGAATTGATTTTCCAGTTATAATTATATGTTCGGAAATTATACAACTTAGCAAAATCTTCAATTTCTTGCCTTGTATAATAAGAAAACTTCTCGGCAAAATAGGGAGAAGTCTTATCTTTTGAAATGTTATTATTAGTTACAATTTTCATAGTTATCCTTTATGTAACGGAAGGTGAGGGACTTGAACCCCCAAGGGATTTCTCCCGGCAGATTAGTAATCTGCTGCTTTACCAATTAAGCTAACCTTCCATAAATCCGTTAGTAATCGTACTTTTCGGATTGTTTCTTTTCAGTCTTTTCCTTCTTAATTCCAGCTTGTTTTGCGAAAGACTTTGCCATCTTTCTCATCTTTTCCCAGCGTGCCTGTTTCTGTTCTTCAGTTTCTTTTTCTTTTACTTCTTTTCTCTTTTTCATCTTGTTTTCCTTCAAAAAGTTAGGGTATTGGTCTGCGCCCAGCGATAGTTGAGTTGCTACCTAAACCATACATTCTCTTTCAAATCTTCGTGCCTTGCGACAAGGATAACTCACCAAACCTTTCACAGAGGTCTTACTGCGGGCTTCTTGAACACGCATTCTAGAACTGTGTGCAGAGAATTATACCCAATTCTGTTTATAAAAATAGCGGGTGCCGGGGATTTGAACCACCACCTGGATGTTATATATTACTATATTAAATGTAATATATGTTTTAATCTATTATTATATCTCTAATGTCCCGTACTACTTATACGAAGCACCCATCGTTTTAAGGCAAACCAATTAGCCAATCCTATACAGCTACCACTTCAAGGGACTAATTGTAAACCATTTCATTCTATGTCTATAATATAGTTTATTATTTATAATTTGACAATACCCATTTGAACATTTTTGTTTCAAGTGAGAACTTACAAAAATCCCTCCCACGGATGGGAGGGATTGGAGGTAACAACAAAATTCGTTAGGTCACGGGACGTTCGTCAATCTCGGTATCGGCCAAGAAAGAACCAAACTGCTTGATGATCTTCTGTCGGTCTGCTTCAGCATCCGCCTTATTCTTACGGACAGACCAAATCATACGGCGGTCCGGTTTATCGTTAGTGTTGTAAGTTACTACAAATACGTTCATATTTTTACCTCTCTTTTTAAATTAAAATCCCAAACGGCGGGCGGCAGTACCCAAATTGCGGAGCTGTGCGGTGTAATTTGCCATATTAACCAAAGACATACCATTCACAGTATAATCTTCAACCTTCTTTGCGAACCGTTCGTAATGTTCATTAAGAATCATAGCACACTTCACAAAAGCATTGATGCCATTCGGAACATACTTCAACATTTCCAAATGAGCGGGTTCATACACGAAATCAAAGAAACTCTGCTGGACACCACTTTCGCTCTTAAACAGAGCACGAACTTCATTTGTCTTCGCATGGTTTTCCTGAATCAGTTCGTTAGACTTCTTGTCAAACATCTGCCACAGAAGGTCAAGGTCCTTGTTTTCGGGTCGGCGAGATGCTGCCATAAAATTGTAATTACCTTCAACCTTTTCAATCATATCAATCATAAGGTCCTTCATAGTGCGAACATTGTGTTCAAAGTTGGCTCGGAACATATTGAGAGCCATTTCGGAAGTGGAAGAATTGATGTTGATGTTGATATTGATTGTTGTCATAGTTGTTACCTCTTTTATTATTGTATTACAAATATAGTTAAAACTATGAACCTTGTCAATAAGAACTGCGCATTTTTATGTAAAATTTCGTTTACAAATGCTAAAAATCTTTCTTAATTTTGGCTAATTTCGCTCTTTCCGCTAATGTTTTTATCCTTAATGCCATTTTTTGAAACTTTTTATCAACCTTTTCGGGTGTAATTTCGTTATACATTTCATCGTCTGCCCAATCTACTGTTACTTCATCCGCAGTCGCAATCCCATCTTTAGTAATATAAAATTTAGAATAGAACTGAATTTCTTCTAATTTTGGCTTATATTCGTCAAAGTCTAGAACTGCCAATACATTCCTGCTATCTGTATTATTCGTTAATGAGGACTTTGAATACACATACAGACATCTTTTATCTTTAGTTAGTTCTTCACAGAAAAGTCCATTCTTTTCCAGGATAGGTAGTAATTCTTCATAAGTCATAGTTTATTCCTTTTAATAAAAAAAAGCACCCTAACATTCGCTAGGGTGCTCTGAGTTGAACAACAACCCAAGGAGGTAACAACAATTTCAATAGATTTTCTTTTGATCGGTGGAGAAAATTGTAAAGAACCAATTTATCGCGTTGCAAATTTATAGCGGGGACCGGACTTGAACCGGTGACCTTTAGGTTATGAGCCTACTGAGCTACCAACTGCTCTACCCCGCGATGAGTAAAATTTGGAGAAACATACAAAACTCCAGGTAAAAGGGGATTCTCAACCAACTAAGTCCAATGTTGAGTTTGTATATTTTTTAAACACACTGGTGAAAATGCTACCCCAACTTGGTCTGTCACATCCAAGTGTTCACAGATTATGCCACAAAGCCTAGCAAGTAACACCATTAATCTTTTCTTTGATTTGTTTCCAAGTTAAATTATCTTTATCCAAAATAATTATTCGTATTCCATTCTGTTGTTGAACTTTTTCAATTTTTTCAACATCAGTTATTCCAAATCGTTTGGACTCATTGTTAATCAAATAATCATTTTTAGGGTCAAGATATACATTATATTCAGGAAGATAAAAATCAGGATAATAACGATGTTTTACACCATTAGAATCTTCCCAAAGATAATAAGTAGGTCTTTCCCATTTAACCTGGTTATCGTCAAGTTCTTTTGCTACTTCAAATTCATATTGAGAATCTAGTTTAATACCTTTATATTCAATAGTTTTTGAAGTATGCCAACCGCCTAAATGTCTTTCAAATGCGATTTCACTCATACGTTGTTTAAATTCTTCTGTATGAGCACGTCCAAAAATTCGTTTACCTTCTTCAGTACCTTTGTATAATCTTGAAGTAGTTTCACCATATTTTCGTACACGTTCGTCGGTTTCTTTAGTCAATCCTTTGTTCCAAGCTTTAAGTCCGATAGTATGACTAACATAATTTCTATCAGGATTTTTAGGGCAAGTTCTTTCGTGATTTCTTAAAGAATTCGCATTTTTACATTCTTTTCCGCAAAATTTACAAATAAATTCCATATTATATGTATATTTTGGTAGAGCAGTTGATTAAAGCCGGAGAGAGGATTCGGACCTCCGAAGCTTTCGCGGCTGATTACAAATCAGCTCCATTTGTCCACTTTGGTACTCCGGCAATTTAAAGATTTGGGTAGTTCAAAGCACTACCCAGCTTGCGGGAACCCTTATCAGGGGTATCGCTCCACATAGGTTAAGCCTATGACTCTTTTTCGCTCTAGAGGCAGGACTCGAACCTGCGGCGGACTTGCGTCAAGAGATTAACAGTCTCCCCCCTGCTACCAGCTCGGGTACCCTAGAATAAATCTAATCAAATCCGTGGTATCTTCGGAGCCTCACACTTCCGAAGTTGTTTGTGGGCAAAACAAGAGGGCAACCACCCACAAAGCAAGCCAAACCACCGTGGCTCCCGCATGAAAAATCAACCAGACACACATACAAGACTTGGCACACTTGTAATAATATATTCAAACATTATTCTGTCATCACTAACCATTTACTCTGGAGCGACCGTTTCAATGTATTGTCAGTGTTGGGATTTTCACACAAAAGATAGGAACCGATGCCTAAACAATAGCTTCACTATCTACCGATTTCTTCATCATTGGCCTGTGCGACTATTAGTGAACTCTACCGCCACAGTAGTTTCGTACCAATAGGTCCCTGGGATTTCACCAAATACCTATTGGATAATAACCATCACATAATGAATACTCACGCACATTATGTTTTTACGAATACATTATACCTACTTCCATACCTTTTCAGTATTTCCATAGTCCCTTCAAGCTCGGTTGGAACCTGTGTTAGGGGAATGTATGTCTGGTTGATTTCTCAACCTTCGTTTTTTATTTATAGTTTTTGTTAAGGTCAGTGCTAATTAACTACCTAGTACTTTTAAACTACAGTCCATAACAAAAGAGTAGTCGGTAAGGTGGGACTTGAACCCACACCCCTCTCGGGACCGGATTTTGAGTCCGGCGCGTCTACCAATTCCGCCACCTACCGGTTTATTCGTAAACCCCTATTAAATCTTTATTGGATGGAAAATTAAATCTATTATGTTTGGTTTTGTTTGATAGATTTCTAAAATAAGGAATCCATTTTCTAAACTTTCTTCTACATTCTACGATGTTATTTTCTTCTCCAAATTTTGAAACACAATCCCAATTTTCAGAATGATATTTGTTCCATAATTTTCTATAAAATTCTTTTTGCGTTACTTTTATTTTTTCATTTTCGCCATGAAACAAATTTCTTCCTTCAATCCAAGTTTCATCAGGTGCGACAATAAAATGTTTACATTCACCAGTGTTTCTATTTGTGAACCAATGTTTACCAAAATGAGAATTATTAACACCACCTTGTTTTACTTTCATATTTTCTCGGTGAACATTAACATATTCTTTTCTAAGTAATTCATAAGCTCTAGCATTTATATATCTTTCACATTTTTGTGTTGGTTTTAATTTCATACTCCAAAAAGCATATAACATTTTCTTTCGTTCATTTGAACCTTTTGGATATATTTTAATCAGTAGCCAATGACATATAAAATGTTCTCTTGGTGTTAGTAACACCATATTATAAGAATTGTTAACACCACCTAAACTTTTAGGTAATATATGATGATTCTCATAATAGTTAGACGAGCCGCTTGGTTCTATTTTCACACCTTGCGTTAAAAATAATTCTCAAATAAATTTCTCTATAATTCATAATGTATTTATTTTTTCTTTGGAGCGGGTGACGGGAATCGGACCCACACCATCTGACACCGGATATGCCAGTACTCTACCAATTAAGCTACACCCGCCCAAATAGAGGACTATTCCGTCTCAACATTTAGTAATATAGTAAAATCTATTCTCATTGTCAATAGTGTTTGTATTTTCTTTGTTTCAAGTTAAACTTCTGTTTTCGTGGGTCCGGAGAGATTTGAACTCTCAATCCTTTGCAGGCTTTCGGGTTTAAGCCGAAATTGTATACCAGTTCCAACACGAACCCAGTTTAGTCCACACTCAGGGACTTGAACCCCGGACCCGTGCCTTATAAGAGCGCTGCTCTCACCAACTGAGCTAAGTGTGGATTTAGTTTGTCTTAATATCGCAGTTACTCTCTGCTTGGGGGATTCGCACCCGCCGTTACATTTTCGTTGAGGTGGCTGGATTCGGACCAGCGAATACAGGAGTCAAGGTCCTGTGCCTTAGACCAGCTTGGCGACACCTCAGAGTTTGATGAATTGGTGATTACGGACATCCATCAGGTCCGTGGTACGAACTTTATCACCTAAGTCATGCTGTCCGATTAGAGGGTCTCGGGTAGGATTCTTTATTTCGCAATCTGTTTTTACGGGGAGCCAGCGCCCATGCCCCAACCTGTTTTTTGCCTCTAGCGAAACGGTTGTGAACCTTGCAGCAAGATTTGACTCTCGCCACTAATCGCTTGTAAACTAATCAGCATTAGTACACCCGGCAGGATTTGAACCTGCGACCCTCTGTTTAGAAGACAGATGCTCTATCCAACTGAGCTACGGGTGCATAAGACCAGTGTTGTTGCACTTACTTCACCTGTGCGATACATCGCAGCCTTTTCAACTTTGTCTTAAAAAGCTCATTTGTGTTAGATTGGTTACTAACATCGCCCGCGGAGTGCTATCTTCTCTGCCGAGTTGTTTGCACCATACAGTTGCCGCCGGAGTACTAAGGATATGTGCTATTAACACATACTCATTTATACTAACAAATTAGTGCTAGCTGGTGGATTCGGACCACCGAAAGCCCAGGGGGCGGGAAATTTACAGTCTCCAGGAATTGACCACTATCCGAAACTAGCATATCAAAAACTTTCGTTGGTTTGCGAGAGTTCCAACTTCTCAGTGGGCTACCACCTTTGCGTTGCAGGGCTACCTGCTATTGCGTTTTAAATGCGGGCCCCATTGTCATACAAAATAATTCGTACCAACGGGGTACTCGGTCCATGCTTCGGCTCTGTTTTATTCCTTGCATGATTCCAACATTCGTATAAAACCGGTGGAACTAGCAGAAAACTATCCTAGGTTTCGTTTCTGTTGTTCTAGTTCCATTTGAGTTATATTGTCTTTGGGCTTCACCATTCTTCTTACTATCTTACCCAACCAAGTACCGGGAAGGTCCCCTTTAGGCAGTGTTAATGGTATCTGTGGAGGTGGTTGAATGTCCTCAATCTCCGGTGGTTACCGGTGTTTTTCCTGAAAAACTTCACAGGTGTTTAATAGTTAGTGTTCCAATGAACTACTCAAATTAAAGTCATAAAAATCTAAAAACAATTCAATTTTATCTTTCATCATTAGTTTGCCATCATTAGTTTTTATTTCATTCCAAGCAATACGATAGACAAAATAACCTTGTTTTCTTAAAAATTCATCTCTTATAGTATCAGATTCTTTTCTGTCTTTATATTTGTGTTGTTTGCCATCAATTTCTAAATCTATATTTCCAATAACAAAATCTAAAAAGTATTTTCCGACTTTCTTTTCACGATTATATTTTATTTTGTTATTATTTAATACAGTTTCAAAAAATCGTTCCGCATAAGATTTTATATTTCGTGTAGTCCAACCTTTATGTGTTCCATTTTGAACTTTTTCAAGTTGGATTTTACGAAGTTTTTCTTTTTGTTTATCAGAAATTTTCTTATGTTTTCTACAACATATTTGACAGTATCCAGTACTATTTCTTCTTTCTAATTTGGTGTGACAATCTAAACAAAATTTATCTGGCAATCGTTTTAACTGCTTTGAAATTTTCTGTTTTTGTTCTTCAGTGTGTTTTCTTTTGTTAGCACAACTTCTAGAACAAAATCGTCCAGAACCAAATACTGAAAGCATTTCTTTTCCGCAACATTCACATTTCATATTCGTCGGGATAGCTGGATTTGAACCAGCAATCTCTCGGTCCCAAGCCGAGCGACTTAACCAGGTTAGCCTATACCCCGAGTTTCCGTGTGTCAAATCATCCTGCATTTATCGGAGCAGCGCCGGAGGCCTTCACATTCATCTTTTAGACGGGCGGGGACGAATCAACTGCTTTAGGAAGTGACAGACTAACGTCCCGCTTGATTTGATTTTTTTTCGTGAGGATGGCGGGGGTCGGACCCGCGACCATCACTCAAGTTTTTCAAAAACTAATTTCAAGTATTCAGATTTCTTTTCTTTTGACAAATGTTTAAATTCACTCCATCTCACTCTTTCTATACAAGTCCATCCATTTTCTAAAAGTTTTTGGGTTCTAACTTTATCGTGTTCAACTATTCGTTTATCCAAATAATGTTGTTCACCATCAACTTCTAAATAGATTTTCTTTTCAGGCCAAGCAAAATCAAGGAAATAACCACACTGATAATAATTTTGTTTATATTCAATATGTTCATTATCAAAAACTTCTTTGAAGTATTTCTCTGGGTAACTATCACCTTTTGAATGGTGGTTAATCAAATATGGAACTTTATCAGGATGTTCAATCAAATACTGTTTTCGTCCTTCCGAAATTTTCTTTTTATGTTCATCACTATGATGTGTTCCAGTATTAGGATTCACTAATCGTCCAGATTTATAACCTTCGCTTAAAGTTTCACCTCTCTGTTTTACTCTCTTATCAGTTTCTTTTGTTAAACCCTTATTCCAAGCATCGTGAGTTGCGTTCCATTTTACAAATGGTGAAATTTTCCTGTTAGGATTTTTCTTACACAACCTTTCGTGATTTCTTAATGAATTTGGGTTTAAGCACGGTTTTCCACAAAATTTACAAATACAATCATTTTCCATATTGTATTTATAATTCGGTAGAGTATCGTACTTGTATCTCTTATGCGGCCAACGGGACTCGAACCCGTGTCCCTAGATTAAAAGTCTAGTGCTTCACCATCAAAGCTTTAGCCACATAACGAGAGTTTTAACGAGTTTTCTTTCTCAACCCTATTTTCACGTCTCCAAAACATATATTTGGATTTAAGCAGCCGTTAGGCATACATTATCGTCGGGTTATCTGGTTCCAAATTTTCAATCTTCTCATTGGTTTCACGAACCAATCTCATTGTATTCACTAATATAGAAAAATCTATTTGGTTTGTCAACCGTTTTTAGTGATTTTTTTGTAAATTGTAATTTACATTGGGTTTATTGTTTCTGGTCAATAACTCATCGCCACTTCAGCAAACATAAACCACAACGCAAATCTTTCAATCTACTAATCAAGCTCTCGGCTCAATTCATTCTCAATTACAGGTTAAAATATAGTAACTAACTACATCCTTGTCAATCCCATTTTGTTAATTTTATTGTAAATTTTTCTAAACAAAAAACCGCAACATTTTTTATGTCGCGGTATCCTGTTCTCCTTCTAGAAAGAAATAATTAACTTACACAACAGAAATACCGCTATCCTCCAAATAGTGTTTAGGCAATCTAACTTGTGTATTAATTATTAAATTCATATTGTATATATAATAAATTTTTTAGAAATCTTGACCCATTCGTACTTTTCTGTATAATTCTTTACTTAGCTTTTCCCATTTGTACATAAAGGCATCAATCTTGTCCTTATGAGTATGAGTATCTGCTTTACTCTTAATTGGCAGTTTACGATAATCGTCAATGAGTTCCTTGGCGGCTTTTAGATTTTCTACATTATATGTTTCAAAACGAATACTGCCACCTAATGCTGGAACCCAATGTCCGAAATTTACCACATAATTAGGTTTATTATCGTGTACTTTACCAGGTCCCCAAAACGCAAATTCTCTATAAGAAGATGAAGGTTCTTGTTGTATCATACATATAGGTATCAGACGAGCCACTTTAACTTCCAGTGAAATCGGGAGTGTATGATTTATAAGGTTGTTATGAACTACTTCATCTCCCCACAAGAAATTACTTTCCCAACCTTTCAAGATGAAAATGTCGGAGTCATTAACTGTATACTGTGTAAGAATGTTAATTACATCTTTACAAGCAGATAATGCAGGTTTCATTACTTCTTCTCCGGGATTGGTTCACGTTCAATTTGAGCAATTTCTGTGTAAACCTTTTCCTTGAAAATCATTTCATCCACGAAGTGCTCATACATCATTAACTGCGAACAGAAAGCCATAAATGCGAGTTCACCGCACTTACCGAAATGACGCTTAATCTTCGGGAACTTGTCAATCAAATAGCGCTGGAGTTCCGGGTCCTTACATTTGCCCTTATTAGCAACTGCGAGTGCCATTAGCAAAGCCCCATTCACACCATCGGTACACTTCAGCTGGTCATTAACAATTCGGTCAAAAAGCATTTCATTCAAGTTCATACCGAGACGAGAAGCAAGCCTCATCATTACATCTTCTTCTGCGTCGGACTTATCATCAACAAACGCATACTTGAAATCAGTAATCATTTTGAAAATCTTTTTCGGGCCTTGTTCGTTGATAGCTTCGTTATAAAGTTTTTGAGCTTCTTTATTGCGGATCTTCTCAGGAAAATTCTTACGAACCGATTCCAGGAGTTCGTCCTGTTCGTATTCGCCCATAGGGTCCTTACTCAGATTTCGCTTGAAATCTTCAAAATCCATTTCGTCATCGTCTTTAAACATTAGCCTCTCCTTGCGTCAGTATCTACAATGTCCAAGTCATAGCTTTCTTCGCCGATGCCTGACAAACCATTCTTTGCGATGCCAGCTATAAATTCATCTACATTATCCAAGAAATTGAAGTAGTTCCCGGACTTAGTCAATGGTTCAACCCATAATTCAATTACAACCTTTTTAGCCATAGTTCAATCCTTATTACTTGGTGTGAATTTCAAGGTAGGTAAGCATCTGGTTAGCAGACACATAGTCAAAATGAGAAAATTTTTCTTGACCGTGGAAGTTTTCCTTGAATGTGATAGAAAACATAGCACCATTCGGTTGCTTACAAGGATACTTAGACCAAGCAGTAATTTGGACACAGGAACGAGTACCAGGCTTAGGTGCATTCTGTTCGTTGAATTTGTTGATGTATTCCCAAACCTTCATTTCTTGTTCTTTATTCATTGTTAACCTCTTTCTTTTTACATAAGTAAATATAGTTAAAACTGTGATTATTGTCAATAAAAATGATGTAAAATATAGTTTACATACTACTTTCGCAGTACTTGAGCGGTACGTGGCAGTTTAATCTGGTCAATTAACTATACTAAAACAACAAAACTGGCCCAGTAACGAGCCAGTCCTGCCAAACAAAACGAAGGAAAAACTATTCGTAGATACCCAAATCCATACACTTATCACGGGCATTTGCCAAACCAATCAAAGCCCAGTAATAATCGTCATCATAAATCTTTTCGTAATTCGTGATGGGATCTGAGCCACTGATGAACTGTTCGTAATATGCGACCTTGAACTTCGCAAATTCCAAACTAGCCTTGGCGGCTTCAACCTTCTTCCCGGCCTGAGTAAGGGTGTTGATTTCCTTAATCTTCTGGTCGGCAGTCTTCAAAAATTCTTCGTGATAAATTGTAACCATTTCTTTACTCCTTATTAGTAGTTAATCGCAAAGTCCACTCTGTTCAAGCTGGTCATTCAGGTCAATGAAGTTCTTCAAAATTCGGGAGAGTTTTCAAGGCCCTGACCAGCAGCCTGTGCGTTATTGATGGCCTGACCCAAATTCTTTGCGGTCTGTTGCATCTGTTGCATCAGCTGCGGGTCCACACCTGTTTGTGCCTGAGCAGTATTATTCGGGTCGGCATCCACACTGGTGCCATCGTCCTTGGTAACATTCAAACCACGTGCACGAATAAGTGCGATAGCCTTTTCCAATTCGTCATCCACAGGAGTTTCAGCAACAGGAGCAAGTTCGTAGTCCAACACACCCTTAATTTCGTGTTTCGGATCTGCCCATTCTGTGAACTTTTCAACCTTGGCAATCAAACCATCTGTAAATGCTCGGTAAGAGTCCAAATCTTCAACTTCGCCACTCTTAACTACCTTGCCCTGATTGTCAAGAATCAGATGACCTCTTTCGTCTCTGGCGTCCTTCATCCACGGTTTAATAATTTCACGATACTTATCCCACCATTCACGGGACTGATTCTGCTTATCGTAGTTCATCATATTCGTGATATTGGTTTCAAGGATAGTACGGTCACCCTCAGGATACAAGCGGTGAATGGCATTGTAATAAACAGAACGATAACCAGCTTCAAATTCTGCTTCGCGGCGGACCTTAGGGGAGTGAATGAGCTGTTCCATCGTGTAGGTCTTACCCTTCATAAGCGGGCTAGTAAATTCGCCCTGGTCACGGGAGAAATGGAGAAAGTGACATGCTTCGTGAACGAAAATAGCAAAAGCCTTTTCCGCAGTCATTGGTTCATAATCAGGATGTTCCTTCATAAAATCTGCCGACACAGTTTCATCCACGAACTTAATGGTCTTATTCGCAATGTCTGGTACAGCAATTCGTGGAAGGTTGATCTGGTCCAAATTCAAAGTATTGGTGAAATAACCACCAACACCTTCTTCCATCGGCACACCAACAGAGAAAGTTGCGAACCCAGATTCATTGTTTTCCATCGCATCCATAACAGTTGCGAAAAATTCGCGGCGACCAGGATTCGGGTCATCCAATGTCCAGTCCTGGAAATCACAAGAAATGTTAAACGGCTTTTCGTCTGATTTTACGAGCATTTATTTACCTCTTTTTCTAAGTTTTCTTAATTAAATATAGATTTTTAAAATCTACTTGTCAATAGTTTTTTTATTTTTATTTGAAATAAATTTATCGTGAACTTTCATTGCTGAGACAAAATTATCAATCTTTTCATAAACCTTATCGTCTTCAATGTAAAACGGGTCAATTCCATACCAACGTTCAAAATTCACAATGAACTGCCAAAATCTCCAATCAGGGAAGTTCTGCTTATGAACTTGCTTGAGGTATTCATACAACGGGTCCAAACGATCTGCATCTCTCATTTCTGTTTTCCTTAAAAAAGAAAGGAACAGTCCCGTTTCCGGGACCCGTTCCGTTTTAGTTTCGGTTAGGCGTCAATGCCAAATTCGTCAAGATAGGTCTCAACATTGAGGTTGACGTCAAACTTATCGTTAATGCCACGGGCGAAGGCCACGGTCTTGAGCTTTTCGTAGTCCTTGTAAGAGTAGGCACAAACCACCTGACCATTCTTGGTGATGTAACGGAAGCTCTTCCAGTCGTAGTCCGGAACATTCTTTTCGGTTTCTTCAAAAATGCGAACCAACTTGCGGAAGATTTCAAGGTGCTTGCCATCCTTGGTAGCACGAAGGCGGTTGGTGACGAACGGACCGTTGTTCTTGCTATATTCGTCAAGTTCAGCAAGGATGTTGCGGTCAGTGCAAATGTGGTTAATCTTACGGAAGTAGACGTGCTTGGAAACCTTCCACTGCATAACGATGGACTTGTTCATAAGAAGTTCTTCTTCAACACGCACCATATTACGTTCGTATTCGTCATTCTTAATCTTCTTATCACGCTTGGTCATGACCTGTTCGGACTTCTTGACAACATCTGCGATGACCTGGTCCGGGTTGGCACGGTAGTCATCCGCCTGGATAACATACACAAAGTCCGGGGAAGTAATCATCTTGTGGTCCTTGTAGCCCTTGAAACGATAGACACGGGCATGCTTCTTACCGCTCTTGATACAGAGGCGATGCTTCATCAGGCGTTCCTGAATGTCAGCGTGTTCGGCGTCGGTGAGGGGAGCCGGTTCGTAATGGGTCTTCTTTTCAGCGGTCTTGACAGTCTTCTTCATAGAAACCTTCTTGGTGTTGAGGGTGGAAATCTTCTTGGTGGTGGTGTTGGTCTTCTTCATAATTAGTACCTCTTGTTTTGTGGTTTTGTTTTGTTTACAGTTTAAATATAGTTATTTTAGACTGTCTTGTCAATGGATTTTGTGTATTTTTGTGTAAAAAGAAATTTACAAAGAGTCAGTTTTCTCAATCACCTCATCATAAGCGATGTTAATGAGTTTAACCATTTGTTCCCTCTCACGAAGGTAAATTTTCATAAACATAAAATACTCCTGGAGCATGCGATAACAGAAATCTAACTGTTTCTTAAATTCGTTCAGATCTCCTTTACATTCGCCTACTGTCCAGGTGAATCTCCAATCTCGGTCAACATCACGATAAAGGAGATTTTTGAAACCTTTACTGTCGGCCTGCTTACCATAACCAATGCAGACCAAAACATAGGTTTTATCAGTATGTTCCGGATCATTCCAATCAACACCGAAGATAGGAGCATTTTCGCTATATCCAAACTGAATCATGGCCTTCTTCCAATCTTCCGGTAAATCCTTTACATACAGAGCATTATGGTAAATGACCCACGAACCAGGAACATTAGCTTCAATTAGTTCCTCAATCTTTCCGATATTCTTAAAAATTCCCATTTTAAATTTCCTTTTTATTGCAGTTATTAACATACTTCTGTTACTACTTCATATTGAATGTTCTGTTTATCAAGTTCGTCTTTTACCAACGGCAGTTCATATTCGGCAAAACAAACTCGGTCATTGAAATCATATCCCCACTTAAATTCGTAAGTGCGTTCAATAGGGCGACATCCGAGCATACCAGGTTTACCCATAGTGGCTCTTGTAATAAAGTCCACCATTATCTTATCACCACTTACAATATGATAAACCATTCTTACACCTTCTTCCAGTAAGTGATACGATACTTGGAACCTTCATACAGATATGGAACCTTACCGATATAATCGTGTTCCGGATGCTTTTCCATAAACTTCAAACATTCTTGCTCAGATCCCACGAACTCACTAAATTCATACTTATTCGGGTCATTGGGATCCGAGACCTGAAAGTCAACCGGACGCATACCCAAAACCTGCGGGTGTTCGTCAAGTTTCTTGTCAATCTTTGCCTGGAACTTTTTGGCAATCTTTTCGGCCTTCTCTGCGCGGGCTATTGCCATTTCTGCCTTAGTTCTACGATGACGCTTTGCCATATTCTTACCCCAACTTGTTCTGGTTCAAAAGTGTAACGAAAGTTGTATATTCGCACTTGGCATACTTCAAATGAAGCATCCTGCCATTAACCTTCAAATCTACTCCATCGTCCTTGAATTCGCCAATTTTGCCATTATTCTTATAAATCGCAAGTCCCATAACATTCGTCTTGTCATTCTTGAAACCCTTTATTTCACAGCCCGCCACAGAAAGCAACTGCATAACGATGTTCTTATTGATATTCATTCCGGTTTCTCCTTAGATTAAAGTCCCATTTGAAGGTTGATAAAGCCATCCAAGAAAATCAAACCAAAGAACACTACCATACCGACAATACCCTGGAGAATGTACTTTCTCTTTTCCTTACGAGCCATAGCGCGGTTGTATTCTGTCCAGTTCGTGTAACCATTCGGGATGTATTCGTTCATAGTTTAACCTCTTGTTTAATTTCTAAAGTAAATATAGATAATTTAAACTGAACTGTCAATAGTTTTATTCACCTTTTCTGTAACTTTTTCTTTACATACATAATCTATGACTAATTTTGATGGCTTCTTAACAAATAATAATGCAGTTTTAATTAACTTCGTGTCAGTATATGACAATGACCCTTATTTACAAAAGTTTACAGAAGATTCATCAGATAAAAAAGAGGTAGTATATAAGACTACCTTCAATGGAATTTTAACAAATACAGAAGATTACTTGAAATGTACTTTAACAGAATTTAAGAGCATTTATGAGAATGATTTGTATTTAAGTAACTTTAAAGAAACAATTAAAAATGAATTAGAAGAATTTTTAGAATAATCTAGTTTGCTATCGCAAACAAAAACATTTGAAGGATAAACCTTCAAATGTTTTTTATTTTCTATAAAGGAGAATTAAATCTTTTTGGGCAACCGGGAAGTTTGAAACTTCAGCCTATTTAGGAACACTAGAACTGAAGTTTTTGATTCTTTTTGGTATAACGTATGAAGAATCACTTCTGTGGGATTTACGAATAAGCTTATGGGTCGGTCTTCCTGTACTCCAGCTACATCTTATTCAACCAAGGCGGCTATGTGTTAAACTTGCGAAGTTTAACTACGATGTTAGATTTTCAATGATAGTTTACTCAGTCTTCAAACCTTTTAACCTATCCAAGTGTGTAACTAACTTTTACACATATTGGCTATCCCTCTACCGATAGTGGCATTGAATTGTACTTCGTTCCGAGGAAATAGACTTTCAAATGTCAATAGCCAAATATAGTAATTATTACTTTATGTGTAAAAAATTTTAAAAATTTTTGATCTGCAGAATTAGAGCCCTATACCAGATTCGGACTGGTGCCACCTGCTTGGAAGGCAGAAATGCTAACCACTACACCAATAGGACAGTATCTCCCCTACTGGAGTCGTACCAGTGTTATTTTTCGGTGTAAACGAAGTGCCATAAACCATCTAGGCGAAGGGGAGTTAGTTGCAGGTATGGGTGCCGACACCACTGCCACAAAGATATGAGCTTCGTGTGTATGCCGATACCCCTGCAATAGTTGTTCGTGCTGGAATCGGACCAACATTAAGTGATTCAGAGTCACCTGTACTACCGTTATACTAACGAACAATAATTTATCCCAATGCCGGAGAACGATTCCGAACTACAAGTGCCACAAACTTGTGTGCTACCAATTACACCACATCAGGGATGAAGTAGTGCTCCATCAAGGACTCGGACCTTGGACTCGCTGATTAAGAGTCAGCTACTCTACCAACTGAGTTAATGGAGCATTAGTAATAAAATCTATAATTTTTTCAACATATTTTTGTTTTTCTTCTAATGATAATTTTTGGTATTCGGCCCAATTACATCTACCAATTAAAGTCCATCCTTCACTTGATAAATTTTGAGTTCTTTTATTATCATATAGTTTTCCTTCTTCTGTATAATGTGTCCTTCCATCTACTTCAAAATATATTTTCTTTTCAGGCCAAGCAAAATCTAACCAATAAGGTTTAACATAATAATTATTTTCAAAATTTATATTTTTGTTTGTAAAAATGTTAAACCAACTTTGTTCTGCATAACTTCTTTGTCTTCGCCCTATCCAAGAACTTGCTCTACCTTCTTTGTGTGCTTTTATCATTCCTTTTGATATATTTTTTCTTCCTTGCTCAGACATAATATATTTTTTATATGGTATTTTATTTGGATTTAATTCACAATGTTTTTCGTGATTAATCATTGTTGATTTTGTTGTATATTTTGAAAAACCACAAAATTTACAAGATAAATTATATTTTGGTTGTTGTCCTCCATTATTTAATATATTATGAACTTTTATTTTATGACTGTATAATTCTTTCTTATCATCAAAGATTTCTTTACATATTTTACATTTATATTTTAATTTCATATTTTTATTTATTTAAGCACACTGAGGGATTTGAACCCCCGAATCGCGGAGTTGCAGTCCGCTGCATTACCAGGCTTTGCTAAGTGTGCGAATTGATTACTGTGGAAATTTATTTAAATGGCGACGTATCCTCCACCACAGTAATCTTAAGTGGCTACTGGGATTTGAACCCAGGTAACCTGTTTGGTAAACAGGCTCATTAACCAGACTATGATATAGCCACATTTGTTCGTACATCTGATAGGAGTTGAACCTATATCACATCGGCGTTCGTAGCACCGGACTCTTCCAATTAAGCTACAGATGCATTTAGAGGAGGTAGAAGGATTTGAACCCTCGTGTGATTTCTCACCCACTGTTTTCAGGACAGGTCCGATAAGCCAGGCTCCGGCATACCTCCATAATCGCCCAGGTGGGACTCGAACCCACAAAATTCTGCTTCTAAGGCAGACACGTATACCAGTTCCATCACCGGGCGTTAATTTGTTTTAACAGAAGTACCAGGACTCGGACCCAGACGAACAGACTTGGAAACTGCCATGCTACCGTTACATCATACTCCTATTTAGCGACATCGGCGGGATTCGGACCCGCGAATGATGGTTAGACAGACCACTGTGTTAGACCACTTCACCACGATGCCATATAGTCCATAGGGATGGATTTGAACCATCAGTCTCCACCTTATCAGAGTGGCAAACGGAACCAGTCGTTATGCCTATGGATAATTTGTTAGTGCCGCCCTCCCGTAACGATCGGGAATCTCAGGATTTTCAGTCCCGCGCATAGACCATCTTTGCTAGAGCGGCATAGTGGATACATACGGGATTCGGACCCGTGACCTCTTCAGTGCTAATGAAGCGCTCTTCCAACTGAGCTAATGACCCAAAAGTTTATGGACACATAAGGGATTTGAACCCTTGACATCCTGCGTGCAAGGCAGGCGTTCTACCAAACTGAACTAATGGCCCGTTTTCGTAGTACATTCGGGAGTCGGACCCGAGTTTCCGCCTTGAAAGGGCAGCGAACTAACCACTATTCTAATGTACCATATTCGTAGTGCTATCCGGATTTGAACCGGAGTTTTAAGAGTGAAATTCTTATGTCCTAACCAAACTAGACGATAGCACCATAAAAGAAAAATCCCGTGGTTTGTGTTCCACAGGATTTAATTTGTTACGCCGGAAAATTATAACTAATCAAATGCCTGTGTAGAACCTCTATCTTCGCCTGCGACTGCACCTTCAAATCGTTCGTCAATGGCGAACCAATCCTGTGCGAGGCAAATGTGGGACTTAAGCATCATCATAATTTCTTTTTTCCTTATATTGTATATATAACTTTTAATTTCTGTTTTTTGATTCTTTTGTTAAACACATCCAAAATAATTGTTATTGGTTTTTCAACCGCTACACAATCATTTTGTTTACATAGACAAATATAGTATTTAATTTTATATTTGTCAATGGGTAAATGTAATAATTTTGATTTTTTTGATCTTCGTTATTTAAAGTCTTTTGCAAATTTAGCTTCTTTGATATACTCCTGCATAAGTTTTGAGGCTTCGCTTACTTCCATCCATTTGCCAAATTTAGTAACCAACTTCTGTAACTGTTCAAAAGTCAAATTCTTACATTTTGATTCAAATTCACTCTGTATATTCCACCAATCGGGAACATTCTTTGTTCCGGTACTGGAGTAGGCAGGCGTGTAATAAAAACTGTATCTAGTATTATTCTTAACTGTTCCAATTTTTATACTTGCGTCATATCCATATCCATTGTAACCAGATGAAAAAGTGATTTTACATTCAATTCTCGGTTTGCTTTGTAGATTGCCTATAATGTCAAAGCAATCAAACTGCCCACCGAATTTTAATGTTGCTAGTTTATCAACTGCTACTTTAATGTTTTCAGCATTAGTAATAGCTGTGTTGCATAAATGTTTTATTCTTTCTTCTGCGTAACTCATTTTAAACTCCTATGAAAAAGAGGGTTAGGTTGTTACACCCAACCCTCTCGGGAGGTACAACAAACTAACTATTCTTCAATGGAGAAGAGCTGTTCGGTAGTGAGATGGTACAAGCACCAATCCGGGATGTAACTCTCAGTACCTGGCGTGGAAATCATAAAGATTTTCTTGAAGAAATGTTCAGGCTTCGGGAAATCAAATCCCATATCAGTGAAATAGATGATACCATCAAATTTCGCCTTTCTTTCCTTAATTGCTTCAAGAACGCATTCAGGGTTCGTGCATCCGCGACCAATCAGCTTGAAGTCGGACTTCTTCTGCTTCTGTTCGGTGAATGGACCGCAAACACCATCCCAGAAACAATAGGACACATCAGCGTGTTTTACGAACTTGTTCACAATCGCACAACCACGTTCCACGTCCTTATCGTCCATAGAGCCGGAGCAGTCAATCGCCACCAAAATGCGAGAACGGAATTTGTGCTTCTTACCAGGAACATCAAATCCCTTTCTGCGATCTGGTCGCATACGGGTATCTTCAGTGTACTTATCCACTGTGTTCGCCTTGAATCTCTTCAGGACTGTCTTCGGGTCAAATTTTGGAGTATTGGCAGCAAGAATTGCCTGGAGCAAACCACCACTAATGTTACCCCACTGAGAAGCATTTTCTGCAATGTGGTGAGTGATTTCCTGGATTTCCTGGTCTACCAGAGTATTTTCTTCCCAACCTTCCGTAGCCTTTTCAGCTGCGTCCTGGGAGCCATCAAAATACTCATCCAATGCGTCCTTCGTCGGGTTTCCGCTTCCGCCCTTACCCTGTTGGTTTCCCTTGCCCTGGCCCTGTCCATTACCTTGTCCCTGACCCTGACCTTGTCCCTGACCCTGTCCGCCACCACCTTGCTTTTCAGCGCAATCCATCAACATAGAGAACACCTTTTCAAGGAACCAGTGGTCTTCTTCATTGAACTTGATTTTGGCGGTTTCTTGACGGAATTTTGCCTTGTTCGGAAATTCCTGGAGCATCTGCATAACTTCTTGCTTGTGAGTATTCAACACAGAACGCTGATTTTCGTCAAACGAGATATAGTCAGATGCCTTCTTGAAAATCTGGAGCGGGTAGCATTTACGAGTAGTGATGTGGTGCAAAGCAATTCGCAAACATTCACTAAACATAATGTAAGCCAAAATGGAACATTCCTGAATCTTGTTCAACCAAATCGGGTTATATTCCATATTGATAGCACTACCAGTGCCACGGCAATTCAAGCGGAGAGTGACCTGCGGGTCCTTGACCGGCTTTAAATCACACAAACCAAAGTATGTGAGAACCGCCGGCTCAAATTGCATCAACTTCACCGCGGAAGTGATGAGCTGTTCGGACTTGGAATTACATTCATCCCACAGTTCCATATATTTCTTATTATCTTCTTTATAAAGCTGGGCGAGTTCGTCCTTGGGAAGATTTGAAATTTGAATTAGAGCCATAAATTTGTACCTCTTAAATTAGTTTTCGTTTTTCGTATAGTCTAATATAGTAAATTGTGAGACGTATGTCAATCCAAATTGGGTAAAATAAAATTTACAAAGAAAAAAGGTGGTTTTCCCATTTAGTTGAGAAAACCACCCTCAACCACCAATAAGGAAATTTGGGCATTATACCCAAAACGAATTAGATTACTTAAATTCGTTCTGGATACGGACAATGCTAGTATAGAGAGCGTTCAGTGCGTTCACTTCCATACCATTTTCGTCCTTGACGCGGATTGGGCAGCTCTTACCGACCAACTTCGTCCACTTCTGCTTCTTTTCACGTGCCGTTTCCACAGCGTTCGTGTACACTTCCACCTGGATTTCCTTGGCGAGATGGGTGAGGAAGTAGTAGTAGTTAGTTGCGTACTTCTTGCCGAGTTCGGTCGGAGAATCAGGAGTTCCCATCTTGGATTCCTGTTCGTGGAGATACTGGCACACAGACTGTCCGAGCTGTACCGCCTCAATCTTGGACTTCTTGCAGAGCTTTTCTACCTTGGAGCCAAATTCCTTTTCAAAGTCCTTGGACTCCATAAGAGCCTTAGCATCCATACCGGTACCATGCTGAGCATAGTAGGTCTTGAACTTGGCCGCTATAGCCTGACCAACATAACCGGCGCAGGATTCCTGGAGAATACCGAGACCCTTGTTGCCTTCAAACAAACCCTTTTCTGTTGCCATATCAAGGAAGTTTGCGAAATGAACCCAGGTACGGCGGGATGGGAGAATACCATCAAAGCTCTTACCGGCCGTCTTGCTAGCCTGGGCGTTGGAGTATGGGTCAAGGTCACCGGAGTACTGGGAGATATAACCCGTGACAACGCGGTTCACACCTGCTTCAGTTGCCCAGTCAAGCCATTCCTGGACAGTCGGAGTGAAATTGTACACAACGAAACGGTCCATCTTTGCCGGGTCAAATTCTTCAACGTCATAATTGCCGTCGTCACCCGGATTGATAGCACAAATGACGTGAGAGCCAGGAGCAAGCTTGAAGTTCAAAATCTTGTGGTCAAGGCCCAGCTGCATCATAGCATTCGTTACGAGAGTAGTACCACGGTTGATTTCATCCAGGAACAAAGTCACTGGGAGCGGGTTGCCGTGTTCGTCCTTCTTATACCAATATGGCGGAACGAATTCGGTTTCACCAGTTTCGGAATTGATGCGAGGAAGACCAATAAGGTCACCGACATCGGAAATCTGGGAGGCCTGGAATTCAATACAGTCCTGGTGCCAAACATTCTTTGCAAGCCAGCGAATGACTTCGGTCTTACCGATACCGTGCGGACCCTTCAACATCACGGTGTGAGAGTTAGGAGTTGCTGCGAGAACCATCTTGAGAGTCTGAATATCCATAATTTATCTTTTTCCTTTTTGTTTTATGGTGATTGTTTCAGTTAGTTAAAAATTACAAGTTAAAATATAGTTTCTGTTTTCTGCCTTGTCAATGGGTAGTTTTGTAAAATGATTTTTACATTAGAAATCTTCCATCAACGCAGCGAGACGTTTCTTTTGGAAATGAGCCTTGTATTCCTTACACAGTTCACCCAAATGTTCACACAACATTTCATCTGTGTAGGTCCACGCCGGAACACATCCATTGAAGACGAAATCCTTATTCCCCAGGCTATCCTGCATATCTTCTACAGTTTCCAAACACGCATAAACGCATTCATCAATCATAGACAGAATGTAGCCTGAATTGTTCAGGAAACTTTCTTCATTCACATAAGCCATGACCGGTTCGTGTTTCATCCGTTCCGGATCATTCATAATCGCCTGCGAGTTCTGGTCCACATAAAGACCCAGGAGCATTACAATCTTATTAAAGCGTTCAATACCTTCTGTTACCATTTGTTACCCCATATAAATGTTGTTGTAAATTTCGTCCGCAATTTCTGAAATTGACTTCTTGTCCTTCCAACCATCGCGGATATAGGTATAAATGTCTGCCTGACATTCAGCCGTAAATTCGTTGTATTCGTCTTCATCTGCAGTAAATTCTTTAATGGCACGATATACACCATAGAAGAATTTATCAGGAACGATGGAATTTTTACGATTTTTAATATGGTTGAACATTTGTACCTCTATTGTTGTTCGTTTCGTATTATAATATAGTAAAAGAAAAACGGCTTGTCAATGGACAAACCGCTTAAATTGTGTAAAAAGATGTTTACAATTAGTATTCTTCGTCTGAGTCACTCAAGCCAATGCCACACGCTTCATCCCATCCTTCTTTTTCAACAATGTCCTGGACAGTATCTGCGTCAATATACATTAGTAACTGCTCTACAACTTCAGCTGCGTCTAAGGCACCATCTTGTGCGGCAGTTAAGAGTTTTTCCTTTATATCATCCATTTTTATATCTCCTTTATTAAAAATCGTTTGCTATGTTTGCTTGTTTACAGAAACTTTGTTTGTACTTCTTTTTTATATCTTTGATTTCGCCATTTATCCTTTCCAGGTCCGCTATTCTTTGTTTGTACTGATTCGTCCAATTTCGCAAATCCTGAGAATTTTGTAATGATTTACATACCTTCAAATAAGTTAATAGTTCTGTATAAGCTTTTTCTAAGTCTTCCACTGTATATATAGGAACTGGTTCGCTACTCCATCTGCGAAAAATTGAGGTGGAATCTTTCCCTTTTCCAAAAACAAATCTACATCGTAATTACTTATACTTGTCAAATCTGCTGGCTTATAAAAGAATACCGGAGCTTTGACTGTCTTTCGTCCTGTCATAGTCCAAACATATCTTTCAAAATTCATTAAAGAACTTCCATCATGTTTGTATGAATCACCGGAAAATTCAAAGACATCCCACTTTGGTCTTCGCTCAAAGTATTGTTTTGTTTCTGGTATTTGGGCAAATCGTATACTGTTAAACCCTAGTGCTATTTGGTGCTTCGCACACCATTCTTTTACTTCTTTCCAAGTCATATTAAAAACCTCTTTTAGTTTGTTTAATAATAGTAAATTTACTTAAACCTTCCAATACCCTAAAAATCGCTTTGAATACGATTAAGTTTCATTTCATACTTCTTCTGCTTGATTTCTTTTTCCAATTCTAACCACTTTAAATGCATTTGTCCGACTTTGTAAATTAAGGTATTATCATCGCATAATTCCATCTTAAAAGTGGTATTTTCCCATATAAGTTCATAACTTTCTAATTCACCATTCTTATCCCTATGTTCTAACCAATGCCATTCGTACTTTTCACGAACATTCAATAAACACCTATTCATCCCATAACTTACTACCCACTGCGTACCTTCCCCAAATCGCAGATATCGCATACCACTTCTATCCTTGGTTTCTACCATATTGAACTTTTCTTTCAATAGGTCCATTACCTCATCCTGCGACATTATCATACTTCAACTCCAATTTAGTAACTTCATCGTGTATAATTCCTATTGGATAATAACTGTCCGAATGATCAGTATAACACTCAAATATAGTCTTATGCTTACATTTAACTTTCAAATGAATCTTATATATCTTCTTATCAACCCAGGAATCTTTTACTTCTTTCTCAATCCTTTGATTTTCTGTATAACTGCAATTTAAGTCAAATGCTTCTAGGTTTTTCGTCAAGCACAGTTCTTTATTCTTAATTTGATATAAACCGGCATAACTGCGATAACCATCATCCTTATCCACAAAACAAATCCAATTATAATATAAATCCTTATTCTTCATTGTAACAAAGTATACTTGTTCACACCATCCTTCACTTACTTCATTTGGATGATAAGAACAATCTTCTACTTCATTTCCCCTTTCATTATATACTTTAATCTGGGAATTATCAAATTCATTACCTATAGTTTGTAACTTATGTAACATAGCCAATACTTTCTTGGCTCTGTCTAAATCCGTCCTTTCTATCCCTATTAACTTCATATTTAAAAATCTTCCTTCATCTTATCTAATTTCTGCTGTTCTTTCAGCTTTTTGCTCTTTTCTATATCCTTCTTAAAATGCTCAATAACCTGCTCCATATTCCATAAATCACACCTATATTCATTTTTCTTTTCCTTCCCACCTATCCTCGCTATATAATAAAAACTCTTCGTATCTGTATGATAATATAACCTTATAAAAGTATCGTTCATTTCCCATTCATTACTAAATAATGGCAAATCCCCATAATATACCATTTCATAGAAAAAATCATCATCTGGATGATGCTTCAATATAGGGCACTTTTCTAGTAATTCACTGATTACTTCGTCTTTTGTGTATCGCTTTAGTATCTTCATAACCATAATATAATAACTTTTCCAGGCTTTTACAATATATACCGCTTTTTCAAATTTTTTTTATTTTAAGGATGAACTTCACACAAAATGGGTCAAACAAAAGTCTCGGTAGGTGTACCACATTATGAAGCACTTTTCGGTCGCAGATTTCACAAATAAATACTATAGGGTAAAATCCAACTGGTTAGAAGTCATCCTTTATCTTTTTTAGTTTAATAAATTCTTTCATTCTTTTAATTTCTTTTAAAGTAAACCCACATAAATCTTCTATATCTTTAGGGGTAGGGGATAAATTCATTTGGTAATCATCGTACCTAGCAATTAGTTTATTATCTTTATCCATACAAGCTATACCTGTATAACCATAATAAGGTAAATCGTGAATATAATCTAAATGATGTGGATAAAGTAATCTATCGTTATCATATAATATAAGAACACATTGGCCTTCGTCTTTAAAATAATACTGAGCATGAAGATAAATTGAATAATTAGAAGGATGGTCAATAATAGCTTCTTTAGGAAAGTAATGATATAGGGCTTCTTTTACTCTATAATAGTTTTTAATTTGAGTTCTTTTGGTATTAGATTTAGTCATTGAAGTCCTCGGAAAGGTTAGATAAGCGTTTATTTTGTATAGATTCTTTGTATCGTTTAAATGCGTGTATATACTTAGTTTTGAGTTGATTTAGTTTAGTTTTTGCTTCTTCAACAGAAAAGATAACATCAGCAGAGAAGTAGCACCATTCAAACTTATTAGGTGTTTGGAAAACGTATATATCGTGAGCAACATACCAAGCAGTAGAATCGTGCCAGATTAGATGAGAATTATAATCTTTATTGGATTGGGTTATATCCACGAAAGCATATTCTAAAATGTTCGGAGTATTGACTTTCACATATAGGCCGAGTTCTTTCATTACAGAAGGTGGAAGTTCATTGAAAGGTAGCATATTAGAAGTCCTTTTCTAAATTAGATAGTTTCTTTTCTACTTTATATCGTTTATAGAGAGAGATAGCTGCATTATATTCTTTTTGCATCTGAATGAAGTACTGTTCATAATCTTCAGGATAGATTCTATTCCAACCGGCATACTCTATACAGGTTTCTGTCGCAAAGATATCGGTTGCAGCAAAGACATTATAAGGAGCAATCTTACTAAATGCGAACAAATTACCCACAATAGGATAGTGGCAGGGGTTTTTGAAAATATAATAGTTCTTAACAGGGAGCTGTTCTAAATCGTATTCTCTAATATAATCTTCTAAAGTTTTCATTTAAAGTCCTCTTTTATTTTCTTTAGTTTGTTCTTAACTTTTGTTTCTTTTACATAGAGAACTGCGTCATCTATCTGTCTTTTAAGGTTGATAAGGTGCTGAACCATTGCGGCCTCTCTATTCATTGGTATCGCACCAAAGTAATACCACACAGATAGATTTTTAGAGACTTTAACCTTTTCTGCTATTTTCCAACCATCTTCTATTTCGCTATACCACATTAGATGTGTCTCAAGTACAGGATAATAACCTTTAAACCCATACTCATCTTGATTTGGGTCTCTCAGTTCTAAATCTAATAAATCTATCATTTCTTGAGGTAGAGGTTCCATTAGAAATCCTGTTTTATTTTGAGTTCTCTTAATTTGTTTTGAATTTCTTTAATTCGTTTAAGATACTTATGGCATTCTTTTTTGAATTGAGAGAGAGAAGGCTTTTCAATTTTACGAAAATTACCTATATCCATAGCAGTTTCATCTCTATCTTTCTCTTTAGGTCTTATCCAGCCATTACCCTCTAATTCTAGTTTGTATGGAATAAAGAGATACTCTTTATCATACTGTAAGATAGTATAACCACAACGAGGTCCAAAGATAACCTCACCATCTAAATCAAAATACCAACCGTGATGGTCTGAGAGAGCATCAGGTCGGAAAATTTCTTTAGCCGCATTAAAATAATCTTCATAAGTGTGTTTCATACAAAATCCCTTTGCATTTTCATAAGTTTTCTGTGTGCTATTCTTTCTTTGCCTTCTTTTATTCTTTTCTTTATAGAGGTTCTCAAATGATAAAGATGATTTCTTACTTCGTTCTCTGTTTGAAAATTTATAGAGCCAGCATAACCCCACCAATAATGAGTGTCATCATTGTTCATATAAATTTGCTTTGCCATTCCAAAACTGCCATTATCATAGAACCACAGCAAATGCCCAGACTCTGGGATAAAGTCACTAAATCCATATTCAAGTCGGTCAGTATCTGTATCATAGTCTATTTTGACTAAATTTAATTTGTCTATAAGAGATTGAGAGAGCTGTGCTTTCATTTGAAGTCCTTTTTCATATTAGCAAGTTTCTTATTTACAAGTTTTTCTTTTTCACACTTCTTATAGAGTTGAAGGAGATTAAATTGAGCTTCTGCCCATTGAGAGAGAATTTGGAAATTGAATTTATCTGTATCTTCTACTTTATAACTAGCAGTGTTACAAGAGAAGGAGTGTTTCCCTGTCGGAAGGAAAGAATACACCATAGTATCATACTCAATAGAGAGATAGCCAGTTCTAACATTACCTGAGATATAGACTGAACTACTCTTATCACCAAAATTCAAACAAGAAAAACAATAGAAATCGTCATTACAAGTACGCTTAAAAGAGGTACTGTAATCATAACCATATTGTGAGAGAGTATCTTTTATTTTGTTCAAAAAGTTACTGAGATTAGTGTATTCGTTACGCTTCATTCAAAATCTTCCTTCATTTTATTAAGTTTCAAGTATTCTTTCATTCGTAAAATTTCACTGGAAACTATATCACAGATGCGATTATATTCCTTTTCTGTATTGAATTTAGCCACAGAGTAATCACGCAAATCCAGTACACGTTTCCCATCTTTAGACGGAGAAATTTTATTGTTTATTTTGTCATAATAGAGATTTTCCGCATAAAGTATGTTTTTGTTCTCTTTGACAATTAGAACATAGGGGCACAGATCATACGTGAAAATTCTACTACCGTCCAAAAATATACCTTTGGAACCTTCATTGATGTAAAGAAGTTTTTCAGGAAATCTTTTTAAAAGAACACCTTTAATCAGTTCAAACACTTGTTTTTCGGTCATTCAAAATCTTCCTGCATTTTTTCCAAACGCTGTTTCATTTTGTGTTTCTTCTTTTCAAGTGGAGTCATTTCCCTTTCGGCCTTGTCAATATACCATTCTCTAATTTCTTTGAAAATTAAATTGTGTGTATCACAGACATGCTGAGCATATTCTTCAGCGGTTCGCCTAGTTTGGAAAATCACATTGTCGCAACCATAAAGTTTTTCCATTAGAAGTCCTCCTCCATTTTCTGTAAACAGTGGTCAATTTTATCTATCTTTCTGTCATATTCAGTTTGTTGTTTAGCCAATACAGCACTACGAAGATTTGTTTTAGCAATAGTATCAGTAAGACCAGTCGCCTGAGCATATCGCTGAGCGGCTCTCTTTGATATAAATGTTCTGCGACTGATCCAACTCATTTTCTTTCCTTTATTAGAAATGATGCGAAAGTTTCAATAATCAAATTAGGCTTGAAAAATCGCATACAAATTGCGATAGCTGCGCAAGCAATTAGAATAGCCAAATCCAAAGTCATTAGCCCTCCCTCTTCACAACATCTTCAAATGTTTTACACGGTTCAGGCGGAACAATCGGATCCCCACAAACAGGGCAACAACGGAACGGGAAACTAATTTCCTGATGTCCGCAATCGTCAAGAATTTCAATCGTGCACTTGCTCAAATCACTGGTGATAGAGCTGTTGTGGTTATTGTCAGCCCAATGACAGGTAATCTGAATTGGGTGCTTTGTTGAAACATTATTTAGTTTGTCGCAAAATTCGCACATATTACTTACCCTTCTTTTCTGCCTTCTTAATTTCGTTGTCAATTTCGGATTCGTCTGCCCAACCCTTGAGAACACGAACCATAGAAGTTACAATGTTGTCAATCTTGCTGAAACCCTTGGATTCCGGTTCCCAACCTTCGCAAGAAAACGATGCAGTCTTCAATCCGTCAGTATTTTCCGGGAACCATTCGCATTCGTTGAATTTGGAGCAGCGACCACTGGTTGATACACATTCACGCCAGCCATCACGAAAATGACGCTTGCCCTTGTACTGGGTTGCGGTGAATGTAAGTTCTTCACCATTGATGGTAGCTGTGCGAGTGATAGATTTAATTGCCTTCATAGCCATAGTTGTACCTCTTGTTTTAGTTTCTAAGTATAAAATAGAAAAATTTTATCGGTTTGTCAATAAGAAAATCACAAAATTATGTAAAATTATGTTTACAATTTCGGTCCGAAAACACTTTCATTCAGATGAAGTTCTGTAAACTTTTCGTTTAATTCGTGGCATTTTTCTTTAAATTCGGGACTGTGGTCATTTTCTGTATGAAGTCCAATAACATTGTTAATAGCAGACCAATAAATAGTTCTAATTAGTTCATTATCGGCGTGCTGGATAACAAAATCCCCCATCTTTTCTTTTATCGCATTAGCATTTGCCCATTCCACAACAGAAGGCGGATTTTTAAGGCAGTCCCAGTAATGTACCATTTCGTGAATTAAAACATTTCGGAACAAATACTCATTTTTCAGTTCCTTCATATTTAACTGAATTTGTATAGGAGTTATTGTTTCTTCTTCAAGCTGAGTAAGGTAGTTGAACTGACCCCAAATTTGCCATAAATCGTTATTAACAACCATTTTAAGGGCTGGTAATTCGCCATTGAAATACCGCTCATTGTATTCGTCAAACTTTTTGTAAATGTATTTTAAATCATTCCTGTGAAGGAATTGTTTAAATGTGTTTACAATTTTGAGCATTCCCATAGTTGTTACCTCTTTTTTCTTTTAATATAGAAAAATAAACGCAGTTTGTCAATAAACAAACTGCGAAATTGTGTTAATTTTTGTTTACAATTTATGCGAACACTGCGTCTTCATCTCCATTAGTGCTGTCTAATTCGCAATCGTGATTATTAGAGAATTTAACCCCGAGTGTAGTGTAAACACTGTCGCCATAATCATACACGTCCGAACTTGCGTATAATGTTGCGTTGTATTTTTTCAATAAATCGGAAAGCTCATTTTTAAATTCAGTTTCATATTTAGTTTGTCTATCTTTCTCTATTTTCTTTAGTCTATCATTGGTTACTGTTTCAAAAAATCTCTTAATTTCGTCATCAAAGTTGGTTCTGCCTTCAAACGGACAAGAAGGTTTACTCAACCAAGTTTTAATTGCTGAAGGAGTTCCTTTGTATTGTAAATGATATGGAATATATTTTTTAGTTAAATCTGTGTTTGTATCAAAAAAGCTTGAATAACTTGATTTAGTACAAGCATTTAAAGATGTAGAATCTTTTACAAATTTATCTTTTTTGAGTGAACCCCATACAGACAAGACAAGATAAACACTTTTATCTTCTTTTAAATGACCTATAAGGAATTGTTCATAAACTCTATTTCCATCGTCAGTGTAACGCCATTCATTGAGTGTAAAGTTATGTTCTTTTAAAATTTCTTGTGCTTCTTTTAAATCCATTTTAATACCCAAAACAGTCCTGCCATTCGTTACTTACATCTTCTGTAAATTGTTCCAATTCGGGAGTCATTTCTGCTTCTAGTTTATCTTCCCACCAACCTTTGACATTTTTAATTTTTACATTTTTAGTAAAGTCTTTAAACACTAATTTAGCATTACCAAAATTAAATGTAACTAACAATGTATCAGTATTAGGGTCCCACTTATAATAAGTATCTACGTCATATTCTCGCATAGCAGTACCAACAAATTCGTTTTCTTTATCACCAGGTTTAAATTCTTCGTCTTGAAATACAGCATTGATGATTTCACCAATTTCATATTTCCTTCTTGACTCTACAAGATACCCGTGTAATTGTAATTTGGCAATAGCTTCATCTATATTCATTATCATATTTTACTCCTTATGAAATGGAACAGACTTCGTCATCTGCTTCACCATTCAAAAGGTCTGCAATTTCTTCATCAGATAGTCCTAAGGCTTTAAGTTTATTGACATCCCATTTCTTATTGGTTTTTTCATTTAGCCAAGTCTTGAAGTCTTGTTCCGTACTTTCTGTTTTTGTTTGTGTTTCTTCTTTTCTTATTGTTTTGATTTCGCCCACTTTCTTTAGTGGTTTGAAAGCGTGTGTATGTGTCATTTGTTTAAATTGGTCTTTGCCCATAAGGTAAGGTTCCTTATCTATATCGTTAATAGGGAATAATGCTAATGCTTGTGGTGCTTCAATTTTAGCTGCACTAATTTTATTTGTTGCTCCATTTAAGCAGTTAATGCCGTGGTATCGTGCTTCCATTTGTAATTTATAATCGTTACCAGCGTATTCAAATACACCTTCTCTACAAATGCCCATTAGTTTTTCAAAGTCTGTTCTGTTCATAATAGAATAAGTGTAATTCTTCTTTATTTTACCAAAGACTTGTACATATTCATAATATGATTCAACAATGAAAGCATCTTTTAATTTGTTAATGAGAGCCATTTTATCTTGTTCAGCATTTTTACTTTTATACTCATTTCTAGTAATGCCTAATTCTTTGTACTTCTTATTCAATTCTTTGGCTTTCTTTAACCAGATACCATTATGACAAGTAGCATCTGAACAATCTAATATAGAAAGCCACTTTCTTCTTTTACCACGGCAAAAATAATTATATGCTTCATACCAAGCTTCTTCAGCCAATCCATTATCATAACAGTGAACATAATAGTGAAGCATTTCGTGAACAAGTGTATTTCTAAATTCTGCTAATGAAACATTACAACTAGGGTCAATTAAAATTACTGATGGTTCAAACTTTTGTGCACTGAAATTAACTGAGTAACTAAATTTTCCCATACAATCTTTTAATGGTTCTATTCTGACAGGGAGTTTATCTAGTTTGTTATCAAAATACTTAGCATTAAATTTGTCAAAAGCCTGATTAACGAATTCATTTGTTAATTCTATCTTTTGGTAGTCGCTTGAATCTATTTCAACTTCGGCTGGTTTTTCATTTTGAACAGGAGTTTCGTCTTTTGGCTCTCTATGTTTGATAACTGTAGTATCTTCACCAGTTTCCAAATAAGTTGCGATAGTGTCAATAAGACTTCTAATCTTACCTTTGGCTCTATCATCTAAGGGGTATTCGTGATAAATGTAAGCCAGTTGATTTTTGATTTTCATTGAGTTCTTTTTATTCTTTTTCCAAGAGTTATATGCGTGGATAGCCTTCCAATAGTTATCCATCTGGTCAGGAGACAAATCATCTGCTAATTTTTCGTTTAAAAAATGCTCAAATTCCATATTTTATTTATAAATAATTAAGATATGACAGATTTCGCTAGTGAATTTAAGAAAATTTTTAGTAATAGTTGCCCACCACAGACAGACTGGAACCAACCTAGATACTTTGATTCCTTAAACAATGACTGTTATGGTAGTGAAGCAGCTTTAATGGCAAGTTTAACGAGCGAAGCTTATAACAAATATGGTTTATCTGTTTATTATTTTGTTAAAGAACACGATACAAAGTTTGACCCATTACTTGGCGAAGACCAATTAGAAAACATTAAAAGAAGATTTGCTTTACAAGTCTATGCCGAGAATGTTCCACAATTACAGAAACAGTATCAATTACAAGGTATGATTTATACCGAAATTGTGGAAGTTCAATGTACAATTCAACATTTCGCTGAAGCTTCTCGTTACGATTGGAAAACAGAAAATCCAACCGCATACGATTCTATTGTTCCAAAGATAGGCGACTTAATGTATTTCAAATACTCTGATTTGTATTATGAAGTTTTGAATGTAAAAGATTTTGCTGAAGGCACAACTTTCTTAAGTACACCAATTACATACAAGTTTAGTTTGAGAGTTTGGAGAAATTCTCACGAAAATGTGGATGAATTGAATGTAAACGATGACAATATGGAACATTTGAGAAGTTATGTTGAACTTGGCGAAACTTTCAATGTTGAACACGATATGGGTGAAAACAACAAGCATATATCCGTGGAAGAACACCCTGACTACGTTCCTGACCAGACTAGCGTCGTTAAGGCCCAGGGAGACATACTGGCTATAAACGATAATCTCAAAGAAAAGGAGCAAGCACAGGCCGTTTATGACCCAAATACTGACGAGTCTAAAAAAGATTTGACCCGAATTGACCCCTTTGACGGTTGGTAATTATAAATAATAGACAAATTAAATGTGAGGTGATATTATGATAGAGAAAAAATGTAAAATCTGCGGTAACTTCTTTCATTCACGAAAGATAGCAATGCATTATTGGAATATCCACCATAAGAAATATGGCGAATATAAAGATAATGAAGAAACGAGAGAAGTTCCTGACCCAGTTGGAGAAGAAGATGAGAAGAAAACCAGTAAGAAAACCAAAGCCAGTTCCACCACAGGAACCACAGAAGTAGAAATCCAAACAACCCCGATAGAAACCGAAACAGTTCAAGAAGGTATTGTAAAAGTACCTGAAACAGAAGAAATCCCTTCGCCTGAATTATGGAAAGAAACAGCCCACTTGTTTGATGGGCCTGTTACTAATGAAGCAAGTAATGTTTTAAGAAAAACAGAAAAAGCAAATCCATTTGATAACGGCGAAACTATAAACGAATGGTGTAATTAAATATGAAAATTTTAACTCCCACAGGTTATCAAAATTATCAAAAGATTATTAAGAAGAAAGCTGAATGTATTAAGCTTGTTTTTGACGATACAAGCATAAATTGTAGTTTAGACCACCGATTTGACAATGACGGTGTAGAAATTCCCGCAAACAAACTAAAAGTAGGTGATACTTTGTGCGGAAAGGTAATCAAAAAGATAGTTCCTTTGGGTGTTAAAGATGTTTATTCACCACTTATGGTAGAAGGTGGACATAAATACTTATCAAATGGTTTAATAAACTATAACTGTTCATTTGAAGGTTCTTCACCTACACTTATTGAAGGTGATATAATCAAAACTTGGATTGGTATTGAACCAAAACGCACAGATTATGGTTATCACATGAAAGTATTTGAAGATCCAATGCCCGGTGTTACTTATGTAATGGGTGTGGATAGTTCAACTGGTGTCGGTCAAGACGATTGTGCGTTCCAAGTTCTTAAAATTGTGAACAAAGAATTATACGAACAGGTAGCTGTTTATAAAAACAACAAAATTAAACCATACGAATATGCCGCTGTGGTTGCCGAAGCAAGTGAACGATACAATAACTGTCTTATGGTTGTTGAAAACAATGACTGTGGACGTTTCGTTACTGAAGAACTTTGGTATAACATTGGATGTGGTAACATATTGAATACAGATGGCAAAGGTATTGGTACAAGAGCAACACCTGCATCTAAACTTGAGGCCTGTATTATGCTTCGTGACGTAGCAAACGCAAAGAAACTTATTATTCACGATTCCGAAACGATTTATCAGTTGAGTAGATTTGAACAAATCTCACCAAACCACTTTAGAGGTGCTAAAGGTTGCCACGATGACCTTGTATCTAGTTTATATTGGGCAATTTATTGCTTGAAACAACCTCAATTTGATTTGGATGCTGTACAGAACGCAGTAGTTGCTAAAAATGTTCAAGACGATTACGCTCCTCCACCTTGTTTATTTGATGAGTCATCAGACAATAGTGATTTTTGGAAGAGTTTTAATTAAATGAGCTTTGCTAATAAAATAATACCTAGATTAGGACAACCGGCTGACAACAGTGAATGGTATGTTAATGCGATGTATCAGTCTTTAAACGAATATATGGCTGATATTGAAATTGCTATGGCAAGACCACAATTCACAATAGCCGGTATTACTACAGTTCCTGGTTCTCCACCTATTCCAACACCTGTAACAGCTCCAGTAGGTCAGGTTTCAAACAAACATATACGATTAACATATCCTGAAGTAAAAGCAGCTATGTTTTGTGGGAATGGAGCATTAACTTTTCCTAATTTGTTCAAACTATTTGCATCCAAACTAATGCTTAATTTCAACAATGCTTATTCTTCGGCGATAGTTAGTGGACTTACCGCATTTACATTTGATGCTATAACACCTTTCACAACAATGGTAACAGCATTTATGACAGAAATAACTGGTATTGGGGCAGCTGGTGCTATGACACCTGAAATTTTCCATAATTCAATGAGTAAATACTTGGATTTAGCATTTAAATCTATCATTCCAGTAACAATGCCCTTTGTAGGTATGGGTTTAGTTCCAACAGGTCCGTTTACTGGCACGATTGTAATAGCATTTCAACAGGTAGTATTAGTATGATAGCACAAACATATAATAATTATTGGAAACTTGATTTGAAAGAATTACCAACAATGGGTAAGTTATATCCTGAAGGTACAGTAATCAAGATTAGACCTTTAAATGTTCAAGAAATCAAATACTTGGCAACCATTTGTGAAGAAAATGCTACTGATATCATTAACGAGATACTTGAGAAATGTGTATTATTGAAAAACATTGAATTTGAAGATATATTTTTAGGTGACAGAACTTATTTAGCATTTTGGGTTCGTATTAACAGTTTCACAAAGAACTCTGGTTACGATATAAACATTAAGGAATGTGATAAGTGTAAGAACCCTTATACAACCAACATAAAACTAACAGACTTTGAAGAAAAATATATCACTGAAGACCCACAGGAAATAGATTTACCTGATGCTGGTATTACATTGAAATTAAAATACCCTACAATTAGGGATTTGGAAGTCAAATGCGAAGATAAAGAAGTAGAAAAATTTATTCGTCATATTGACGTTGCCGACAAAAATGTTGTTATATTGGAACAATTCATTAGAGGACTAAGTGCCTTAGATTATTCCATAATGAAAAACACAATAGATAAAATGGAAATCGGATTTAGTAATCAGGTAACCATTTATTGTCCTTTGTGCGGACAGCCACACACTTACACGATTGAATATACTGATATGGGATTGTTAGGTAGTGTAAACATATTTGAAATTCTTGAAATGACATTGAGAATAGCCAAGTCAATGAATTATCAAATTATGGATGATATGCCTTGGATGGAAGTAGAAATCTTACAGGAAGCTGCTAATAAGATTGACGAAGAAGAAAGAAAGCAGATGGAAAAAGACAATGGTAAGATTACTATGAACAGAAATAATATATAAGTTCTCAAAAATAAAAATTTTCCGACAGTTTAAAGTTAATTAACTATATTTAATCATAGTTAAAACAAATTAATAGACTCTGATAACTATGCGTAAGGACTGTAACAAGGAGGCTAATTAGAAAGGAAATTTTATTATGGCGAAACAAGACGATGAAAAGAAGTATTATGTAGATAACGCACGATTGAGAGAAGTAATCATTGAGTATAATCGTATGAACATTGACGATAATCGGTGATTGGTGTGCTTCGTATCTCCAGCGTTTGGAAAATAAATTTTTAAAGCAGAAAATCACAGAAGAAAAGTACAATTCTGCCAAACAATTTATCATAAACAAGTCTAGACAAATTAACAACCTTCACGAATCATATAATAATATGAGTCCTGAAGAAAAGCGTAAATTTAGACTTAATTTGGATAAACTAAAGAATGAAATGTGCGAATACTTCCTAAAGATTATTAACGGTCGTATCAATTCATTTAGACTTCGTTCATCAGGTGCTTTAAAGAACCACGAGGACATTAACGATATAGTCCAAGACGCATTTATCGCAGTAATGACATATATCAACCGTTACAATGATGAGAGAGCAACTTCTGCTTTCGCTTATGTAACCCAGCTCGCAACAAATAGCATTTTGTTCTCATTGAATGAAATTAAGGAACGTGAACAGAAAATGGTTACTGGACTTGATTTCTACGATAACTTGAACACTATTGATGACCCTCATAGTATGGATGGTTTGAATAAGTTCGTGGAGTAATTATGGGTGGTTGGGAATTACAATGTGATGGATATTCTACTGCTAGGTATTTGTGGGAACATTATCCTGAGTTACACGATTTTCTTAAACCAATAGTAGAAGCAAATAAATGTACAAGGATTTATCCCTGCTATTTAAAAGTTGCTGATGAAAATGGTAATGAGTATTATGTTTTGCGATTTATGGGCAAAGGTAAAATGCCCATATACTGCACTACTGATAGAAACAAAAAGTTAGTTACCATTGTTGCTGTAACAAGAAAAGTACCTGTAGCAGAATTAGATTTAAACGAATTATACGAACATAGGGAATTACAATGAAAGAAATTGAAGTAGAAGTTACTTTGTTGGAAATCAAGAATTTGTATGAGTATTTCTTTGCTGCATACAGACAACCTGGTTTGAGCCTTGAATGGAGTAAGGTAACAGTAAAGAATGTAAAATACTTGGAAACCCCATACAACCAAATTAGTCAGGGTGTTTACAATGAAGAAAAAGACCCAAAATTCTTTGAGTTCAGTGACAAATACCAAAAACTAATTAAGAAGTATGCGGACCGTGATGACCAAGGAAACATTGTTTATGAAAATGATGACCCGGTCATTACAGAAATGATAGTAGAATTTGATAAAGCAAAGACTGAACTAGAATGTGAATACAAAGACTTGTTAGACAAATTACATAACAAGAATGATATTAACAATAAATTCTTAAATCAAAAGGTCAAGATTAAGATAATGGTGCCGAACCTTGAGAGTGATATACCTGGAGCTGTTCCGCCATTTGTTGTAGATGTTGTTACACGATATACAAAGAAAGAGGGTGAATAACCCTCTTTTTTATTATACCTTAACTTGTATGTTACCCAAACAATGCGGTGCTCCACAAATCAAGCACGATGGTAAGTTGTTCACAAGTTGTTTTGCTAAATTATTTCCTAATGTAATTTGTCCTGTAGTTGCTTGTATATCTACATTTCCGAAAGCACTAACAGTAGTATTTCCCATTGAGTTAATCGTAACATCACCACTTACATTTACATTCAATGGTGCTGGACCAGCACTATAAATGCTAGTTTGTATATCAATACTTCCATCTGGGTTAATTCTTGTGACAGCACCTGTGTGGTGAGTAAAAGCAATCTCACCTGTCTTACGATTCATAACAAGATAATCTCTCTGGTCTGTTTGGAACAATACCATTGTCTGTGGATAGTCTTCAGTTCTTAAAAACCAATCCTTTGGGTTATATTTCAAATCTGAATATGAAGCGTTAAATGCGACAGAAGTATATACTGGCTTACTATCGTCACCGTTATCAAAATAACCACGAACAATAGTGTTCAATTCAGGAATAACGAAATTACCTTTAGTTGATGCCATAGAAGGTATATCTGGAATAGCCCAAGGAATGTTAGTTGTGGCTAAATCGTCATAATAACCATAGATTTTAATCTGACATCTACCTAATTGGTCTGGGTCATTGTTGTTAATGACAATACCAGTCCAGTGGTTGTTATCAGGTGTGTCTTTCTTTGGCACAATTTGGTCAGTAGCAATACTCTGTGTATTACCGCCCATAAGTTGTCTAAATTGTTCTATATCATTCATAATCTCACCTATTTCTTTTTAGCCTTTTCTTCCTGTTCTTCCAATATACCCATTCCGTAAGTACCATCTGTAACACATTTGACTTCCATTGTGTAAGACTGGAATGCTTTGAAATGGTGCGATATACCAGCAATAATATAATTACCAGTATGGATTTTATCAACCGCATCTGCAGTAGAGAAATCCATATTTATTTTGTCACCGAGTACAGGGCGACATTTAGCTGTTTGATATTCTTTTGGTAATCTATGAACATCAACAGTCATATTTATAAAGTTTTGAAAGAACGAACGTCTAATCATTTCATTATGAACTGGTGCTATATCGTAGTGGTCGTGATACTCTTTGAAATATACGCCAGCGTCAATGTTCTTTGTTAATCTATCTAATTGAGAAGCAGCTTTATTACTTCTACTTGCGATATACGGGTCATCTTGCTGATAAACGGCTTCTCTAAATTTTCCTAATGTTTTCTTGTCTGCAATTTGTGCGTCCACAATGCCCATAGGGTCTAGGTTACCTTGGGCTGCCAAATCCTTCAATAATTCAACAACGTCTATATCTTTTGGTGTAATATCCAAATCAAATAATGATAATGCGTTATAAGGTGTGTAGTAATTAGCACGAACCTTATAACCACCCTGGTTTAGAATAGGGCCAGCTGCGTGTAAGAATTGTACTGAAGTAAATGGGTATTCCAAATCTTCTTTCTGTGTGCTAGAACCTTGTAGACTTTCAATATAATTCTTGACATTGGTAAATGTACAAAGTTTCTTTTGTTGTGCTATTGTCTTGATAGAAGTATAAATTGTTTCACCATTCAAATTTGTATAGAGAATTGGAGCATCATCTTTGTCAATCCAAGCGTGTTCAACAATCTTCTCAATGAACTGGGCTCTTGTTTTGCGACAATTTAACCACAATCCTTTATCACTACCATCTATCTTCTTTGTAAGTTTCAATGTTGTATCGTCTAATACTTCTTGAATAGCTTCGTCACTTCTTTTTGTGTTTTGGAACAACAAAGAATCAGGAGTTGTTTTTGGATATGAAGCAATTTCATTC